CTGTTCGTCCTAGAACGGAATCGTCTCAATCTGTGAGCCGGAATTCTGTTCGTCCTAGAACGGAATCGTCTCAATCTGTGAGCCGGAATTCTGTTCGTCCTAGAACGGAATCGTCTCAATCTGTGAGGACAAAATTGAAAACTTTTATTACATCATACGATATCATACGATATCATACGATATAGACAGATGTTTCAAATATCACCAACATTCAAATACGCCGGTTTCGGGAACGTCTGTGTAACGAAACCGCGATGTGTCGCACCAGACCCCCTCGGAATATGGACTTCACAATACAATTTCCATTTCCCGCCCCAATTATCTGTACTTAATGAGGATGACAATCAGTATATTCGTGAGAGTATTCGATGTCGCATCATTCACGATGTCCCGCGTCCATTTACTTCACTCTATTTGATGCTTTCACAATATAATCCTTGGTTAGATTGTGAAATGACGCGCGAGAAACGCGCATTCTTGAAACCTCGTGCGGGTGAAATGTGTTATCCAGTATATTGCACTTCCAACGGGTTTGGCGATGGTGGTGGCACTGACGGCGCAAGCAACTTCTTCCATAACGAAACGGTTATTGACATCGCCAATTTGTATTTATGGCCTCTTCTTTACTCGCGTTCAGATGAGGTTGTCGCGTGTAAAACATTCGGCGAATGGTGTCGCTTATTCGCACAGACGATATCTCTCGCATTTCCTGAATATGAATACTGGATGTCCGTATCTACGATGATGAATCACTCGTCGTATGTTCCTATCGTCGACCAACGTCGTACTGCGCAACTGATGAAATACATGACACCAGTGCGCGTGCTTTATCTACTCACAACTCGCGCGAATTTCTGGCCGTATGGTCCGGTGTCGTTGTCGTCGTCGTCTCGGTCTTGGCGGCAATACGGATTATGCTCCATCAAACCAAAAATGAAAGAATATACCGATAAAACGGAAATAGAGTGGTTGGTCGGTGCCGATTTCCTTCGTAAAATGAAACGGATTCATATGTATTTTACAAATAACGCGACATTTTCAGATTCAGCTGGATGCTGTGTCGTGGATTGGGACAATGAATAAACGAATAAACGAATAAACGAATAAACGAATAAACGAATAAACGAATAAACGAATAAACGAATAAAAACAATGGAATGGAATATTTTTATTACGCCAGCATCGATGTCGTCTCGGTCATCTTGACATAACACTTCAGGCACACATCCACATCCACCTTCGCATTATGAAGACCCTCGGGCGACGGAACATCAGCGCCATAAAGCACGTGATAAAGCTCTATAAGTTTCGGGTATTTCAGCGACGTTCGTCCGTCATCCCAGACCTTCACGATATTACAAATCGGCATTCCCTTTTTCATCGTACAATACTCGGTAGGCGGGAAAACCGTATTGAACGCGCGCACGCGGTAATATTCTACCATAAGCATATTCTTGTCGAACTCGAGGTTATGTGCGACCATTCTGCCGCATCGATTGGCAGCGTGCTTGAAATCAAACAACGCGACGTCAATTGGCACCCCGCACGCTCGTGACAAATCGCTGGTTATGCCGTGGATTGCAGTGGACTCTGGCGAAATCGGAATGTGTGTTCCTAAAGATATAATATTGTCTTTCTCTTCTTCGACCTCCTTGGTTTCGTCGTTGTAAATCGACCAACTCAACTGGACGATATGCGGCCATTTGTCGGTTTGGTTTGTAGGGGTATTTTTGGGCGGGAGTCCAGTTGTCTCGGTATCGAAGATGAGAACACGCATTGTCTGTTTTTTGCGTAAATGTCAATATAAAGAATCACTGTGATTGCTTTATATTGGAATTTGAATATCAATTTTTTTGCGGGTTTTACTTGCGTACAGAACTCACCGCGCCGACAACAGCCGCAATGGGCTGCAGAGCGGGAACAAAGGGTGCGACGGCGGGGAGCACGCGCTCAATGACCTTGATGACGCCTCCAAGGCGGATCTTCTTCTCTTCGGGGGTTTCTGCTGAAAAATCCATTATGTCAAAGCTTTTTATACTATACGGTATTATTATATATTTATGTTGTTTACACAATATATAAATCGTCGGTGTCAGAATATCCGTCGTCGCCGTCGTCGCCGTCGTCGCCTACGCGCACAACGCGTTCCCAAATGCGACAACCGCTAGAATACCGAGCACAAGCCCGACGTGGTAGTTATACTGCATTGTGCGGTATACATTCAGCCACGCCTGCGTTTCTTCAACCGACTTCAAATGAAGCACCATCCAATCACTCTTCGGCGAGAGAATATAATAGAAGTAATTCACGCTAAAGGAAACGGCCGCCACCATACACAGGACGCCTCCGCGTCCGCCGCCTCCGCGTCCGCCGCCTCCGCCCAAGAAATACTTCCGACAGCATACAAGTAATATCATCGCAAGCACGAACCCGAGAAACAGACCCATAAAATAAATACCCTGTCTCTCTCGTGTAATCGCGGCATACCGGCGCTGACTGTCCGGTGATAACTTCACGACAAATTCCTGGATGACCCCCCCAGACCGATGAGAGAAGGAGCAGCAGTAAATATTGGCGACGATGAAAATAAACGCGATGGCGCAAGAAATGGCGCAGACCATTGGTGATGGGTATAATAATATATAATGTATTCATAATAAAATTGAAAATGTATGGGTCCATTCATCCTAACCTCCATAATTCCATTCCATTCCATTCCATTCCATTATGTCTCTCGCAATCGGCGTTCCTATTGCGTCATCACTCGCAGCTGCTGCTGCTATCAGTTCCAATAAAACCACATTGGAAATGCTACAGCATTTACAAAAGTTAGTGGATGAGTTCAAGACCAAACTTATCGAAATGGATGAAGAAATTCAGACCGTAAAACTCGAGAACTCGCTCTTGAAAAATAAAATAAATGAAATAACATCAATCAAGGCATCGTCGCCTTCACGTAGCAGAGGATTTTTCGGGTATGGCGCGGATGAGTTTTGATGTCGACCCGCGGCATTACAACATAATAAGAACAATGCGCGAGTGGAGCGCGTGCGCGCGCGCGAGGAACACGAATCGCGAGCCAGGAAAACGTCTTATCCGCTGACGCGGTTCGTCCTTTGCTACGCAAAGGACTTATCTTTCCGATATCCGTTCGCGCTATGCGAACGTCTTATCCGCTGACGCGGTTCGTCCTTTGCTACGCAAAGGACTTATCTTTCCGATATCCGTTCGCGCTATGCGAACGTCTTACATATTCCATACGACCTTCTGTGCCACTGCGTAATCCCGTGCTCTCGTATCCCGTCCATATGTTTCGCCGCACCATATCCCTTATTTCCGCGTAAAGCATACATTTCGTCCAGCACCGGATGTTTGTCGCATAAGTTTTCAATATAGGCGTCCCGTGCGACCTTGGCGAGTATCGATGCCGCCGCAATACACGCATAGGTATTATCACCACCTTCCACGCATACGTGCGTGTATGTATCCACTTCATCCGTCTCTTGATTATAACTCCCGAGTGGAATGAAATCATTACCGTCGATAAGGAGAAGATAATCGTCTGTGGATGGTTTCGATAGATTTCGGTGTTCAAAATAACCGATATGTCCTTCGATCGCCTCCTTTATCGAGCTCCGCATACACTGAAGCGTCGCACGCCGAATGTTGATACGGTCAATCACTTCCGCCTCCTCATACGAAATCGCCCACGCAACGGCGTGTTCCTTGATATAGTCCGACGCCTCTCGTATTTTCTTATCTGAACTGAACTTCTTACTGTCCTTAAGCAGTGAAAAGTCGAATGCGGACGACGCAGGGGGGAGTATAACTGCGCCAGTATACACGCGTCCAAATAATGGGCCACGCCCCGCTTCGTCAACGCCTACTTCGTAACTGTGCGTAGCAGTAGAACCATCAGGCACAACATATGACGTCGAGAGACTGGTCGGGGTAGTTCGAGGCTTTCTGGGGGTTTTCGTAAGAATAACTTGTTCTTCACTCATTTGTTTACACTGTAGGTTCGTTCCTTGCCGTTATTTTTATTCAATTCTTTTTTCAAATACTTCGGTGCCGACCGCCGCCGACCTCATAAAATATTGTCTATATGTATAGTATTATACGATACGATACGATACGATACGATACGATACGATACGCGTTATTTAACTATAAATGCAACTCACCAAAGTCCATCTCTTACTTATTTTAATATTCTCGTTGGTTCTCGCATCCAGTTTAGGCAACTATATCCGTGATGGATTCGCAACGACCAAACCGTCCGAGATACCAGACCCCCTGAAACCTATTGCGACGAAAGACCTGCCTTCCAATACGAAACTGACACCAACCTCGAAATACGACCCGAGTATCAATGGCGGTATCAGCGCGTCATCTCTCGGTGCTGCTGTTTCCGCGTTATCTCCCAGTACATTTCCGATGAATGCCCCCGCGGGAATTCCGGGAATGAATAGTGTGGGTGGCAACGACCAGGCAGGCGCAGGTAACGGCGGCGGTGGCGGCGGTGGCGGCGGCGCTGAAAACAAATGCCCCCCTTGTCCCGCGTGCGCTAGATGCCCCGAACCCGCATTTGAATGTAAGAAGGTGCCGAATTATTCGCGTTCAGAAGATATCAATGCGCCGCGACCCATTATGGCCGATTTTAGCCAGTTCGGAATGTAAATGCGCGGGAGCACCTGGAAAAATCCAATAAAAAATATTGGATTTTTTATTACTAATCAACGATGTATGTATGTGTAGTATGTGTTGAATTATCCCTGAACCGGATGATATTCTTCATCGACTTCATCGTAGTCCGCCGCCGCCGCCTCGTGGTTGTAGCGGATAATGTTTCGCTCTGGGTAATGCGGTAGCTCATTACGGATAATGTCGGCATCGTTGTCGTAGTAGTACATCTCGAGATTTCTTCGGTAAATCTCTCCAATGTCATTGATAGGTGGAGGTGGAGGTGGAATCGCGACAACAACGGGGTCGACTAGTGCTGCTTCTGCTGCTTCTGCGGGCTGCTGCGGGTGATGCTGCTGGTCTTCTTGAGCGCAATAATGTAATCTGTGATTGTCAAGAGCATTGGGGGTCACGATATAGTAATACCCGTCGGCATCACGCGGATCTTGGCCGTGGCCTGGGTTGCCGACATACGAAAACCGCATTGGTGTAAAGTCGGGGTCAATGAAACAGTCATTTATGACTTCGAGTGCGTCGTCATCGTCGGCGATATATTCGAGGAATTGATACTGGGTCGCCTGTAAAACTACTGCGCGACCCTGTGTGTCAAATAAATCGTTGATAGTTTGATGCGTGCGACTGCCTTCACCGAATTCTTTCTGAATGATATGGCCATCGTGAAACCGACGATGCGGAGTGAGATGAATCATGAAGATTGCGAGATGAATTCCTGGACGATAGTTTTCTTGCATGATGAGCGAGACTTCCATTTGACCGGCGTAAGGAACGGTTCCTGTTTGGTCTTGCGCGTATTCGATTGATTCTTGGGCGTATTCGCGGAGAAGAGGGGGCAACTGTTCGACGCCGAAAAGCGCATTCCAGTCGGGGGCATTGTACATTTGAATTGAGCGTATGTGGAGCATGTCGTTGCCAGTATGATATCCCGCAGTATTGTTAATCATCCGGTTTCGGTCGGTATAGCGTTCTTGGACTTGGTTGCTTTGATTCCATTCGTTGGTGATGCGTTCATATTCGTCCCATACATTCGCAGCAGGCCGGACGGGGACGGGGACGGGGACGGGACGAGGGGCGCGAACGCGAGCGGGATGTTGAGGGTCGACCATTGTATGTATGTGTATGTGTATGTATATGTTCGTTGATATGGGGGAGATGCGAAAAAAAACATTTCAATTTTTTATTATTGTAATCTAAACACACACATACACACAATTATCCTACTTACCATTCATCCGTAATCGATTATATTCATTTTCAGTTTGGCCGCATGACCGTGCGAAGTTTCATTCCGAATGTCATGATGCTATCCGGGTCTCGAATGTCATCGACCATTTCGCCAAATGAGGCATAGGTGGGGTGTACAGCGGTGATGCTGCGGCGAACGCCAACATTCGGCCTGTTGAAATTCTCGGCATGGTTCTCATGCATCGTGTTCAATACTTCGGCGGCGCGTTTGATGTGACGACGATGTTTGACACGCAACTCCCCAAATATAGGATGCCTCGATGGAATGTGATTGGCGCAACTTTTCAGCGTTATTGTATGCCAGTCCGTTGCGCATCCGATTGTTGGCGCGTAATCTTCCGTCACCATCCCAGGTTCAATCGCAGCAAAGGCAAGAAACGACGCTGTTGAACCGTCATTGGCAAGACGCACCCATGTACCCCTGGCGGTGTTGATGTATCTTACGTAGCCCTGTCGCCAGTTATCGAAAATGCGCGCCACATCGTATCGAAACATCAACGGAACGAGAACGGCGGGTTCTGAAAGCGATGATATCAAGACAAACCGTTTCGCGTCCTTGTTTTCTCTGAAGGCGTTATAGTCAGCAGGATGAACTGCTGTGAAAGGCATTTTCAACGCAGCGGTGGCATCTCGGATTTCAAAATCGGTTTTCATTTTCATCAGTTGGTTTAAATATCTCCAGAACGCGGTATTCAAACGAACGAACTCAGGGTCGGTGCGAATCTCCTCGAGGTTCACAAACCCGCGTCGGTATTGCTGAATCGCGGCCATCAAGCGGTCGATATTCGCGGAGTAAGCCTCGCAGAGTTCTTTTCGGGTGATTTCGAGAGATTCGGGCGTGATGTCGCAAGCGGTGAGTTTTTTTGAGGCGTTGCAACGCAACATTCCAACCGGACCCTCACGGTCTTGTTCGTATCTGCGTCGCTGTTCCTCGCGAACCTCGGGGGCGGCATCCGCGGCGAGTACCGGAAATTCAGTATAACTACTACTCGCGGCAAGATTGAGGACGGCTCTTCTTGCGAGGACGACATTTCTGAAGTAGCGATTGCCGATGATGTATTCGGCAGCAAGTGCGGAGTGGATGTATTGGTTCATGCGTTCGGCGTGGGTGTGTTTTGTGGTTTCGTGGAGGTCGCCCAAGGGGAACGGTTCTAGGGGCAAGCCGTTGATGTGGCGGCAACGGCACGCACCACCGAGGCCGATGCCGAGCATACGGCGCACGAGCAAACCCGTCATCCCGGATAATGCGGTGAGGTGGTGTTTCGAGACGGCGAAACTGCCTATCATCCCGGATAACGCGGTGAGGCTGTGTGTTGTCGTCGTCGTCGGCGTGGCGATGGCGGCGGGGGTGGCGGGGGTGGAGAAACCATCGACATCATCACTGGCGTAGAACAACTCCGCCTCCTCCGCCTCCTGTGATGGTGCTGGGGGTAGTGATGGTGTTGCCGAAACACTGGAACTCGACAACATCGCGAGTTTGGATGCTGAACGGCGTGCCGACTGGATAAGTGCGTGGTGGGGTGGGTATGCCTGATCGGCTGAGAATACATGTTCTTCACGCGCATAGTATTCGTCGATGGCGCGTCGTGATTCTGTTTCATCTGATTTTTTGTTTATATTCCAGTAGTGGGTCCAGCCACCATCGCACCGGATGGTGGCGTATTCGGGGGCGGGGGCGGCGGGGGGGGTCTTTGATGTCATCGTAGGTGTGCTATAGAGCTGTCAGTTGGATGAAATCAAAAAAAGGATTTCAATTTTTTCTGGAAATGGAAAAAATCATTCGAAGAATCAATTTTTTCTGGAAATGGAAAAAATCATTCGAAGAATCAATTTTTTCTGGAAATGGAAAAAATCATGCGAACATCAATTTTTTCTGCTTGTCAGTAAAATCACAGTGGAGCTGATCGGAACATACATTTTTTACTTGCGACCAACTTTGCGTGAAGAAGAACGACGCACTTTACGACGGGATTGTCGTTTATTTTTCTTGGATTTTTGTTTTTTGGTGGTGGATTTACGGCGGCGGGTGCGCTTAGAGGCTGAACGTTTACGAGAGCGAGAACGGCCGCCGTCCTGGTCGGACATATTGGCGGCGTCGGCGTCGGCGGCTCCATTGCCTTTTTTGCCTTTGACTGGGTGATTTAATCTTGCTTTGTATGCGTTTACTGTTAAGACTGGAGCAGTGGAGGCAGCATTATGTACTGCTGCTTTGGGTGGTTGTTTTTTAATAGTTGTCCTTGCCGGTGCTGCCGATGCTTCCTCTCCCCTCCGATCTGCTTCATCTATAGTTACAAACAACATAGAACCAAATTCTGCTTTGTATTCAGGCCCATCTAGTCTCTCCGGAAACAAATCTAGTCTATTAGCGAATTTAGGCTCATCTGTACCAAGAACTTCACCATGCTCCCCCACTCGTGCCGTTGTATCAGCTCTAGCATCGATTCTATAATCCGCAAATTCTTCAAGATCCATCGTGTCACCATCACCACCATAATCTGCGGTCTGTGTCTCAGACTTGGTTTTAAGGTATCGAGTGTTGCCCGTCGCCGCATCTCGCGCTTCAAATATCCTAACTTTTTCAATACGCAACATCACTCCATCAAGTATACCCATTCTCTGTAAAATTGCTGAAATTGTTGGTGAATCCTGTAAATCAGCATATTCTTCCGTTTGTAATAAGCTCTCCAGCACATTATGGGCACGAGTGAACAAAGTACCAGTCGTTAGACGTTTCTTACCTATTAACCTATTTGCTATTATTGATGTAGCTGTTGTTATTTTATGACCCACTTGTTGACAAAATTTACTTGCTTTTCCAGGGAAAACGAATGACGTCTTTGCGAAATTTGATGCAGCCTGCCCGTAAGCACGGCACGTAGTTACAACAAACCTCGCTGACATGTCTAGGATTCGAGCAAAAGGGTACAATCCAAGGTCGCCCGGCTGTAGCGGTGGTCTCCCGAATATACCATCAATCTCACGTTGTTCCATACCTTGACTTAAACTTGTAGCCCATCTTCTGTACACAAAATCAGGATTACGTGCATTTTGACTATCATCCATTTTTGCTGTAACACATGCCCACAAATGATGAAGTGTTCCATATGCGAATAACGGATTTTCGATTGAAAATGTTACTGCTGGACCGCCAACTGCTGCCGCCCCACTCGTTAATGCTCCAGCCGCCGAAGTTATGGCAGGAAAAGATGCGACAGTGGCGGCGGCGACGACACCACCTTTAACAAGAGTCTTCCCCGCTTCAAAGGGGTCCGTACTCTCGACTATCATTTCCACACTATCAGCAAAAGATCTGTCCTCAGCACCAATTACAATAATACAGGTTTGACATAATACACGATTCCCAACAGCATCACCGGCTGGAGGGAATGGTGTACGTACACCCATAATATTTGCTAACAAATCACACGTAAGCGAAGTGAATGTCGGGACTTCTTCATTAAATTGTGCTAGTTCTTCGGGGGTTAAACCTGTTTGAGCAGTTGGGACAACTAAACTAGTAACAAAATTCGATATTTCCATTTGCCGTTCTCGTGACAACTCATTAAACGATACCTGTTTATGTTGACCATAACTGAACAATATATCAGATATTTCTACAAATACCGCAAGTTGACTTCGGGAATATTTTTTCCCAGATTTTAAAAAGGCTGATTGTGCTGCTGTGGGCATGGTTTGAATTGAATCTTCCGGGATCATCTCTAGCATTTCTTGCATATGTACTAATATATCTGTCTTCTTTTCACTGACACGTTGCCGCATTGTCAGAGACATATCACTTTCTGGTATAAATTGTAATTGGGTATAACGTTCTTCTAATTGAAGATAAGATCGTTGAATTAGTGCTCTCCGGCTGAGTTGGGTACCTCTATACCTATTGATTCCATCTATTAACTCATTTATTTCGTCTCCGATTCGTTCGAATCTAGCCTCTAACTCATCGGCGCGGTCCTGCATTATACTATATCAAATATCTAATATATATTAACACTACACAATAATTTACTCCTTCCCCACCACCTCACCCCTTTTCTTGATACACTGGTCGTCCACACTAAATGTGGGCACTTTCACCTCTTGCGGAACAATCGAAATCACACACTTCGCCTTCTTCCCGTATAACGGTTCCGTGCACCCCTTCTCATGTTCGCCCTTCTTCCCCATTTTCCCCCGATAAAACTCCTTGAAGTTAAACACTTTCGGCGCATCCTGGGTACATCGCGATCGAAAATGTTCGTATCTCTCACGCACATCGCAATACGACAATCCCGACTTCTTCCCCAGCAATTTATTCACCGTTTCGTGGAGGTCATAAATAAAACGCGAAAAAGTATCGCGACTTTCCATATGACACATTTTCAGCGGCCGTGTTGCTAAATTATTCGTCAAATTCATTCGGCAATATTTACACGGCAAAATGCTCCTTAAGTTCAGTATAAAATCCATATAGTGCCGTTTTTGATCGGGGGTCGGTTCGACCGGATAGTTAAAACTCATCGTGTGAAGAAAGTGCCACATACTCGGCCCCCACACTGTCGTAAGCATTCCATCTCCGCTATGAAAATCCTTCTTGGTAAATGCTCTCACTTTTTTCGTCTTGGGCGGAATTAGTTGTCCGCCACTGCTGCGACCACTGCTGCCACCGCCACCGCCACCGCTCAATATCTTCGCGCGAAGAGACACGCCAGCAGACGACGCCGATACAGATGCCCGTCTCCGTCGGAATTTTCGTTTTCGTGTATTTGACATTCAATATAATAAACGCACAGTATTATAATATAGAATTATTATAATTCCGCCACACTTCCGTTCGCGCATTCCATTCCGCCACACTTCCGCCACACTTCCGTTCGCGCATTCCATTCCGCCACACTTCCGTTCGCGCATTCTATTCCGCCACACTTCCGTTCGCGCATTTCATTCCGCCACACTTCCGTTCGCGCATTTCATTCCGCCACACTTCCGTTCGCGCATTCCATTCCATTCCATTCCGCCACACTTCCGTTCGCGCATTTCATTCCATTCCATTCCATTATGTCTATCCTCGAAGATCCCACCAACTACATCGTCCAATATAGCGAGAAGACCAAGTATTCCTGTATCATTTTAGGCGTCTCTCTTCTTCTCGTGCTTATATTTTTCGTTAGCCCGTTCTCCGTATCATCTGGCACGTGGACTTCGTGGATAATGAAACTCATTGTCATTGGACTACTCGTATCGACTTCCACTATTTTATTCAACGCCGTAAGGCCAATTATTGACACAAAGGGGATTCTTGAAACCGATTTATATCCTGAACTCAAATTCAACTTCTTCATTACCGCGGGATTTGTCTTGATTATCGCGGTTTTAGGTATTGTGGTCGTTCGTTTATGAGTTCGTCAAATGGTCGTGGGTAGCGTGGCGAGGCCACGGTAATTCCCGCAATTCGAATGATTTCCTGAAAATACATATGGTCGTTGGTGAATTCATCCCGGCGAATATTTAGTAAAGCCCCCGTCTTTTTATCGCGAAAAATCATCGCTCGTTCGTATTATATATCCGCATTTTACTTCCATATTGTTTTCGTGCGTTCGCTCGTTCGTGCGTTCGCGCGTTCGTTCAATATGTATATTAAACTTCCCATATTATAATATAGCCATACAGTAAAATAATGGTAGAGTCGTCTGCTGCGTCATCCACGTCGTCTGCTGCGTCATCCGCAATGTCATCCATTAGTTCGGCACTTTCCGGCAATTCCAAGAATATCGCTATTGTTCTCGTCATTATCGCCGCAATTGGCGGTATTCTTTACTACATTATCAAAAATGATATGATTCCCGGCTTGAATAAGTTCTTTAGTGGCGCGCAGGGAACTACTCCCGCGCCTGACGGTATTGGCGCCAATGATGGCGATAAGGTCGTCCAATTATTCTTATTCAAGGTAGAATGGTGTCCGCATTGTAAGACCGCCAAGCCCGTTTTCGACGAAGTCGAGAAGGACCTCAATGGGCGTCAAATCAACGGATACACTGTCACATTCAAGACCGTGGATTGCGAAGCCGAGCCCGATATGGCAGATAAGTTCAAGATTGAGGGCTATCCTACCATTAAATTGGTGAAGGACGGCCAGGTCATTGAATATGATGCCAAGCCGGATAAGGATAAGATTATGGAGTTTCTCAATACTGTGTTGGCTGCGTAATTCATTCATTCATTCATTTATTTATTGATTCATTACTTCATTACTTCCAGTAAACAAGTGATACTTACATCATCGTTATTGATTCATCTTCTGATGTAGCCGTATTGACATTATTATTTGAGTTGTCCGGTTCCGTTACTGATGCCAGCATTGTTGGCGTAGTGACCGGTTCTAAAACAGGGGTTGTGTGTAATGTGGGTGCGGGTGCGGGTGCGGGTGCGGCGGACGTGGGCGTGGGCGTGTGAGCCGACTCCCGGAAGTTTCGGCGATAGGACAGAAACACATTCGCAAATGTCTCCCCTCGTAGCACCAGTTCGCGGCGATAATTTTCATCCTTCACCCAGTTCATCCAATCCTGTGACGCAAACACTTTTGATACACAAACGACCTCATTTGGAATCGGTGTCGTCGGGCGATTTTCAAATAAATTCGCCTTGATTTGATTGAAAAAGGTAGAAATAAACTGAAGCACGGATGATTTATCGGTCAAATTCGCAGGTTTTCGCTCCCATAGCATTTTCACGCCAAGTATTTCGGCCACTCCACATTTCTGGTCGCGGATACATTCATTCACGGGATAATCATTGATAATACCTCCGTCGATATAACAGCAACCATCGCGATATATGGGCGTAAACCCGAATGGATAGCAACAACTCATATAACACGCTTCCACCACCGAGTACGTCGGATGCGTCTTATAACTAAAATCAATAGCCTGGAATTTATTTAATTCCGTCACCATAAAATGGACTTCCACGCCGGTTCTCGCATAAAATTCCTGGAATGTTATATTTATAGGAATGTCTTTCCCTTGAAGTGCTGGCCGCAGTGTCTCTGTGAATTCTTTCAATCCGTATAATCCGTGATTGTTGTATAATTTGAATACATAATCCAGTTTGTTTTTCGCATCCGAAAATTTGGTGGAGGATGTATTCGCGTGTTCGCTGGTATGTTCGCTAGAACTGGCCGATGTCCCGGTCGACGATGTCGCACTGGACGACGACGATGCTGCGCCCGACGACGACGACGACGCACCAGACGATAACGAGACGAAAATCTTTTCCCACGGACGCTTGATTAAATAATCGTCCATAACCTCCCATTCATATCGCAATGCGAGAATAATGGCGATAAACGACCCGATGGACGACCCGTAGATAGACTTGATATCTTTGATATCCCAAACACCTTTCAAATTCAATGTGCGAAGAATGCTATACATCATATGGCCCGCGGGTCCGCCCGATGAAATCACGAGATGTTTAATTGTTGGGTCTGGGTTCATTTGTATATTTGATTATAATTAGTATCAGTTGGTTTCGTTTATTATTGTTTGCGCGTCCGTGCGTCCGTGCGTGCGGACGCCATTAATTTCTTCCGCGTCTACATACATACGCATCAATGGACGACTTATTCAAATTTGCCGGCGATAACATAGAAAATGTGGAAAAACTGAATTTAGACGAGTTATACGAAAAAAAACAAGAACAGGATAAGAATAAGTTATTTACGTATAACAAAATACTCACGCGGATTCACGAGAAAATCAAACTAACATCGCGCCAAAAATGTAGCCAGCAATTCTGCTGGTTCGTCGTTCCGGAAATCATCCTCGGTGTCGCGAATTACGACCACGCGGGATGTATCGCGTATCTCGTAGATAAACTACAGGATAATAAGTTGATGGTGCGGTATACTCACCCCAACCTACTCCTCATTTCGTGGCTTCATTATGTTCCGAATTACGTTCGCACCGAGTTTAAGAAAAAGACGGGGACCGCAATCGATGAATACGGACGCCCGATATTATATGACGCAGAGGGTAATGTCATAAAATACAAAGACGCGGGCGGTGTGGGCGCGGGGGGGGTGGGCAACGGTATTCCACGAACACCTGAAGATGCCAACGCACTATTATACAATCAGCGCGGCGGAGGAGGTGGTGTCGGCGGCGACGCGGCGGCGGGTGGTGGTGGTGCCGCCGGCGACAAAAAAGAATACAAGCCAACAGATTCGTATCGCCCCACCGGAAATCTGGTATACAATCAAGAGTATTTTCAGAAATTGGGGGACCGATTACAGTAGTTATGGTTATACCACATCAATAATCGCTCTATTCTGTTTTGATGTATCATTTATCATTATTGAATCAAATCTCGAACTAATCCTAGCCCTTATTTGGTGATTTATAGACCCGGTCCCTCTTATCACATCTGAAATTGCGTGTCTATTCAAAATACGTAATTTATCCCATAACGCGCCGATTAGTTTGTCATTTCCACTATTTTTAGATACGGCTTCAACTATTTCATCGTATTTTTTTTGATATCGTTTCGCAAGTTCTCCGTCCTTTTTACTAATCTCATTGTAAATTTTTTCCGATAATTCTTTTTCTTGCGGAAACGACTCAATATTATCCAGTTCAAACTCTTTGCTTTTATCGGCAGCGGCAGCGGCCGCGGCATTATTCCCCGCCGCCCCCGTCAGGTTTTCAGTCTCTGTTTTCGCCAGTTCTTTCTTCTGGACCAACGCGTCTAACCCCAAATTTTCCTGTAATTCTTGGAGTATCTCAAACCCCGTCAGGAAATTCTTATAACTGTCCGCATATAATCGCACGATTCGCGTTCGCGCTTCATTGGTAATCACTTGTAGATCCGCGTCGGTGAGATTCGGATTAATAAAAAAGTCATATTTCAGATTCAGCCGGAAAAAGTCGCGTGAATACTGGTCGTCCTGCTCGAATCCAGTATATCGTTTCGTATCACCTTTATCCAGGCTTTCTTCTATTTCTTGCAACACATCCTCCGACTTATTCATAATATTAAATATGCGGTCTAATAGTTTCACAATTCCTTTACGCTGTTTTGAAATACGATAGTTCATACTCTGAATATGCTTTATGTATTTAACAAAGAGTGGATTATAACGCATATTATTATCAACCGGTAGTTCTAAACCCCGATTTTTTTCGCACCATTCGTTTATTTTATTATTATCATTAATATAGTGCGATACATCCGCAAATGTTTTGATATCGTCTCCTGGTTCTTTCCCCCCCGTGACAACTCGGTATAACTCCGCAACATCGCGTTTGTATATTTTATTTTTCATTTCTTCACTCATCGCAATGAACTGCGGGCTTTTGTTTGAGCTCGATATTTCGTGAAAAATATCAAAATACAATTCCTCCAACATTGCGAAAATAGATGGCTTAATCTTATTCTGGGTTATAGTGGATGCGGTTGTCGTTGACGACATCGGCGTTATTTTAAGATTGTCTATATCTTTTTTAATAGAGCATATACCGCTGCCAGGCGTAATTTTCATATCGATTTCACCGGAGTTCAATAATCGCGCCATCTTCATTTTAACATCGGTTTGTCTTCTTGTAAAACCTGCCATATTGTATGTATCGTATTTTGATTTATCCTTGTTTCGAACTTCGGGACCATCGAGTAATCCAAAAGTAAGCATATCATAGAAATTCTCGGGCATATTTTTCTGTATATATTCGTAATTGTAAGGCCGCATCGTAGACATTATCGCATTAAATAGGTTTCCGATTTGGACATAAAAACGCGCGATACCGACACACATTTGCCTTTTTCTAAATACGTTTTGTTCGTCCAATTTGCTTTCTTTCAGGATTTCGGGGTTCGTATTCACGAGAAGCGCACGGTCCATCGCATTAATGTTTTCGTAGTGTTTTGAAAATAATTTATGGCGTCGGTCCATATATGAAATCAGTCGAAACGGAAGACGGTTCAGCACTTCGCTCGTAATAATAATAAGCTTTTCGCATTTTCCACTATCTCCCAGCGTTGAATTAAATTTAACCTCTTTCAAAATAATACGCTGGGCGTATAAATCTAATCGGAGCGCCATATCGCGGGTTTCGTCCATATTGGGATTGGATATGGATGACACTTTGTTACCCATCGGAAATACGGAACGGAACGGAACGGAACGTCTTTGTTATATCAATAGATAATAGTGGGCGGACGCAGACGCGGGGCACCATATCAATAAAATTGCCATATCAATAAAATTGCCATATCAATAAAATTGCCATATCAATAAAATTGCCATATCAATAAAATTGCCATATCAATAAAATTGCCATATCAATAAAATTGATATAAAGATAACAATATATGTAATATTTAAAGAGTGGATAAACACCCCCCCCCCAATACAATGCTTTCCAATTTAAATTCCTGTCACGGAGTGTTTATACCTACCACCACCATTCCACCCAAACCATCTCACGTGTCAACAATGACACAATCCTCCGCCGCCGCAAATACACGCCACTACTACCGGTATTCAAATTCTTATAGTAGCCCAACCAAGGTAAATGAAACCAAACGAAACAAACGGTCCCTTAATTGCGAAAGTATATGGGACAAAATAGAACAAGACTTCATCCCAGAATTACTTGAAGAACATAACAAATTGACATCATCATCATCATCATCATCATCATCAAGCTTGGAATATAATATTCCAGACGCGGTAAGGCATTCGCCGAAACAACAATCCTCGACATTTGCCACAGTAAGTCCGGGTAGTGACGATGATTGCGCCCCCGCCGCCACCGCCCCCGCCACAAAAAAGATGTCCGCGTTATTCGTGAAACCCGATATTAATATGGAATGTCTATACAGAAAATCCGGCATCCGAGAGAATTGTGAAGTATGCGCCAGCGACGTTGTTCTCACAGATGACGGGTTCCTCACCTGTAAAAATCCCGCGTGTAGTATTCTGTATAAGGACGAATCTCTCGACCAAAGTGCGGAATGGCGGTATTACGGCGCCGACGACAATCAAAATAACGACCCCACTCGTTGCGGTATGCCCGTAAACCCGCTCCTCAAAGAGTCGTCCTACGGCTGTAAAGTTATGTGCGAGGGCGGTTCATATTCCCAGGATATGATGAAAATCCGGCGTTATACAGAATGGCAGTCAATGCCATACCGCGAGAAGGCACAATACGATATGTTCCAGAAAATCACCATCTTCGCGCAAAATAAAGGGATTTCCAAAATGATTATCGACGAGGCGCTTCGCGTCCATAAGCGCATCTCCGAACATAAAACATTCCGCAGTCTCAATCGCGACGGTGTTGTCAGTGCGTCCATCTATATCGCGTGTAAAATACACAACTGTCCGCGCACACCCAAAGAGATTGCGACCATCTTCAATCTGGATAATACCAGCGCGACGAAAGGATGTAAAAATGCTGTCGGTATCATCAATGAATTAGAATCTAATTTAGACAACTCCGAGAAGACGAACTTCTGTAAGACGAAACCAGAGGCGTTTATCGAGAGATATTGTAGCCGGCTTGCCATAAATGATGAATTGACGAAATTGTGTCAGTTCATTGCGGTGATGATTGAAAAACAAAACCTCATCCCCGAAAACACTCCGCATAGTATCGCGTCAGGTATTATCTATTTCGTCGCGTGTATGTGCCATCTTCCCATATCAAAAAAGGATGTGAATCGTATTAGCGATATGAGCGAGGTCACCATCAATAAGTGCTATAAAAAACTATATGATATGCGTGATAAATTGATTCCGAAGATGATACTGGCGAAATACGCGCCGGAGGCGCCGCCCCTACCGTGAATGAATGAATAAACGACACACCCGTCGTAATAATATCGCATTTTTCTTATATTATGATATTATACCGTTTATCATAATACTGTTTAGACAGATATGGACGCGCCCGTGCCTAAATTCGTCTTTATCGTCCCATATCGCGACCGTGAACCCCATCGCGTGTTTTTCAACACCTACATTTATAAAATTATGGAAGACGTTCCGTCCGAAGATTGGACCTTCTTTTTCGTCCATCAAAACGACAAACGCCCATTTAACCGCGGCGCAATGAAAAATATCGGGTTTTTAGCATTAAAAAATACGTATCCAAATGATTACAAAAATATCATATTCATATTCAACGACGTGGATACATTGCCATATACCAAAAATATACTGAACTTTCATACGGATTTTGGAGTCGTCAAACACTTCTACGGATTTCATTTCGCGCTTGGCGGCATATTTTCGATTCGCGGCGGCGACTTTGAGAGAATCAACGGGTTTCCGAATTACTGGGCGTGGGGCGGCGAGGATAATCTCATCCACGAACGCGCCAAACAGAGCGGAATCGTTATTGACCGAAGCAATTTTTATACGATTGGTAATATGAATATTCTCCAATTTGCGGATGGTTTTAAGCGGTTGATATGCCGCGATGAATTGGCGACGTCTATTATGCCGAATAATGTGGACGGATTATCCAAAATAAATGCTCTGAATTATATGATTTACAATGAAACGCATATGATCGACGTGAGTTCATTTGAGACGTATATCTCTTATTTACAGCTTCATTTTGAAGAGCAAACATTGGATAAGGTCACGAAATTGCGCGTATCCCCGTTAAATGCCGTTCGTAATATAAAGGAATTAACCAGTAATTATTTTATTGATACGAATAACCGTGTCCAATCGATTGAAACTGTCAATGGCGGTGTCGGGGGCGGCGCGCATCATAAAGAATTGCCGAGATTCAATACTGCGAATCAATCGATTCAACCCAAAATGCCGTTTGCGGTAGATTTGGGTAATATAAAACATCATCGTAATTACGGGATATTGATGCCACAAGATAGATACATCGCAACAGAACCTGCGGCGGGGGCGACCGCGGTTAATATAAACCGCGTTTATCAAAATTACAAGATAGAACAAAATGTAGTTATTCCGCTACAACGACCAAGGTCCGCAGTTGGACTACAAGGGCAAAAACGGTTTGGGATGCGCGCGATGTTTATGTAAATCTCACCTCGTCGGTCGTTGCGCCTGCGGCTCCACTCCCTCACTCGGCTCGGTCATCTTCACCGATTAGAGGTATAATTTTTATTTGGGTTGTTTTCAGTGATATGACAATGAAATGATAATATAGGCGATGATGACCGACGACGCGAGACAACAATGAGACGCCATTGAAATGATAATATCGGCGATGATGACCGAGCGGAGTGAGGGAGTGGAGCCGCAGGCGCAACGACCGGCGACGCGAGACGACAATGACACGAAGATGACCGAGCGGAGTGAGGGAGTGGAGCCGCAGGCGCAACGACCGGCGACGCGAGACGCGAGACGATGATGACCGAGCGGAGTGAGGGAGTGGAGCCGCAGGCGCAACGACCGACGACGCGAGACGCGAGACATTAAAATTCAGCATTGAACTCAAACACGTTATCCGCTACCTTCTTCTCAGCCAGCGCGTATTCTCCCACCCGCCTCTCGAAAAAGTTCGTCTTTCCAGCGAGACTAATCATTTCCATAAAATCAAACGGATTCGCAGCATTATATATTTTGTCATACCCAAGCTGAAGCACCAAACGGTCAGCGACGAATTCAATATACTGGCACATTAATTTCGCATTCATTCCAATCAAACGACACGGAAGCGCCTCGGATATAAACTCCTTCTCGATTTCCACCGCATCTCGCACAATTTCGTAAATACGATGACGCTGAATCTTCTTCACCATCTTCGTATACAGTAAGACCGCGAACTCGGTATGAAGCGCCTCATCGCGAGAGATGAGTTCATTGCTAAATGTCAATCCGGGCATCAACCCGCGCTTCTTCATCCAGTAGATGGAACAAAATGCGCCAGAGAAGAAAATCCCCTCCACGCACGCAAACGCAACGAGGCGCGTCTGAAATGTGCTACGTTTATCTCCTATCCATTTCAGCGCCCAATCTGCCTTTTTCTTGATACACGGAAAATTCTGGATGGCGTTGAATAACCGGTCTTTTTCAGTCGCCTCCTTGATATAAGTATCAATAAGGATACTATACATCTGCGAATGGATATTCTCCATCGCGATTTGAAAGCCGTAGAATGCGCGGGCTTCGGCCAACTGGACCTCTGTCATAAATCGCTGCGCCAGATTCTCCATAACTATGCCATCGCTTGCTGCGAAAAATGCGAGAATCATTGAAATGAAATATCTCTCATCATTATGTAGCGCGTTCCAGTGGGCGACATCTTTGGTGAGGTCGACTTCTTCCGCCCGCCAGAAGCAATCCACCTGCTTTTTATACATGCTCCAGATTGCGTTGTCTTTTATGGGGAATAATACGAATCGGTTTTGGTCTTCTTCTAATAGGGGTTCACTTATGGGGGGTTTAACGGCGGCGGTGGCGGCTGCGGCTGCGGCGGTGGCTGACGTGTCTGTGGGAGTTGACATTGAATAGAATATATCACGATAACTCGTGTGGATAATATCTATAAATACGAATAAATATTTAATTGGTTTTCCTAAATAACGGAATAGGTCGGTGGATATTATAGACGGATATAAAAAGTCGTTTCCGCAGGTGTTTGTATAACCTTCTTCCGCCGCGAAATGGTATAAATCCAACTAATGTTATTGTGTATTATCGGGTGCGTATATTTGGTTATTCACGTTATGTCGGTTCCGCTGGATATCGCTGTCATTAATCTGGACCGTCGCCCCGATCGTATGGCGTGTATTTATAAGAATATTCCGTTCCTATTTCAGCCGTTTACGCCATGTGTTGCGGGACTTCGCGTCCAGACAGTCGACTGCGACGACCGCGGATATTATCGCCGTTTTCCCGCGATTGATGGGAATAATCTCTCGAGACATTATTCCGAGTTCGCCGATTTGCTGGATACAATCCGGGATACGCCGCGCGTTCTGGGCGAGGTCGGTTGTTCTTTGAGTCATTATTCTCTATGGCGTTCTCACGCCCAGACGCCGACCGCGGAGTTTTTGCTCGTTTTTGAGGATGACGTGTTATTTACAGAAAAATCGGGGGGGAGAATTCGGGATACGGTCGTGGCGTTGACGGACGGGTGCGCCGCGGCCGCGACCGATGTCGTTTATGTCGGCGGGCAATGGACGCCCGAATACGATATTTCTGGGCCGCCGCCTTATTTTCCATTCCAGGCAACAACCAGCGAATCTATTAATAGATATTACAGGGCAGCGTCGGACAGCCCTGGTTCCGGAATGTATCAGCGTCGAAACCTTTCACCTGCCGTCATCCAAGGAAATCGTAATGTATGGTTCACGCCATTATTTCGCACCGCGGGTGCCTACCTTGTCAGCCAACGCGGTGCGAAACGATTATTAGAAGCCGTGGAAACCGACACGGCATTATTTATGAAAACACCACTAGATATGTGGTTACTTGAAATGGATTTTCGCGGATATATTCACACATATGACCGGTTTCCACACCCATTTTATCAGGCGGGATTTGAAATGGTGAGCGAACCCAGTCACGCACAGAACGATATTCATCGCACCAACTTTCAGACAGTGAAGTTGCCTCTGGCCCGATAGGCTCCACTCCGTTCCACTCCGTTCCACTCCGCTCGGCTTCCCCGGCTCCGCTCCACTCCGCTCGGCTTCCCCGGCTCCGTTCCGCTCCGCTCCACTCCACTAAATGACCTTCATTGAAAATGTCGACCAGTCAAACCCATTCGCCCACTTCACGCGGCAGTCTATCTCACTATATCCCTCCTTCTGAATGATATATTGTTCGTTCGCCAGCCAGCACTTATATTTGGGTTGGATATACTCGGTATACATAAAATCGATATTCTTGCGCTCCAATTCTATCCGATTAGGATACGACTCCACGAAATCGAGAATCGGTTTATACATGTGTTGCTTCACGAGATACGCGTGATTACACCAAATGGTGCCTTTGACCCATTTATGCGTTGGGTCGATTCCGTCATATCGCGTGAGAATGCCGCCCAGATACAATATGTCCCATTCACCGCCGTCGCCGACGCCGTCGCCTCCAGGCAACACAACCTTCGCAAGTTCATTCATATTATCCCGTATAACAATATCGTCTTCTACAATCAGCACCGACGAGAGATTTTTACTCTGGGCGTACTGAATCGCCTTGATATGCGACCGAAAACACCCCACCTTCGTATCTTCTGTATGAAGGTGGTTCATTAAAAGCGAGTGTTTGATTCCGCGAGAGAGTAAATGCTCGCTCACGTATTTTGTTCTCTCGGGTCGCTCTTCAAGACATATCGCGACAACCTCTTCTGCGAAGGGAGGGCGCAGCAGAAAGGACGCGCTCACCGGCGATATTTCTGGCGAGGATGGCGACGATGGCGGTGTTTGGACCGCAAGAGGCGTGAAATTCGCAGTAGATGACGCGGATGAAAGGGACCGGTCGGTCAATTGCGGGGAATTATCCGACGACGACGACGACGACGATGAACCGCCGTATTTGAAGTATTTCTCCGACGTTCCGCCATTATTGCGGTCACTTGTGATTACAGAAAGATATGGATTCTTGGTCTCTTCGTAATGATGGCGCTTCAATAATTCACGGACCTTTTCATATATCTTATCCGAACTCACCTCCACACTGAAAAAATCAATACGGAAGGTCTTGTTATATACCACGATACTTACGCCACCGCCACCGCCACCATTCGGCGTCGGCCCCGCCTGATTCTCTTCAAAGAATGTCGAGAGAATGTCATATTCACACCCCTGGCAATTCAGCGCACAATAATCAATATGTTCGGGCGCGGCTTGCTGACAACACAAATCGTAAAGCGTTATCGTATCCACCTTATACGACTTGGATTCCACACGCGTCCATTCTTGTCCTTCTTTATTGTTTTCAAGCGCGCATTTCAACCCGCTTAATTCGGGGTTCGCGGATTCATAGAAAATCGCGCCACTTCCACTGCCATTTGTTATGGACGATGTCACATTACTAACTGCGGCCTGAACCACGCAAGCACGGCACCCGCGTACATTGTCACGGTATACTCGCGCGGGTTCTACCGCCATCCCGCGCCATTCCCGGTACCGCTCAAAGAAATAACACGCCGAGTTTATTTCGCCGTCACCAGCACCTATTTCAATAAAATATCCGCCGTGCTTGCCTTTCGCGATATACTTATCTACATACTGGTCGTTTCGCGAATTGTGGTAATATTCAGGATAGATGGTTAGGTCGTCCTCTTCGGGGGGCGCCGCCGCCTCCGCCGCCGTGCCCGCATAAAACGCCGAGCTATGCGAATTGTATACGGCGAGTTCCATCTTCTGTTTATGAAGAAACTCGTTTTTCCGCATAACATCCCCCAATATCGTCTCCCAGAGGTGCGTCCCATAAGACTGGGGGGGGAATTCATACGGCGTCGTCTCGGAATGGATAAACGCAACCGTGTCTTGCCAGTGAAGCGGCATAAACAGCTGCCCCTCCAGTATTTTCATCCGATATTTGTAGATGTAGTGTGGGTGCTCGTCAATTAATTGTTTATTGGAGTCGCGGATGTGATGCGCCCATATTCCCAGACGCAACCCCGATTTGAACGAATCCAGCCATAGTTTAATAAACTCGTTTTTGGGTTTTGCGGCCAAGAATGCGTTGATTAATGAACGGATGCCCGCACGTTCTTCGCTGATATAAAATGAATGGCCCGATGCGAATACTTCGTCAAAGGGGCGCACAATAAGCATATCCAAGTCTAGATACACACCCCCGTACTCGTATAATAGTTCCAGGCGGACCACATCCGCCTTATACTGAAAATACTTCAATTCAAATCCGTCGTAAAACACTGGGGGATCTATTTTATGGATACTCACGCGTGCCTGTTTCTTAATATCGTCCCAATATCTATTTCCGACGGGTTCCTTCGCATTATAAATTCGGATGTCATAATCCGGCATATATTGTATCATAGAATGGACGCACCTATGGTGGAAGTTATAGAACTCTGTCTCGCCAAAATAGAGGAGATGGATGATTTTCGGAATTTCCGCGCAGGGGTCCGTTGGGTATAACGTCACCAATTTGTCAATAGATGCTTGTTTGATGAAGTCGGGAAACTCGGACTCGCCGTCATTGACGCCATTGGGGGCATTCGGCAGCGGGGACTTCGTATCCACGATTTCCTCGTATTGGGCCGTAGCCGTCACAATAGAATTCAACGCCAAACTGGAGGATGCGCGATAAAAACGCACATAATTCGTGTCGCGATTGTTATACGTTGGAAAATATTCGAGATACATATCTGCGACTGCCACGAGCTTCTCGTGTTCCTTATTATGATGGTACTGATTATGGATTTCTTGGAGCATTTGGCTTCGGTCCATATACTTACAACTATTTTGATAGTAATTATACCGGAGTTTTTTGAATGCGGCGGAAGAGGTGGTTGGGGGCGCGGCGGCGGCGGCGGGGGCGGCGGGGGCGGCGGCGGATATCGAGGTAGACGACTCCGTTGCATCCGTCGTGAAACAATACTCTCCCCACGCCATTCCGCGCGCCTTACAATCATTCGGACACGACGTATCATTATTCGTAAAATAATCGTCATATCCGTCTTCGCGAATCACGCCCGCGTCGACCATTTGCGACCACGCTTTTGTCGGTTGTATCGTATAATGCGCCTGGCGCGATGGGTCTCGAGAGATATCGTCCATCGCGACGACGGTTCGGCCATCACGCGCCAGACGCTGTGAATTGAGAATATCCTTCATTGGAATATCGTTTTGATGCCCGCCGTCAATGAAAATCAGGTCAAACCGCAGCGGCGGCGCGGTTTTTGTGTCATTCATTCGGTGCGCGACCTGCTCTTCGTATTTGGGAATGGTCGTTGTGCTGTCGCCCGTTACGAGCGTATGCCGCCCCGGAAATACCGAGTCGATATAGCGCTTCGCGGCGAACACATACGCATACTCGCCTAAATCAAAACTAACAACTTTGGTATCCGGCGGCGTGTTCGCAAGGAACAGGAGCGCGGAATGCCCCCCATTAAAACCAATTTCCATAATCGATTTGGGGTCGCGTTTGATGACGAGCCCGCGAAGACGGTCGACCTGGGCGCCGATTTGAAACGACCCACCCTCTACAATATGATATTCGGATATAGCTTGGGTGAGACCATCGAGTAAGCGGGCGTGGTCGTCGGTCGCACGCGTTGGTTCATCAGGAAATTGTCCTTTCATTATATAATTCGATTATCGCTAATAATTGGCGGTTGAAAAGAATTGTATAATGAAAGGACAATTTTATATTTATATGTTTATTGCGTAGTAGTCGTTTCATGTATTCGAAAGATGTCGGCGGTGTCGGCGGGAATTATTAGACAGGATTGGCACTCGCGTCGGTTGCGCTTAATGAATCCGCTAATACCCCCAACGCCAACTTCGTCGCGATTTTCTGGTAAATCCAATTATCATCGGCACCCCACTCCTTATACTCGTCGCCGCTAATGGTGACGAACTCATTTGCGAGTGCGCCGTTTTGATAATGGACTTGAACCCGAACACTCACGGCTTCGTGCGGGGATACATTCACATTCGTTACCCAAAAAGCATTTTTTGCTCCTTCATATTTGGGATTTGCGGGAATACATGCTTTCCAATTTGACATCTTATTACTATATATATAATTTATATATTATATTATTTTTTAACTCTCCATATCCTATAATTTACTTCTGCTGGTCTTGCATAGGTGGTTGTAGGCGTGGTTACGTCTTGAAAAGCTAACGATATATTATTAATGCCTTGCGAGAGTGCGGTATTTATTCCTTCATTTGCCGTCCATAAATAACCTGCACTTGCGTTCCATATTGAAGTGCCGTGTATTCGGTGATGTTGGTCGGGTGTATCCACAGCAGGGTTAGAATGAACATACCATTCATCGTTGTTGGCTGCGGTTGTTCTGGTAATGAGAATATGGTCGCTGGTATATCTGTTTATTATCTCTCTTGAATTGGCGCTATGGTCAGGTGATATTCCTGGGTCGGATGTTGTTCTTCTGTTGTAGGATATTTCGCCACTCAAACGAAGCTTGTTTCTGTAGTCAGCAGTCCAAGTGGAAGGCGGTCTATATCCACAATAAAAACGATTCCTATATGTTTGGTTGTATTCCTGTGCTGTTCCAGAACCACCATCATTTATAATATTCGTCCAATTCGTTACGGAATGAACCTTATTCGTTGTTCCACTCGGAAGAGTTTGAAATGTTGAAGTAGCCGAATTCAATCCCAATTGAATATGAGATGCCGCTGTCGATTGTGAGGCTAAATAATCAAAATTTATATCTATTTCATACCTAATATTGTATTGGGTTAGGTCTATTTTCCTTGTTGTTTCCCATACAAGGTTATAAGTTCCCTGTGAGGTGAAATATGGTGTCGCGGAATACCATAGCACTACATCATTCGTTAAAGTATTCGTGATTGTGGCGATTCCGTTTGATGTGCCAACTGAAATTCCCGTCCCTGAAGCGACACTAAGAATACCTGTGTTTTGTAATGTTGCTACGCCGCTTGCTGTGCTTACCGTAATACCTGGTGTTCCGGATGCTGCGCCGACGCTGAGAATACCTGTGTTTTGAAGGGTTGCTACGCCGCTTACTGTGCTTACCGTAATACCTGGTGTTCCGGATGCTGCGCCGACGCTGAGAATACCTGTGTTTTGAAGGGTTGCTACGCCGCTTACTGTGCTTACCGTAATACCAGGTGTTCCTGATGCTGCGCCGACGCTAAGAATACCGCTGTTTTGAAGGGTTGCGACACCACCTGTTTTGCTTACCGTTATTCCTGTTCCTACGGAAATATCACGAACTACCGCCGAGTTGGTAATAGTAGCGACGCCACCTGTTGTGCTTACCGTTATTCCTGTTCCTGCGGAAATATCACGAACTACCGCCGAGTTGGTAATAGTAGCGACGCCACCTGCTGTGCTTACCGTTATTCCTGTTCCTGCGGAAATATCACGAACTACCGCTGAGTTGGTAATAGTAGCGACTCCACCTGCTGTGCTTACCGTTATTCCTGTTCCTGCGGAAATATCACGAACTACCGCCGAGTTGGTGATTGCGTAGCTCCCATTTGTAGCCGTAACGCCGATACCTGTCCCAGCCGTTATTTCCTTCACATTCCATCCTTGAATCGACGACACACTTGTTATTCCGTTATTATTCATGTTAAGTGTCGTCGATGCTGAACCTACATTCAACGAAACTATATCCCCTAACCCAGAACCATTTACTTGATATACATTTAAATCCACCGGAATCATAGCGATCACCCCATCACCATTTCCTACCGTGAGACGATATGAAATACTATCTATTTTCAAGTAATTGAGAGTCGTATTCACATTACTGACATCTTGAACTACGGTTCCGTTGCTCCGGATCGTCCTGATTTGAGTTACACCGGTTGTTATTATGATATTTTGGTTCGTTGCGACGAATATACAGACAAGTTGGCTTATCACCGGCGTCACAGAGACGGTATAGCCTTCCCCTTGACTATTCGGTATCTTTACCGTCACTGTCGAAATTCGAGCGATAGTATCGGCGCCCACAGCGGGCTGTATCACGCGAAAATCTGCGACAGTAAGCGTCGTAAGATTATTGACCGCTGCGATTCCGTGGTTCGCCGCGCGTAATAGAAGATAACCCTTCTGTAAACCACTAAAGGTTAGTGTGCTTATATTTGCGCCGGTGATGAGTGTGTTTTTGAAAATTGCGTTCGTTATGTTCGCATTGGTAAAATTCACCCCTGTCGCAATTGTGTTTGTAAAATTACCACCGCTTAAGTCCTGACCGCTTAAGTCAATATTGGTTATATCTTGATTGTAATAATCCACCGGCATCCTATTATATGTATTGCCGAATATAATTTTTCACGGGAAATTTCCACGATTTATACAGATACGCTACGATACGCTCGCTATGTTTCGTCGCGGGGAAAAAATTGAAATGTTTTTTCTGTTCTACTCCCATTGACAGCAAACAAGCAACTACTATGTTATCCTTTCTCAAATCAGGCGATATCGCCAACAGCATCAGGGGTCTTACCAATCTCCCTGGAATATCCACTGCTGACGGCGACAAAATCAAATACGCGCTCCTCAATCATTCAATGGCGATGCGCCAAAATCTCTCGAACGGCAATCCCATCTTCACCAATATCCGAGCGTTGGAGGTGGATGTCGAAAACCGCGACATCGCCAATATCACGAGCGGGCGTTTGCCTTCAATGGCCGAAAATGCGGCGGCGGCGTTTTACCATCGTCCGTCGTCGTCGCTCTTCACTGACTCCGAACTCGGCATCGACAACGCCGCCCTGGCATTCATTATGGCTAAAGAACTCGCGTTTCTCAATCGAACAATCCAAATGATTTCATTCGTCACGGCCAGGTATCGGGAAGAACAAGATGACGCTGTGTGGGGGCGTCGTGGTGGCGGTGATGGTGGTAATGAAGGAGACCGCGACGACGACGAAGACGACGAAGACGACGAAGACTCCGACCGCGAATCAGGTGATGACGGCGACCTAGAACTCGGTCGCGGATACGACGACGACGACGCGCCGAGTATACTGTCTCGTTCTCAAACCAACGGCGACGCCGACGACACGCCGAGTATACTGTCTCGTTCTCAATCCAACGGCGACACCGCGCAATCTACCGTTAGAAACCAGCTTTCGGCGACATTCCTCGTTGCCAGCGGTCGGCTTCGTCAACGGATCGATTCGCTTTGTGAACTTGTCGGAACAAGCACAGTTCTTATGGACGGTCTGACGATGATGGACCGCCCTCGCAATCCGGCGAATCTGGAGAAACAGCTTCTCGCGCAACGCCTCATTGTTTCAGACATCTTCCTCCACTTCACGAAATTCGACGCAGAACATCGCGACCCGGTCGTGTTGGCATTCCTGGAATTGCGCGACATCTCCGTATCCGCGTGGAGGATTATGTCGATGTTTGCGTTCTCCAATCTGTTTCGTTTGACCGACGGATCCGATTTCACATTTTACAGACCCGAAGACGCGATTTTCACACAGGGGCGCGATTACTGTATGCCGCTACAAAAGGCGGCGGCGGAGGTTCGTTGGGGGGCGGTGGCGAGTAGTAGTGATGATGAGTCGATGACGAAAGAACAAGGGGCAACTAGTGCGGCAGCAGCAGCTTCTGCGGGCGAAGAGGAAGACGCAATAGCATACGACTAAAACCGCGGATGTGCAATGACGACGACGGCGATGGAATAGAAGAAGAGAGGGTAAGTATTTTTATTTGTCGAATTTGATCGGTAAAACCATTTAGGAATAATATTGGTATAATATATAATAATAGGTTACAATGAGTGAAGCGGAACCATCGGTAGATTTGTTCGCTCATTTTAAGACAAGAGCAAATGAGTTAAATGATGTTGCGGTTACATACAAGGATAAAACATTTAGCGAGTATGTAAGTCACGAAAATGTTGAGACAATAATACGCAAATTTAGTTATCCAGCTAATGGTGATACTTCAACAGTGGATGACACTGGCGGTTTAATTGACGCGTTTTACGCAAACGATTTGTATAAATTGTCGATGGCGCCCGTTGTGAATGAATGTTCCAAACACCAGCGTGGATGTATCGTTCAATTCAAAGTAGATTTGAGAATGACAGACGCAGACTCATTTAACGCAGATCTTCAAACCACTTATGTTTTAAACCAAGATTCAACATTTGTGACGGATCTGGTCACACATCTGGACTCACTTAAGAAAAGAACTTTTGTTTCTAAAATTCTTGAAGGCGCAACGGAGGGAGGAGGTCCAGCTTGGAAAGCTTACTGGCAAGACGGTAAAGCCCATCCCATCAAAGATAGACATCTTATTGAAACAGACCGAGTAGAAATTATGAAAAACTATATGAAAGATGATGGGGCCACCGATATAACCGTTGCTGATTTTCACGGCGACACTGTTATTCTTAATTGTATTCCTGTTCCAAAAAACCCGGGACGCCAATCTACTGTAGTATTATCAGTTGTTGCTGGTGGTGGTGGTAAACCCGATATAAGAGCAACTGGATATTGGCCGTTGTGTTCTTGGTTGGAGACACCGTTGATGCAGAGTACGTACGAAGTGTTACACCGACGACACTTGACAGTTAATGAAAAGACATATGGCGCATGGATAGCAGAATCACTGTATCGCACATTTAGTAGTATGTGTTTTCTTGCTAATAAAACTATAAAGGTTGCGTTATTTTCTGGAAGGAGAACCGGAGGTGCGTTGTTTAATTTGTTACAAGTGTATTTATGGAACCAGTTTGATTCACAATTTTCTCCACAGGCAAACCTGGCTGGACGTAATCTTGGAACATCATCTTTTTGGGCGTTGGAAACTTTAAAAGAGATGAAAATGCCGTGCGTTATTATAGCAACTGGAACACACGCTCACGAATTATCAATGACATTAAATGTATTATATCCCGAGTTGGATGATACAACAGCAGGTTTTGTTGGTTCGCAAATTTTAGGTCATTTGCTATACAAACGTTTATCCGCTGGAGTTGGCCAAATGACCCCAATGCTTACCGACACGGTTGGAACTTACAGCTTTTTGGATACTGCATCAAAGTTGCTAGATAAATACACCGAAAAACCGGCATTGTGTAGTTTCGGTGCAGCTCGTCAAGATTCAGGTAAGCTTGCCGATTATCACCGAATGATGACACATTTTGTGGGGTTAGCTTCATGTGGAAAACAACCAGACTTAATGGCATCTGAAGTTGATAAAACGCGTGATTTCGAAGAAGCTCAGGATAATGGATATACTCGTTCGGGTGTTGGAGGCCTGTTGGGTGACAGTGAAAAAACACAAGACGAAAAAATATTAGGTGCGACATTTGATAAAAAAAATAAAGGACATTTTGGCGCATCAATGGCAGTGAAAATTGCGCGTGTTTGGAGCGGTATAGGTAAAACTGGTTATACCTTGAAAACTGGAGATGGAACGGGTAAGGTGACGATTGATGATAAAGCATTACCGAGTGTAAAGGAAGAATTAGAAAAACGGGCTGTTAATTTTCAAAATTTACACAACCGCGCGGTTGAGGCTTTGAAAACTAAGACTCCACTTCCACCTAACCTGTTAGAATTATCCAAAGAGGCAGTCGCTGCTAAGCAAGAACTTCTTAACAGTTTATTGGATGACATAGAAGCCGGAATACCGGCAAGGGTGAGGGAGGATATGGTTCCTGATACTTTTCGGACGATTATTCCTGAAACTAATACTGAACTAAAACAGGGTCAAGAAAGTCAAATTGATGATAGCGCGTTGATGCTTTTAGGCGGTCGTCGCACCCGTCGTAAAGCTCGCAAGCACACCAAGAAGCATGTTCGCAAGAATATCCGTAAAAGCAAGAATAAGAAGAGTCGTCGTTCCTATCGTCGTAAGTCTAAAAAATAAATAGGTTATTCAATAAAAAATAATTTTTACCTGGGAATTATTTTTTATTATGCTTCGTTACGCTTCGTTACGCTTCGTTACGCTTCGTTACGCTTCGTTACGCTTCGTTACGCTTCGTTACGCTTCGTTACGCTTCGTTACGCTCCGTTTCACTACGCTAATACTCCCTGAACTGGTCGCGGATGTGTTCGAACACCACAATCGCATCCCGCGCGCATGTCGTGATATACTGCGCCACAATTCCCTCGTCCACCCCCACCGTCTCCGCAAATCCCACACGTATCATACTATCTGGGTTGTGCGGGTGAATCTTCCGAAACGCGCAGTAGGTAATCGTCTGGTCCTCCGCGTAATGTTTGTCATGCAGGAAGAACTCGATCACCTTCCCCAGAGTATAATCCTCCCCCTTCAATTCGATATCAAAGCCATTCTGAATCGTGCTTACCGTCGGTATAATATGATTCTCCCCGCTTTCGATATCGCGGATGAACTTCGTACACTTGTTAATCATAATCTGCGCTGCTTTGTGGACGATTTCCGCGTTTGTGAACACCCCCACCGTCTCCACCACGAAATCGAAACTGTCCTCTTTCGTCTGGCGTTGCGCGTCCAGGAGCGACCAGTTCTTCCGCTGCGCCTTCATTTCGTCGCTTCCCAGGGCGGCGATACCTTCCTTCACGAGCTCCGCCTCCTTCACGCGCCACGCTTCGTCGACCTTCGCAGCATCCATCGTCATACTGTAAGCGCACGTACAGACCACATTGAAGGCACCGTCCTCTTTCGATGTCCCGATATCGAGGTCGCACGTCATCGTCAGTTGCTCGCCTTCCGAGTATTCCGACATCTTCGGGAGGAGGCGTGCGAACTCGATATAATCGCCTGTTATTTCGTTGGGTGGGAATATTTCGTGAACTTTGACATCGGTGAGGTATTTGCCGGTGGTCTTGTTTTTGAGTTTGAAGTCTTTCGTTGTGACGTAGCGTATCTCGTTGCCGTCGGCGATGGCATTTATTTCTAGTTGGTATTCTTTAATGGATGGTTCCATATCGCTTGCGTGAATTGGTATGCAGCTCAGGCGTTGCTTCAGAATCTCATTATGCAAACGACTGGTATTTGTTACGATCGAAGCTTTGCATTCCGAGTAGGGGAATGTTCTGAACACAAAAGTTGGAATGTCGGACAATATTATACGGCGTAAAGCGTTGGCCAGTGAGACATTGATTTTGTCGATGGTGAATCTGAGTTCACCCCGTTCGTCCGTTCGTGAAACGATACGAGGGATGTATTTGCTTGACGCGGTAGCGGAATGGAATGGGGCGGCGGACAACGATGACGCAGCAGAAGACATTTGAATTGCTTGGTAAACAACAATAATGAATATGTTTATATTATAATATATTGATATAAAGATTTACTATCAATTTTTTCTTCAAATATTTTAATATTTCAAACGCGGATTTTACACATAAATTGATTTATAAATATTTGTCTATTCATTATAACTCATTATACAAAATGTGTATTCACGACGGATGTAAAAAACAACCAACCTATAACAACGAAGGCGAAACAAAAGCATTGTATTGTGCCGCACACAAGGAGGATGGGATGGTGGATTTGAAACACCTAACTTGTATTCACGAAGGATGTAAAATACGACCAACCTATAACATTGAAAGCGAGACAAAAGCGTTGTATTGTTCGGAACACAAGAAGGATGGGATGGTAAATGTTATTAGCAAGACGTGTATTCACGAAGGGTGTAAAAAACAACCAACTTATAACAACGACGGCGAAACAAAACCGTTATATTGTTCGGAACACAAGAAGGACTTGATGGCGAATGTGAAAAGCAAGAAGTGTATTCACGAAAACTGTAAAACAATACCAAACTATAACAACGAAGGCGAAACAAAAGCGTTGTATTGTTCTGAACACAAAGAGGATGGAATGGTGAATGTGACCAGCAAGACGTGTGTACACGAAAATTGTAAAAAACAACCACACTATAACAATGAAGGTGAAAAAAAAACGTTATATTGTTCAGAACACAAAAAGGAAGGAATGGTAAATGTGACTAGCAAGACGTGTATACACGAAGGATGTAAAACTCTACCAACCTATAACAAAGAAGGCGAGACAAAAGCGGTGTATTGTTCAAGACACAAGAAAGAAGGAATGATGAATGTCATAGACAAAACTTGTATTCACGAAGGGTGTAAAACTATACCAACCTATAACAAAGAAGGTGATTCTAAAGCGTGGTATTGTTCAAAACACAAAGAAGATGGAATGGTCAATGTAAGAAGCCAGAAATGTATTCACGAAGGGTGTAAAACACGACCAAACTATAATAAAGAAGGCGAAACAAAAGCGTTGTATTGTTTTAAACACAAGAAAGAATGGATGGTAGTTGTGATAAGCAATAAGAGTTGTATTTATGAAGGATGTAAGAAAATACCGGTATTTAACAATTATGATGAAACGAAGGGTGTCTATTGTTTAAAACACAAAACAGAAGGGATGGTAGATGTGGTAAACAATACTTGTATGCACGAAGGGTGTAAAAAACAACCAAACTATAACAACGAAGGTGAGGCAAAAGGGTTGTATTGTTCAGAACACAAAAAGGATGGAATGGTAGATATTAAACACCGAAATTGTATTCACGAAGGATGTAAAACAAGACCATTCTATAACAACGAAGGCGAAACAAAAGCGTTGTATTGTTCGGCACATAAATTACAAGGAATGGTGAATGTCACTAGCAAGACGTGTATACATGAAGGGTGTAAAACTATACCAACCTATAACAAAGAAGGCGAAACAAAAGCGTTGTATTGTTCGGCACATAAATTACAAGGAATGGTGAATGTCACTAGCAAGACGTGTATACATGAAGGGTGTAAAACTCTACCAACCTATAACAAAGAAGGCGAGACAAAAGCGGTGTATTGTTTGAAACACAAAGAAGATGGAATGGTTAATGTAATAAACAAAACGTGTATACATGAAGGGTGTAAAACTATACCAATTTATAACAAACAAGGCGAAACAAAAGCATTGTATTGTACGAAACATAAAGAAGATGGAATGGTGGATGTAAAAAATAAAACATGCGTTTATGATGGGTGTAAAACTATACCAAACTATAATGTAGAAGGTCTGACAAAAGGGTTGTATTGTTCGGAGCACAAAAAATATGGAATGGTAAATGTGACAACCAATACATGTATACACGATGGGTGTAAAAAACACCCAGTATTTAATGTTGAAGGTATGACAAAAGGGTTATATTGTTCGGAACACAAAAAATATGGAATGGTAAATGTGACAAGCAAGCATTGTATTCACGAAGGGTGTAAAAAACAACCAACCTATAACAACGACGGCGAAACAAACCCATTATATTGTTCGGAACACAAACTACAAGGAATGGTAAATGTCAAAGATAAGACTTGTAAAAGCGATTGGTGTTTCACACTAGTTACAAAAAAATACGACGGATATTGCCGATTTTGTTATATGAACCTCTTCCCCGACAAACCAGTCTCACGCAACTACAAAACTAAAGAATATGCAGTAGTAGAATTTGTGAAAACAAAGTTTCCCGAGATGAGTTGGGTAGCAGATAAAATAGTAAATAGCGGCTGTTCCAGACGCCGACCAGATTTGTTATTGGATTTAGGATATCAAGTTATTATTGTAGAAGTAGATGAAAACCAGCACATCGATTATGATTGTAGTTGTGAAAACAAACGCATCATGGAATTGTCGCAAGATGTAGGACACCGACCTATCGTATTTATCAGGTTCAATCCGGACGATTATGAAAAAGATGGAATAAACATATCTTCGTGTTGGGGATGTGACAAGAATGGATTATGCGTTGTTAAAAAATCAAAAATGAATGAATGGACCGAAAGGTTACATGTATTAGAAGAGACAATCAGTTACTGGATAAACCCAGAAAATACCACGTCTAAAACGATTGAAACAATCCAATTATTTTATGATGTATAAAGTCGGTGTTTGGCATTTATAAACGCGTCAAAACTCACATAAAGTTTTATCTATGATTTAGTAATAGAGAATATGTCGTCTATTATTTACTATAGTACACACTGCGATAAATCCAAAGCCGTATTAACCGCACTCTCTAAATCACGCGTCCAGGACGACATCCATTTTCTCTGTATTGATAAAAGGGTGAAATCCAGCACCGGTGCGGTTCACATTATTACGGAGACCGGCGAAAAAGTGTTGTTGCCCCCTCAAGTCAATCGCGTCCCCGCACTCCTGCTCCTGAATAAAGGACACCAGGTGCTTTACGGCGACCAAATCCTCCAGCATTTTCAGCCTAAAAATGTCGCATTGAACGACCAGGCGACCGGCTTCAACGGCGAGCCGAATGCCTTTGCGTTGGGGCGCGAGAGTATGGGTAGCGGATTCGGGGTCGCATCAGACAATTACAGTTTTTTGGACCAGAGCCCCGATGAATTGTCTGCGAAGGGAAATGGCGGAATGCGGCAGTTGTATAACTACGCGACGATTGACCTGGTGGATAAAATTGAAACGCCGCCAGACAATTATTCCCCAGACAAGGTCGGAAGTGTCTCTTTAGAGCAATTACAGCAGAAACGAAACTCGGATATTCAACCGAATCAACAATCAAATGGAAGTAGTTATAATCATATTGTTGGCGGGAGCGGCGGGGGCGGCGGGGGCGTCTATCAAGAAGGTAAGGGAGGCGCTGGAATGCGAACGGAAAATGTTGCTATGCGAGGAGGCGGGGGCGGAAATTCGGGCGGACAATATCAAGGATATACGGATGGCGGCGGGAATGACGCAGCGGGCGGATTAATGAGCGGGTCGCAGCGCGGTCAATCCACGCCAACCCCACAACAATACGCGCCGGTTGGAACACCTCCCCAGTTTGCCGCACAGGCCGCGTATCGCGCTCCGCCTCAACAACCCGAGTATTCGCGGTTGGCTGCTGGGGGCGGGGGCGCGGGCGGGGGCGGAAGTTTGCGCGGAACGATGGATGTGCGCGCTCAACCTCGCGGAGGTGGTAGTTGGATATAAACCCATTTTAATGTAATAGTATAATCGATTATGAAACAATGGATTATGCGATTGACTCTTATTTAACGGGCGATGACGTCGCCGACGCTGCCGACGCTGCCGACGCTGCCGACGCTGAACCACGCACCGACTTCATCTACGACGACCGCCGGTCCTTTTCAAAAGTGTATATATTCTGTAAATATATCGGTATCGTCTTCTATATTTCAACACTGCCTCCATGTGATAAACCGATATTCACTGTTATGGTGGGTCTAATGTTTTTATCTACTATGAACTCCGCGCGGTATGAGTTGGCACATTATCGCAAATACGGGACTCGATTTTCGTCGATTGCCGAGTTCGAGAGTTGGAAAAGCCAACAATACCCTAGGTCGCGTCTGGTATTTTCATTAGGCGAACTCGGTTTGAAAATAGGATACAGTATAACTACATTTCCGCCTCATTTTGATTTTAGTTTTGGGACATTATGCTCGATGGGCGAGAGTATATTGCACGTTCATATGTTTGTTCTCTTTATGTTGTATATGGTTGTATGTGTTTTCTCAATGTATCTAATATATAGCGGTTGCTGTTTCAGCGCCCGTTATTATCATACACATCCTGCAAACCGCCTTAGAAATCACGTCCGGGTACAGGACCAGGTTCGCCCTTTGGACGCCGTGGCGGTAGCGATAGCGGTGTCGGTGGCGGTGGCGGTGTCTTCAAATGAAGAATGCTGTATTTGCTTGGATAAGGATAACGAACAGCCGTGGGGGGTTTTACCGTGCCGACACACGTTCCACGCGGCGTGTATTTCACGATGGATAGCGACACAACAACCAAATTGTCCTGTATGTCGGGTTGATGTGCGGATTAGGGTGGTTTAGTAGTGGCGGCGGCGGCAGCAGGTGGTCTGCGTTTGTATTCGAGGATTATTTTACCAAATGTTTTTGCAGTAGATGTAACCCCTAATTCACGCTCTAACAAAAGCCTGTGTATCTAATTTTGTGTTAATAATTCGAAACTCCACAATTTCGCGGTGTTGTCGCGGCTGCCGGTTGCCAGAAGCGACCCCGTATGGTTAAACGCCACAGAGGAAACACCGCCGGTGTGCCCCGCCAGAGTAGCCTCACAAGTCGCAGACGAGTTGTCGGACGACAGCTGCCATAGTTTCACGGTCTTGTCTTGGCTGGCGGTTGCCAGAAACGGCGCCGTAGGGTGAAACGCCACAGAGGAAACACCGCCGGTGTGCCCCTCCAGAGTCGCCACACAAGTCGCAGTCGAGTCGTCGGGTGAAAAGCGCCACAATTTCGCAGTCTTGTCGCCGCTGCCGGTTGCCAGAAGCCGCTCCTCCGAGTTAGGGCGAAACGCCACAGAGTTAACACGATCTTTGTGCCCCGCCAGAGTCGCCACACAAGTCGCAGTCGAGTTGTCGGGTGAAAAGCGCCACAATTTCGCAGTCTTGTCGCCGCTGCCGGTTGCCAGAAGCCGCTCCTCCGAGTTAGGGTGAAACGCCACAGAGGAAACACCGCCGGTGTGCCCCTCCAGAGTCGCAGTCGCCTCGATAGGCGCAGACGATTCATCGGAGGGCAGCTGCCACAATTTCACGGTCGTGTCGTAGGAGCCGGTTGCCAGAAGCGGCGCCGTAGGGTGAAACGCCACAGAGGACACAAAGTGTGCATGCCCGTCCAGAGTCCGCTTCAGAGTCGCAGACGAGTTGTCGGAGGACAGCAGCCACAATCTCACGGTGTTGTCGCTGCTGCCGGTTGCCAGAAGCGGCGCCGTAGGGTGAAACGCCACAGAGGAAACACCGCCGGTGTGCCCACCCAGAGTCGCTGTCGCCTCGAGAGACGCAGGCGATTGTTCGGAGGGCAGCTTCCACAATTTCACGGTCGCGTCAACGCTGCCGGATGCCACAAGCGGCGCCGTAGGGTGAAACGCCACAGAGGTAACATTACCTTCGTGTCCGACGAAACTTGTCACTAGTTTAACGTTTGGTGCGCCACCTTGCTGGTTTATTCTTTTTGTTCTGTTTCTGGTTCTATTTTTCTTGTTGATTCTGTTTCTGGTTCTGTTTTTCTTGTTGGTTCGTTTTACAAATGAGCGACGTTTTGCCATTTTATTGTTATACATTATAATACGATAATAATAAATGATATGCCTAAATTGATTGACATTCCCATCCAAGGAACGATTTATCCCTCGTGATAAATTGACATTCCCATCCGGGAACGATTTATCCCATCCGGGATAAATTGACATTCCCATCCAGGAACGATTTATCCCATCCGGGATAAATTGAAATGTTTTTATTCAATTCATGTATCTCAGCTGATTCTATCACATCCATCTTTCGAACAATTACATCAATGTCGTCGTCAGCAGCCCCGAAGAAATACCGCACGCATACCATCCGTTCTTGGCACGCATACCAGAAAATCGCGCCGTCCCATCTTCAGTCCGTCGAACATTATAACACCGAATGCGAAGAATACGCCAAACTATACGACGCAGATGTCATGGTTCTCCGCGACCACGTCACCAAAATCACCGGATGGTATTGGACGACGGGTTGGCCCGCCCAGAATTGCGCCGATACGGACGGATACATCGATGTCCGCACCGGCAAGAAATACGCATTACACGGGGATGACTCGTTTTTCAAGAATATCAAATAAAATCGAATGATGTATATAAAGGATGACTGATTGCGATAAACATTGTCAATATATAGCAGATAAAATAAGGATAAATATTATAAAATCCAACGCAGTTGGTACAAAAATACACTCGCCAAATAAAATAGTTGAGTATAATGAATTATATCAGGAATATATGAATTTACTAACAGATAAACTAGTATGTATGGATGATTGCAGACGAAGAAATCATGATAATGAACGTAGTTCTACAAGTGGGTCGCAAGCTATTCCAGTTGATCCAGAACTTATAGCAGAATTAAAAAAACTTGATAGCGATCACTACGATAGTGACGACGACGGTCGTAAAGGAGGCAGCTGCGGCAGTAGGCGTCGTTCAATCCATAATAAACTTCGAAGAAAAACAAAACGACTACGACGACGAGGTCCAGGACGGAAACAAACTCGAAGTCGTCGCGGTCGAAGTCGTCGCTACAAAAAATAACTAATTTTTATACATTGTATTATATCATGGACTCACTCCGCGAGTTATACCAGAAATATGACGAAATCGTAAAATACTCTGCTTACGCGTTTGCTGGGTGGTTTCTGTCGTGGGTCCTTTTTTTTATAATGCTACCCTTTATGACGCGAGCCTACGGCAAAATCCGCGGTGCGTCGTTGAATTACGGGTTTAGCTGGTTTTCGATGATCGCGATTATCCTCGGGTTAGAGTTCGGGCTGCGCTGACATCGGCGTGAATGCGTGTATTATATTTAGAATATTTAGAATATAATATATTTACAATATGTATAACGAATGAACAAACGACGGAATAAGAGTGTTACAAAAACGAAACATCGCGTTCAAAAAACGAAAAGAAGTCGGCGTCTCAATAAAAATAGAAGTGTAAAAGGCATTCGCGGTAATAATAAGACAAAAGTTGTCGGAAAACGGCGAAAGATTGTTCAGAGAGGTGGAGGGCGAATAGATGATTTAGTTCGCCGAATTTACGGGTTAGATGAAATAGAGGGTGGAATATCAGAATCAGTTATTGATACGATAATGGCTGATGTTACAGTTGAAAATACACGACAACTAACACCAATCAAAAAAACAGATGGCAGCGTGGTTAATGAGGGTACAACCCTATTATATGAGGCTTGTCGGTTAGAAAATAACCCTAGTCCTTATTTGGTTAATAAAATACTAGAGAAGATGCAAGACCAGCATACGGGAAACACCTGGGGATCCGTTATTAAAAAAATGAGTGGAAAAGAGAGGAGTTCTACCTGGAATAGAATCATTCCTAACGGTTTATCCGTGCCGTCGGCGGGTTCATACCCTCAGCACGGAGCAGTTCAAGCCGCAAGAAAAATATTAGAAAAGTATTCGATTAGAGATGATATAAAAGCATATAACAAACTTAATGAAATAATAAAAATATTAACATTATTAAAGAAGTATGACACTAATGTGCCAAAACCGACTGGTGATATGACCCCCCTAATGAAATCGCCGAATAAAATGCGTGATGGCGAATGGGGTTTTACAGCATATGAGGAATTTAGTTCAGTTTTTAGTGATAGTTTATCTGGTGCGAAAGATTATAGTGTAGAAGAATTGATCGGAGAATTACTTCCTAGTTATGCTGGTGAACTTGTAAGAAAATTTGAAGAGGTTTTAGAGAAACCAAAACTCGTGCTTCACCCAGAACACCTGGGGTACACACAACACCCTACATCAGATAGTCCTCCACCGTATAGTGTTTCCACTACTTTGCCCCCTGGCTGGGTCGAACAGCAAGACCCCGCCACCGGTCGCCCGTATTACGTGAATAAGAACACGGGTCAATCGCAGTGGGATCACCCTGCCAAAGCAACTGCCCCCCCTTTGGATGATGTTTATGTTGAGCATACACTGGGAGCAACTGCTCCACCTGAGGATTACTAAATGTATAGTAAGTATAAAAGATAATTATACCATATATCAAATATATTGTGTAATAAACATTATAGTATAAATCGCCAGATGTTGTCAACTCGAAATCTTTCGGAGTTCCAAAAATATTCCGTTCAAATTTGATTCTTTGAAATTAAAAATTACGAGAACACGAATGTTCGAGATATAATGTGGTATATTATGGGCGTGTGTGGATTGGGTGGTCTGGGTGGACGTTTATAAACCATCCCTCCCGATATATTCAGAATTATACGAATAGAAGGAAAACTCCCGAAAATATTTGGTTTGAAATAAAGAAAATCAAGGATTCCGAAGGAATGGATTCCGAAGGAATGGAAGGAAAACTCCCGAAAATATTCGGTTCAAATTCAAAAGTTTCAAATCCAAAAGTTAATCCTATACGTTCGGAATGGATTCCGTCCGAAAATATTCGGTTCAAAATTCAAAAGTTTTAATTTCAAAAGTTTCAAATCCAAAAGTTAATCCTATACGTTCGGAATGGATTCCGTCCGAAAATATTCGGTTCAAAATTGGGATATTTATAGATTGGAAAGTGGCTTACAAACCCCCGGAGGGGGTAGGGCGCCTCCGGCGGGCCTGGGTTGATTTGGGACGATAAATATGTATCCTTACCTTACTATGGTCTGGTGGCGTTTAAAATGTAAAGTTATGGAGCGATGGCGTTATATTTGTAGTAGTCCTTGAATAATGTCCATTTGGCCGTTTGCGCTGGAGACTTTTGAAACACGAAATGCGAAAATACCTAAAAATGGGTTTATGACTGAAATGCTCTTATTTTCGTATTTTTAGTTAAAAATGTGTTACTGATAATTTTAAGGGTATGTCGGTAGGTTTGGCCGATGGAGGCGCCCGAACGGCTGCGTTGGTTTAGGCGGTTTTTTTGTAGTGCTACAATATAAACGCAATTCATTCTATCGCCATCAATGGATAACCCCCGAGTTTGTTATAATTGTGAACCTTGTGGTTTTACAACAGACAATAAAACCGACTATGAACGTCATTTAACTAGAAAGAAACATATCACGAAATGTGTTTCAATGTCCGAGCATCAATCGTCTGTTTCCAATACATATGCTTGCCAAACTTGTCACAAAATATTCAAATGCCGCACAAGTGTATATAAGCATAAGGCTATATGTAAAGATGCGGAAACAACGACCGGTTCCGCACCGTCCGTCCAGTCATTCCCGTCATTCCCCACCACCATACCCGTCCCATCAACACCATCCGAAAAACATTTTTGCGAAACCCTCACCAAAAACTTCACCGATATGATGATGTTGTTGTTTCAGCAAAATGCCGAATTACAAAGCAAAATGATGGAAATGTGTAAAAATGGCGGAACGTCAAATAGCCATAATACGACAAACACAAACACCATCACCAATAGCAACAATAATAACAACACATTCAATATGAACATGTTCCTCAACGAGCAATGTAAGGACGCAATGAATATGAAGGACTTCGTGAATTCCATACAACTGAACCTCACTGACCTGGAAAACGTGGAACGGGATGGCTATGTAAAGGGAATGTCAAACATCCTGATAAACAACCTCCAAAAGACAGACGTATACAAACGCCCCGTCCATTGTAGCGACGTCAAGCGCGATACCTTATACGTGAAGGAGAACAATGAGTGGGAACAGGACGGACCCAACCATCCGAAAATGGTGAACGCGGTCCTGGCGGTGGAACACAAGAATGTGGCGCTGGTGAGCGAATGGGCGAAAGCCAACCCGCGCTGTATGAATAGCAACACCCGAGAGAATGAAAGGTATATGAAGCTATCCAAGGCAGCCACCGACGGGGAGAAGGAAGGCAACATCGCCAAGGTGATAAAGAGAGTGGCGAAGAATGTAGCTATTGAAAAGGATACGACTACGAATACAACTACGAACGGTATTGAATGAATGTGGTGGATGTAAAAGGTGTAAACACCCTGAATTCAAAAGTTTTAATTTCAAATGGTTAACATTATATGTTCGGAATAGATTCCGTCCGAAAATATTCGGTTCAAATTTGAGTATTTATAGATTGGAAAGTGGCTTATAAACCCCCCTCCAGAGGGGGGGGGAGACTGGATTATTGGGTGGTAAAACATCTTCTTACCATATATGATGTGATGTATATGGTGGTTGTGGGGTTTATGATGTGGAGGGTGAGGGTGAGGGGGGGGGGTATGTTGGGGTAAGAACTTGTCTTTCCCTTTGATTCCGTCCGTATAAATGTCCAAAGCGTCGTTTGCGCTGGAGACTTTTAAAAAAAGAAAATCAAAACATCAAAAAACACACTTGTTACTGAAACGCTCACAAAACGCATTTTCAGGACAAAAAACGTGTGACTGACCGTTTTGGAGGGTCTACTCGGGGTGGCTGCGTGTCATTCTTATCAATTTTTACCTTTGGGTATAATAAGACAACGATGAGTTATAAAACGCCGGTAATTTACAACTGTGAAATTTGTTATTTCATTACGAGGAACAAAAAAGACTACAGACGCCATATGTTATCTAGGAAACACTTGGACCTCAACCCCGAGACAAGTGAAGACAACGTTTATCCCGCTACAATTACCTCTAGCATACCCATTAAACCAACTCATTATCCGTGTCAATATTGTAACAGACTTTTCAAGTCTAGAACAACTATTTACCAACATAAGGCAAAGTGTCAACTGATACAACAGAAGAAACAGCAACAAGAGTCAGAGACGAATTACATTGTAGATTCATCGTCTATCGCATCCTCTCACTCCGCCCCCAACCCAGTGGATGATATCATCTCATCCAATGAGAATGTAATAATAACCCAGGAGATGTTTATGACGTTATTAAAAAACAATCAGGAAATGGTGAATGTGCTACGGGTCTTATCCGAGAAACAAAATACGACCAATAATACCACAAACAATACAACCAATGCGAACACCATCAACGCGAACACCATCAACGCAAACACCAACAACAACACATTTAATATGAATGTGTTCCTCAACGAGAAATGTAAGGACGCAATGAATATGAAGGACTTCGTGAATTCTATACAACTGAACCTCACTGACCTGGAAAATGTGGAACGTGATGGCTATGTAAAGGGAATGTCAAACATCCTGATAAACAACCTCCAAAAGACAGACGTATACAAACGCCCCGTCCATTGTAGCGACGTCAAGCGCGATACCTTATACGTAAAGGACGATGACGAGTGGGAACAGGACGGACCCAACCATCCGAAAATGGTGAACGCGGTCCTGGCGGTGGAACACAAGAATGTGGCGCTGGTAAGCGAATGGGCGAAAGCCAACCCGCGCTGTATGAATAGCAACACCCGAGAGAATGAAAGGTATATGAAGCTATCCAAGGCAGCCACCGACGGGGAGAAGGAAGGCAACATCGCCAAGGTGATAAAGAGAGTGGCGAAGAATGTAGCTATTGATAAAGAACCTCACACGAACGGCGACGGTAGCGCATTGGAATGAGTTTTGAAGGGTATAAAAATATTTTCGAATGACGCACCCATCCCCCACCCACGGCATTCGTTCAAGACCCCTAATTATTATATCGTGATTATCATAGTAGGATAAATACGATATACAATGGCTGAACCTCACACAATATACAATTGTAAAACGTGTATGTTTCTAACGAGGAATAAAAAGGATTACGCGCGTCACCTGAAGTCACGCAAGCATCTAGAGAATCATCCGACGGTGGCGACGACGACGACGGATACGACGGACGCCACACCCCCGTCCTGTGCGAAATGTAATAAGGAATTCAAGTCTCGCACTGCGGTGTATACGCATACTAAAAAGTGTAATTCAGGCGTCGCTCCATCGCCCGCACAATACGACGACCCCGCATCACTCACACTCGAACAAATCCAGTATATTCTTATGGAAAACAAAATACTCAAAGAACTCCTGGTAAACGCGATTCAGGGCCACCATCCAGCGGCGGAGGCTGCGGCGGCGCCATATCTGCCAGTATAAAATTGATTCTTCATCTTTGTTTTATATTGATTATATAGAACAAATGGCCGCTACCGCTGCGACACCCCTCCCGCAAGAAGACACGACCCTTCACCTTCTTGAAGAATGTCTGAAAATAACCACCATCAAGGAACTCGCCGCGAAACTGAATTTGTGTATCGGAACAATAAAGCGCTGGATTGAACTGTGCGATGTCCCCGTCCAATACACCTTTGATTTACACAAAATCCTGTCTCGCGATATTGTCTACAGCCAGTATTCGGCTTCACAGAAAGACCAGTTCTTTACCCCCGCTTCACTCGTGCAGAAGTGCTGGGACACATTTCGGCGCGAAATAACGAATGCGCCCATCGCGGAGTATACATTTATCGAACCGTCCGCTGGTGACGGGAGTTTCTTGAAGATTTTACCGAAGGGGTCGATTGGTCTGGATATTGAACCGCGATTCAGCGGAATTCAGGAGCAGGATTACCTCTCGTGGAGTCCTCCAGCGGGGTCGGGACCGGGCGCGAAATATATCGTATTCGGAAACCCGCCATTTGGATTACGAGGACACCTTGCGCTGAATTTCATAAATCATTCCTACGCATTTGCGGATTACGTCTGCTTCATTCTACCCCAGCTGTTTGAGAGCGACGGTAAGGGGTCTCCGCGCAAGCGAGTGAAAGGGTATAACCTGATTTATAGCGAGGGAGTGTCTGGGATGTTTTACAATCCCGACAATCAAGGCGTCAAGGTAAACGGGGTATTCCAGATTTGGTCGAAATACACGACGAATTCAATCTATGACATCAAGGCGAACACGGAGGAACATATGAAGGTGTATTCGCTCTCCGACGGAGGAACAGTATCATCTACGCGAAACAAGAATATGATTGGGAAGTGCGACGTGTATATTCCATCGACATGTTTCGGAAAAGAGAATATGAGGATTTACCATAGTTTCGATGAATTACCTGGGAGGAAGGGGTATGGCGTCGTATTCTTCACCAATAGGGACGAAATGATGAAAAAAGCGGACGGGATTGACTGGTCCTCCGTCAGTTTCCTATCCACCAATTCGGCCTATAATCTGCGAACTTCTATTATATTCAGTCAGTTTGCGGGGTAATGTCCTCTGGCGTCGTTGCCTCTACCGCCGCCGCTACCGCCGCTACCGTCTTTCGGATGAAAGCCGCCGCCGCCGCTACGTCATTTGGCGTGGTCGGCGTTATTTTTATAGCGTGGCCGTTTTCTATATTCTGTTCGTTGATTCGGACGCTTGTATCCAGCTTGAACGCGCCTTTCTCCTTTCGCCACGTAACGGTCTTTGTGGGGAAACACGGCAGTTTTTCTTTGCTTTTGTAGACAGACTCGGTGAAGTTTCTGAATATTGTTATGTAAATACACTCGGGTGAAATATCTACAAATATCATATACGTCGACCCTTTCCACGGGACTTCGCCCAACTCGTGCTGAAAGGTGGCGCCGGCGGATGAACCTTGGACCGCGGTTTTGATTTCAACGGGAATATCCATAATCGTGCCATCGCCATCCCCCCCGCCGCGTTGCTTCGTTTTTGAACCATCACACTCCGCGGGAATACCTGCGGTTTTACAAATAGTGTCGACGAGAACTTCGCCGACATTGCCGACATTATTACTTTGGAGTTTTACCAAATCCCTGTAAGGGCTATCTTTCCATATATCGCGCTGTTCCTCCTTTTGTTTTTGCTGGGCGATAATCTGAAGCAACATATCATGGACCGAATCGGCCATAGAATGGAATGGAATGGAATGGAATATACGAATCTATTCGTTCTATACGAATCTATTCAATTTTATTTATTACAAAACCGCCAAATATAATCCGTTCAAAATTGGATGTTCGAGAGATTTCTGGCCGAAAATAATCCGTTTGAATTTGGAAAGACAACGGAGGACGTTCGGACAGTTTCTGGCCGAAAATATTTCGTTTGAAATTAGAAAAATCCTTATGATAGATGGTTTGGGTAAATGACTCATTTTTATAGAATTTATACGGGTGAATATTAACGTTAGACCCCACCGCCAGGGTGTCCGCCAGGAATGTCCAAAACAGGCTTTGCACGCGGGAGTTTTGAAAACACGAAATGCGCAAATCCCGAAAAACGGGTTTGAGACTGAAACGCTCACAAAACGCATTTTTGCCCCGAAAACCTGTGACTGTTAATTTTTGGGGGTTGGCCGCCGCGTCCGAAACGGCGGGTTATTTTATAGTGCTAGTTTAAGACATTCTTTAGGACAATGGTAAATAAAATGAGTGACTCATTAAATGGTAAAACAACCGATGGCGGTTATGAATGTAAAATTTGCGACTTTAAATGCTCTTACAAAAGCAATTACGATATACATATTTCTACTCGAAAACATCAGGCAATGGTAAAAAATGAGGAGGTATCAGTAGAGGCGCCAGCCGTTCATCCAACCGTCCAGACCGCGGTCCCTTCAAATACATGTAGATACTGTAATAAAAGATATTCTCACCTTTCTGCGTTAAGTCGTCATAAGAAAACGTGTCCTATTACAACCGCAACCGCAACCGACACTCCAAATATCACACACGATATGTATAATAAACTAATAGGTTTAATAGAAGAGGTAAAGAATAGCAATAAAAATAGCGATTCAAACGCTACTGTTCCTACTACTGCTACTGCTAGTGCTAGTGCTAGTTCTGATGAGAATATTAAAGTAAATGTTACAGACTTTCAAAATACATTAGTTCATACTACAAATTTTATGAAAGAAATGATGTTGATGATGACAACCCAATTACATTCTAAAATGATGGAATTAAGTACACATACCAATAATGATCCCGCTCCCACATCAGTCCAGTCCTCCATCGGAGTCGCAACGAACGGTAACCACAACACCATCAATAGCAACAACAACACATTCAATATGAACATGTTCCTCAACGAGCAATGTAAAGACGCAATGAATATGAAGGATTTCGTCAATTCCATCCAGTTGAACCTCACCGACCTGGAAAACGTGGGAACCCACGGTTACGTAAAAGGAATGTCAAACATCCTCATAGACAACCTCCAAAAGATGGATGTATACAAGCGCCCCGTCCATTGTAGCGACGTCAAGCGCGATACCTTATATGTGAAGGATAACAACGAGTGGGAACGGGACGGACCCGACCACCCGAAAATGGTGAACGCGGTCCTGGCGGTGGAACACAAGAATGTGGCGCTGGTAAGTGAATGGGCGAAGGCCAACCCGCGCTGTATGAATAGCAACACACGTGAGAATGAAAGGTATATGAAGCTTTCCAAGGCAGCCACTGACGGGGAGAAGGAAGGCAACATCGCCAAGGTCATAAAGAGAGTGGCGAAGAATGTGGCTATTGACAAGGAACCGAATACGATTGAATGAATGTCTACCCAATGGTATATAAAAATATTTTCGTATAATAATTATACGAAAATGTCAATTCCCGATAAAGATTATTCAAACACGATTGTATATAAGATAACGTGTAAAGACCCGAGTATCCAAGATGTATATGTGGGTCATACAGTAAATTTCGTCCAGCGGAAAAAAGCGCATCAGCTATCTTGTATGAATAGTAATTATCCAAACCACAACTGTAAGGTGTATAAAGTAATGCGAAATCACGGTGGGTGGGATAACTGGAGTATGGGTATAATCGCATTCTATAACTGTAAAGACCTCAATGAAGCACGGCAAAAGGAACAGGAACATTTCGTCGCGTTGAAAGCAACAATGAATAGCGTTGAGCCGTTCCCGTCAAAGTCTGTAAACCGCATAAAACGAGTAAAATGTGTAAACCGTGTAAAACGTGTAAAACCTGTAAGACCCATAGGGTCCAATACAATGATGACTAATGGAAAAAAACGTGTTTATATTTGCGACAAATGTGACTTTATATGCTCTAAACAATCTAATTACGACACGCATCTTTTGACCTATAAACATCAAAAGATAATGGGACATAATCAATCCGAGTGCCAACCGTCATCAACAATATCATTCATTTGCCCCAACTGTAATAAGAAATATTCCCATCTTTCTGGGTTGTGTCGTCATAGGAAAATATGTGTTTCGGTTAAACAATATATGTCTGAACCCGTATCCGATAATTTATCGCAAATAAACACTGATGACGAAATTTCCCCCGATGATAATGTCAAAATAACATCAACAGACATTCGAAATATGATAACCGACACGCAATTTTGTAAGAAAATGATGTTTGAACTAATAAAAACCAACAACAATTTACAGGAACAAATATTGGAACTGATGAAGAATTCACAAACACACACCCCAGTCCCAGTCCCAACCCCACCCCCAGTCCCAGCCCCAGCCTTAAACACCAACAACCACTCATTCAATATGAACCGGTTCCTCAACGAGAAATGTAAAGACGCAATGAGTATGGCGGACTTCGTGAATTCCATCCAACTGAACCTGACCGACCTGGAAAATGTGGAACGGGATGGTTATGTAAAGGGAATGTCAAACATCCTCATAGACAACCTCCAAAAGATGGATGTGTGCGAGCGCCCAGTTCATTGTAGCGACGCCAAGCGCGAGACTTTATACATCAGGGTTGATAATCAATGGGAACGGGACGGACCCAGGCATCCGAAAATGGCGAATGCCGTCCTTGCGTTGGAAAAGAAGAACGATGCGCTTATAGAAGAATGGGCGAATCAGCATCCAAACTGTATGAATGACGGCACACGTGAGAACAAACGGTATTTGAAAATAAGTAACGCGATATCACTAGGCAACATCGCCAAGGTCATAAAGAGAGTGGCGAAGAATGTGGCGATTGACAAGGAGGCGCAGCCGCCACATACAGCAGATACTGCGTAATCGTAATGATAGTAGTAGTTATAATGATAGTAATGAAGAACATTGCGCCACGAAATACTCATCGGCTGGATGAAGAAGCGCACCCGCGCCCGATTTACACTCAATCTCTCGGACAACGCGTTTTATATCGCGCAGAGATTCGGGGGTACGACCGATGTGTAGGAGGTATGTATCGATGTCGGCCATGGTAGGATTCGCGTTGGCGGTGATGAGTAGAACCATAATGTGGATGGGTGGTTGTATGTAATATAAACGTTATGAATCTTTATATTACATAGAATAGACAGCACGGGAAATATGGGGTAGTTTATACACTACTTACGCTGACGACGGATTTTGCGAGATTTGGCGCATTTTGTAGTTCACTGAAATCATAAATAAAAACAAATGAATAGATTATCTATCAATGCCCCCCCGCACACGCCCTCACCCTCCCACTCCCGCAAGCGCACTTCATCTGGTATTGCGCGTGGCTATCTCTCCCCGCCGCCATCTATGCGTATTCCCACCACCCAGCGTCAACCCATCTCGCCATCGTCCCCGCCTCTGTCTGGGCGACATCCCTCCTCTACTGGCGCAACCCCCTCCGCGATTCGTGGCGGCGGACTCTGGATATGGTCGTCGTGTTTACCGGCCTGACATACAACACATATTACGCATTCCGAACTGTCCGTCACGCATCACCGACACACTTCGGCGTATACGCGGCGCTCATCGGCGCATCTGCCGCGTGTTATGGCGTAAGCACTTATTTGATGACGCGCGGACGCATCTGGCCTGCCACTTACGCACACGCGAGTATCCACCTCGTCGCCAATGTGGCGAATCTTGTGTTGTATAACGCAAACATATATAAAAATATATGTAAAATATCTATAATAAATAAGTAGACACGAATCACGAGACAGTATGTCAATGACCGATACCCGTCTCTCGAAATGGGCCGCCGATATCCGTCAAATCCGCGAAAATATAACCGCAGATGAAACAATAAAACCGCGCGCATTCCAACATCTCCAGGATATCATCGCATTTAACAACGTGTTATTTTATACTGGATTCTTCTTTTCATTTCTGGACGCATCCTATGTATTTCCGTGGGTGATGATGGGTCTTTCAATGAGCTCGCACTGGACTACGGTGAGTCATCACGTGAGCCACGGCGGATACGCCGACGCCGACAAAAAATACAACCGTTTTACCTACGGCGTGAAACTGCGTCGTAGGTTGATTGATTGGGTTGACTATATTTTGCCCGAAGCGTGGTCGTGCGAACACAATATTTATCACCATTATATGTTGAATGAATCGACCGACCCAGACAACGTCCAGCACAACCTCGCTATCCTTCGCGCATTGAACGTCCCGCGTGTCGTAAAATACGTAATCATTGTATTTTTCGCACTCACGTGGAGGTTATTCTATTATTCACCCAACTCGTATAAATATTATAAGGCATCTGTTCTCAAATACACGATGAAACCAGAAGATTATAAACAGATGACGCTCGCTGGCGCAGTTACAAACGAGTGGCCGTCGTGGATTAACAAAGTCGAATATTTCACCCTGGTATTATTCCCGGTTTTACTCTACCGCACAATATGTTTCGCGCCAGTTTATATCGCCCACGCGTATTTTCCCGACATTTTCACCGCCGCCCATTTACACAATGTTGTCGTGAATTATATCATCGCCGACCTCTTCTGTAACGTCCACACTTTTGCGATTATTGTCCCGAACCACGCGGGGAGTGATATGTATTTATACAGCACACCAGTAACCGCAAAAAGCGACGAATGGCTTCTTCGACAGTGTATTTCATCAGCGAATTATACCGCGGGAAACAAATTCATTGACTATTTACAGGGATGGTTGAATTATCAAATCGAACACCACCTCTTCCCAGATTTGTCCGCGTATGAATATCAGCGAATACATCATCAAGTGAGAGATGTTTGTGAACACCACAGTGTTCCGTATGTTAGCGAAAATGTGTTTGTCAGGTTATGGAAGACCGTCAAAATAATGACAGGAGAGGAGAATATCCCGTATTATAAGGGGAGTGAGTTGGAGAAGTATATAAATGATACACCGGACAGAGATGCCATTAGTGATTTGAAATAAATAGTATTATTTATTATATTCCAAAATCATAGAATATAATAACACACATCAATGGACCCAACCGTCCTTCTTGCGCTAATGCTCGCCACATACGCAATCCCCATCGCATTCGTCTATTACAAATACAGCACAGCCTCTACCGCTACCGCTACCGCTACCGCTACCGCTACCGCTACCGCTACCGCTACCCGTAGCATATCTAGCATCATCACCAGTAAGGAACCCTTCATAACAATAACGGATAACAATGTCCCCCCCCCATTCCAAACCCGGCACTTCATCGCCGCGTGTATGCTCTTGATGGCGGTCTTCACTATCGCCTATGAATATCAGCGTCCGCGGTGGTCCCTCTTCGCAATCATCGCCCTTCTCATAGGCATTTTCGGTGTTATTTTCATCCCCGAACACGACCTCAAACATTACATCTTCGCAGCCACGGCATTCTTCGCAATCCTCGGGTTTATGGTGGGACACACCTACTACGGCACATACAACGCCGACGCCGACGTCGCCGACGTCGCAGACACCCTCCGCATCCTCCTTTACGCGCAATTCCTGTTTATGGTCGTCACCGTCATAGGGGTCATCCAGGACGCGCCCATCTTCGCAACCGAAGTGCTGTTCCTCCTGAATTTCGCAGTGTTTTACTTATATCTACACCTTTTCCATTTCGCGCCCGTCGCCGTCGCCGCCTTCGTCGTCTAGTATCCGATGACGGTCGGCGCGAATCGCACCTACCCGATAATCGCGTATATACTGATACAATAGAAGCCCACCAGATGCCCCCAAAAACACGAGCGATACACCGATGACCGCGTCAAATGGTTCTTTGAACCAGACGAATGAATAGGTAAGCTGAATAACGCGTCGCACTATATCTAATCCACAAAGTAAGATATTCGCGGGGATGGCGCTATTTTTATTATTGAGAATGTATATTTTGTTGAACATGTAGAGCTGTAGCCCAAACGCGATGAAGAAATACAAGACCATCGTTCCCGAAGTAACGGGCGGCGCGTTTTTCACCGTATAAACCACCGCCCAAGGAGCCGCAAGCACGAAGTATGTCGCCTGAAACACGATTTGGAAATCAATATTGGATATTATGTCGCCGTGCTTCGTCATCGAATACTCTATGACGTTATTGTAGGCGGAATTCAAGCAACAAGATACCATAATAATCGCGGTGTTTTGGGCGACATTGCCGCCTCCGCCGCCGCCGCCGTCTTGATACTGAACTATATACTGCGCCGCCACTATCACGTGAGACACCACTAACGACGCGCAACTCGCGTAATAAAGCCGTGTCACTGGTTTTTTCAGCAAATATTTGAACCACGGAATATTGAAAATAATAAATCCGGACCGTAAGATGGTATAATAACCCAGTGTAACTGTATTCAGTGCGTAAAATACAAGTACGGTCTCAATGGTGTAAAGGACGCCCGTTATGATGGGATATTTCAGCACAGTTCGGCGCTCGGGCGCCATATAGGACGTAATTTTAGTCCACGAGAATTTATGGATGAAAAAGCACCCGTAAAACGGGGTGAAGCACAGACTCAATAGGACATTGAACCATTCGTTCTTGTAGTCGTAGTTATTTGTGATATACTTCATACAAATGAGATATTCGGTGAGTGTGGCGACGAAGAATATGGAGTTTAGGATGAGGAGCCAGGACATATACAATACGTCGAGACCGTAGTAGTATATAATATCCGTGAAATATGTCTATATGAGTTAAGTAAAATAAAATTGATGTAAATTTACTATCTATGTATTCATAATAACGACCGCTTCCGCTTCCACTTCCGCTTCCGCTATGTCATCCAATCAACAAAACCGTTATAACACCAATGCGCCAGATTGTCAAGACTGGACTCCAGTGACGATGAGTAAATCAAAGCCGTCGTCGTATAAAGACGCCGCGTCAGCAGCAGCCCCTGCTAGGAATTCAGCGTCCGCATCCGCCGTCGTGGCAGCGACCACCGCCTCCACCGCCGCCGACGACATCACAAAGAAAACGAAATATGTCGCGAAAGTCACCAGCGATACCATCCGCCAAGCGCGATGCGACAAGAAACTCACGCAAAAGGAGCTCGCGCAGAAATGTAATATGGACGTATCCATCATCGCGGAGATTGAGCGCGGCGGCAATTGTGTCTACAATGCGACCCACGTCAATAAACTCCAGTCGGTTCTCGGCGTCAAGATTCCGCGCGCGTAAATGGAGTATTGATTCGCCGGTATAAAATTGATTCATAATAAATAATAACATACATAAACAACCGTGTATATTATTGAATAATGCCCGCCGCCGCCCCCGCCGCCGCACCCCCCGCGAAAGCGAAAATCCACCGCCTGAATTACATCGGGTCCAAATACCAGCTCATCGGATGGCTCACTGATTATATGAAAGAGAAAACTGGTTTCACGACGTTCGAAAACAAGACCGTCGCGGACCTCTTCGCGGGGACAGGCGTCGTCTCTCACCATTTCCGCCTCCAAGGCGCGACCGTATATTCCAATGATGCCGAATTATATAGCGCGGTCATCGCACACGCATTTACGCGGTCTGTTTATACGGAGCGGGTCCGCAACGTCATCGCTGAAATGAATGCGGCCCCCACCGCGCCCCCTGGATTTGTCACGCGACACTATAGCCCCTATGAAGGCAACGAACGAATGTTCTTCACGGTTGAAAATGCGCGCAGGATTGACGCGGTGCGGGCGATGCTGGAAGCAGCCGCCGCCGCCACCGCCACCGCCCTGACCCACGACGAGTATCAATTCATCCTCGCGTCTATTATTATTAGCGCAGACGCAGTGAGTAATGTCCCCGCAGTATACGGATGCTATCTCAAGAACTTCAAGGCCAAGGCGACGAAACCGTTTGTATTAATGCCAATACACACCGTCGCCGCGGCCGATGCGAACTCCGCATCCGTCACAAAAAGTGCCGCGAACTCCGCATCCGCTACGTTCCATACCGACGTCATCTCCAACCCCGAATTCATCGCCGCCACCCTCCCCCCCGTAGATATCGCCTACCTGGACCCCCCTTATAATGAGCGCCAGTATTCCAAGAACTATTTCCCGCTTAATATCATCGCGAAAACCCCAATGTCACTAATAACCGAGCCCCCCTTAAAAGGCAAAACAGGTATTCCTACAGACTGCTTTCTGTCCGCCTTCTGCCGAAAAGGCACCGCCGCGGAAACGGCGTTTGATACCCTGATTCGCGGCCTGCGCGCCAAATGGGTATTCTTGTCGTATAATAGCGAAAGCATCGTCCCGAAGGATAAAATGATGGAAATCCTGTCAAGATACGGAATCGTCTCCGTGATTGAGCGCGAATACAAGCGGTTCAAGTCGTTTGAGTATAATGAAGACAAGGCAATCAACGAGTATCTGTTTTGTCTGGAAAAAAAATGAGCCGCCGCCCCGTGCGCGTCGCCCCGCTCCCGCTCCCACTCCCACTCCCATTATAACACATCTACCTTGAAATGCCCCGCAAATACCTGAAGCACCTTGTCAATCGCCCAGCGAACCGCCATATTTTGCCGGCTCTTGGTATGAAACTGGAATTCCATAATGGTTTCTTCTTTGACGTCCCCTGGCGCTATGACCCGAAGACTGGTAGAATTCGTCCATTTGTCGTAAGAGCGCGACCACGTATACTGAAACGCAGACCAGTCAGGCTCGTCGTCGCCACCCGCCGGCGCGATAAACCGAATCTCGTTGGTGTCGCGCACATAGTATACGATTGGCGAATCAAACGTGTATCTCCACAGCATTGGCATAATCGTCGTTATGTTTTCCTGGATATATTTTTTTAAGGTGGCAGGTTCCGTCGGGTCCGCTGCTATCGCCGGCTCCGCTATCGCTGGCTCCGCTATCGCTACGCTGCTACATATACACACCTCCTCCCAGAACTTTTGCGGGGTCGCCTGGCCCACCACCTGCGGCGCCACTTTGCCGCCTTTTTTCTTATTGCTTTTAGCCGACAAGTGGATTCCGCTGTCTGCCACAGCCGTGAAATCGTATCGCGCACCCTTACTCGCGGTATGAACGCACAACGGGAACAAATTGTCAGTCACGAGACGTTTCAGGCGCGGCGTCAACTTATCCACTTCAGCCTGGCTGTATTGAAACGGTCCGTCAAACGGGATACCGTAAGCATCGCATATTGCTTTTTCAAAAATCTTACCGGTGTCTTCGGTCTGGAGTTTCGTAAGCTGTGCGGCGGGGGCAACAACCACATCATCGTCACCTGGTTTCGTAATATTCGTTTCCATTATTCTGCTACTGTATTTCACGTAAATACTGGAAAGGTATTTCAATTTTTTGAGCCCCCGCGTAAAACGCGTAATCAACTTAAATATTTGATATCTTAATTATACATATTACAAAGATTCAATGGGTGGAAACAAACAGAAGAAGGCCCACAAACACAAGAATAATGCCAAACCCGCGGCGTCTGCGTCTGCGTCTGCGTCTGCGTCCGATGCGAAGAAGCCCGTTACCATCGAGGATATTTCGCCGGAGTTTCAGACGATTATCCTCGATTTCCTGCGCGACATTGACTGCTCGTTCCCAGAGTATCACGATACACTCGCCAAGTATTTAGGCTACTCTCACGAGATGAAGCCGATGCCGGATGAGCTGTATATCGAGCTTTACACACACTGCCGGGAGGTATACCCGGTCCGTTTTTTTGATATTCTGTATAAGAATGAGTCGTTGTTTAGCCCCAATACGGCAGAACAGGCTAGCAGCACAGGAGATAGCACGGTGAGCGACGCGAGCAGAGAGAGTGGAGCCGGCTCTGCTGGCGCAACGAACAACGCGACCGGAGCGGACAAAGCACAGGCGAGCGAGACGAACGAAGAGAGGCGAGTGAGCAGCGGAGTGAGCTTTCTCCCAGGCGTGGACTTCCGCGAGATTTGGGCGACGGATGACCTCGCGAACAACACCAAGGACATTATTTGGAAGTATCTCCAGCTCATCCTGTTCTCGATTGTCAACAATCTCTCGGATATGGGTTCATTTGGGGATACTGCGAAGCTATTTGAGGCGATTGATGATGGCGAGCTGAAGACCAAGCTGGAGGAGGTGATTGGTGAGATGGGGTCGATGTTTGGCGATAGTGCGGAAGCAGGCGCAGGCGGAGCAGCAGGGGAAGGGTTGGACGAGACATTTAAGAAGGCCACTGATTTTATGAATCAGGCTTTCTCGGGCGCGGGCGCGGGCGCGGCAGGCACAGGTGCGGCGGGCGCTACTCCCCCCATCCCCGATGCCGAATCCATCCACGAGCATCTCTCGTCAATCTTGAACGGCAAAATCGGCAAGCTCGCCAAGGAAATCGCCGAAGAGACCGCCGCCGACCTGAACCTAGATATGGAAAACGAGACGACGATGAAGGGTGTTTTCCAGCAACTGCTTAAAAACCCAGGCAAACTCTCGGGGATTATTAAATCCGTGGGAACCAAACTGGACTCCAAACTGAAGTCAGGGGAACTTAAAGAGAGCGAGATTATGCAGGAGGCGAGCGAGTTGATGTCGAAGATGAAGAGTATGCCGGGGATGAATAATCTGGCGAGTATGTTGAGTAAGATGGGGATGAATATGCCGGGAATGGGTGGTGGCGGTGGCGGCAAAGTGAATTTTGGCGCGATGCAGTCGCAATTGAATAAGAATATGAAACAATCGCAGATGCGCGAGAGATTGCTGAAGAAAGTCCAGGATAAGCAGGCCGCAGCGGCGGCATCAGCGGCAGCAGCGGTGGCGGCGGCAGCACCCCCCCTTCCAACAAATGGCAAGACCACCGCGGTGTTTACATCAGGTGAAAAGCCGGCGAAGACGCCACGTACCACAGCTCCTGCTACCACAACCCCCGCCGCATCCGCCGCATCTACTAGTGCTTCACAAGGACCTAGCGCAAACCCGTCCCAATCGAAGCAAAAATCGGAATAGGGTTTGTTCGGTAGTAGCGGATGCGACGTTAGGAGCAGGAGCTGCGGACGAAGAAACAGCGAACAAATAATATATAAGAGTATAATAGCTTATATATTATCAATTTACACTATAAATCGCGCAATGAGTAAAGACCAAGTATTTTGGATGGAAGAACCAGCCGTGCTTATGAATAAGGACTATATCCGCGAGATATGGCCGCAGAACGGGATGGAACCCCCCGCCAAACTGAACGCCATAACACGCTTCGTCATTTTAGCCACGATTTTAGGCTACCTCATTACATCATCGTTATCGCTCTTTATTTTGGGCGCGATTACTTTAGGAATCATCGTTATGATTTACAACTTCGTCCATAAGGGGAAGGCTGGCACAGAAACGGCGCAAGCGAAGAAAATCCTGAAAACGAAAGAGGGGTTCGCGAATAATATCGACACGCCCGAAATGTATGAACTGATGCGGGATGAATTCACCGCGCCGATACCCCAGAACCCGATGATGAACCCGCTTCTGCCCGAAATCAGCGATGACCCTCACCGCCGAAATGCCGCACCGTCATTTAATCCCGCGGTGGAAGAGGATATTAATGAATCCGCCAAACGCTTCGTAAGCGGGAGTTTTGATACGAACGCGAGCAACGTGATATACAATAATAGCAATGTCCCGAGCCAGCCCCCCAATCATACCCCCGAAGAAACCTATGGCAAATTATTTGGAACTTTAGGTGATAATGCTGTATTTGAGTCATCGATGCGGCAATTCCATCCGGTGGCGAATACGCGCATCCCGAACGACCAGGACGCATTCGCGAAATTCTGTTATGGCGAAATGAAGTCGTGTAAGGAGGGGGATGAATTCGCGTGCGGGCGCATCAATTCGCGCCTGGGGGCGGTGATAGGTCAGTAAGTTCGTCGTATCGTGAGTCGATATCCAGCGACATATGTCTATTTAGACGCCGCACATCCTGTTTACATAAATACATAATACATAAATACATAATACATAAATACATAATACATAAATACATAATACATAAATACATAATACATAAATACATAATACATAAATACATAATACATAAATACATAATACATAAATACATAAATATATAATTTATTTATTTATATCCATACATTACAAGGAACACCCGACCGAACGAACAATGGCCTATGTTAATAGCTATACCTTTGACAATATGTCACGCATTGGTTGCGACACAGGCGATCTCTCGCAACGCAACGTCCAGAATATGAATGCCGCCAATTATGCGCTCAACAACTTCTTTTCAACCGATTGCCAGATGGAGCGCCCTATCCAGTTCGCGACGAGCCAGCCCAACGTCTTCTACAAGGGAGGACACCAGACCGGATTTGGTGGCTGTAATATTGACACCAACTCGGAGTTGTCGATTGGCAGCCTGAATACCCACGCCAAGTGTAAATTGAGCCTCCTCGAACGTCCCTTTAAGACCGTCCCTTATTTAGGACGTGGCGCTGTAAACGTCGATTTTGAGTCCAAGATGCTTCAAGGGGATATGAATACCAATAAGAAGAGCATAACGCAATTGTCGGAGCAGATGAACGCATCGCACTCGGACTACCCTCTTCAAGAGGAGTTTAAGACCACCATTAACAACCCGGCGAATTATGTAGAAGGCGCTGCGGTCAATGGCTGGATTCGTGGAGGCGTGCCGTCGCGCGAGTTGGTGCGAGACCAGGAGTATATGTTTAACAGCAAGTAATCATCCGTCCCGATAATATATAAAGGTATATCCTATTTTTATATATTCGTTCATCCGTCCGTTATGGCTAATTTAGAAATACTGGCAAATACATCTCGCGCCGCCGACACCGCCGACGCCGCCGACGCCGCCGACGCTGACATTACCCAAATCGACCTTTCAGGATATAAATATGATATTGTCCCTACCTACAAGATGATTGAAGACATGGACGACCAGGTCACATTATTTCAAATCCAATTTTTACAAGCATTTGGAATCGATACCGGTGAATATCATCCAGAGATTGTTTCGGCGGTGATTGAATACCTGTTCGATAGATACAATACGAACCCGGAGATTCGGTCGATTATAGAGTCGCATCCAATGTATCACCTCGCTGCCGCTACCGCTACCGCTACCGCTACCGCTACCGCTACCGACGAAGCAGACGCCACCCCGCCTGGTTCCCCCTCATTACACGCACATCATTGCGTGGATGAAGTCGATAACGCCGAGATGATATTCTGTATGATGTTTTCATTTCATTTGTTTGATTTATTCCACAAATGCCTTCGCCACGCCAAACACGGGGAAGCCATTCCGCAACTACTGCGGGACGAAATGAAGGAATGTATTCGGACATTGTTTTAGGCGTATTACAATAATAACAATAACAATAACAATTATTATTATGTAGACAATAAATAATAATACATAATAATAACAATACATTCCATTCCATTATGTCATCCACCCGAAACAAGAACACCCGCACCGATTTCAAAATCGAGCAAAACGTCCAGAACCTCGCGCGCAATTATGTCGCGTTTGAAAACGGCTATGCGGGCAAGGCGTATGCCCCCGCCCTCGCCTACGAAAGTGTAGGCATCCTCCCCACCAAGATGTCCCGCGAGCATTTCGCGCGTAATTCGGTGGATATTGAATCCGCCCTCTTCGGTATCAACTCTACCAACCTCGTAGAACCCCAGGCACCCGTTGTCCCTCAGTTGAAGCAACTGCCCGAGGTGAAATTCTTCGACAGGATGGCGGTGTTTATGCCGGAACCGCTGGTGGTGGAGAAGGCGTCGAGACCATTTCAGCATGCGGAGGCGAAGTTGTTTTGAGGGGGGGGGTGGTAAGCGGATGCTACAAAATTTTAATATATATTTTATATGTGAGTTATGTATTAGAATATTACATAAATACATTAAACATATGGAAAATAGCCCTATAACAACAGCGAACACGTTAAGTAACTATTTAGATAGACGTAATGTCATAGAGGATAAAAAAAAAGGCTTAAATGAATTTAGAATAAACTTAAGAGAAAAATTTGTTGCTTTGAGAGACTATATTAAATTACATTTAAAAATCAAAAGGAATCCATATTTTACTAAATTTGGGTTGGATGAAGAACCTAAAATTGACGATAATGTATTAAAGCGAGTAAAACTCGCAATCAACGGTTTGATAGTTGATACCTTACAACCTCCGAACTGGAATGAATACATTAGTCAATCTAAGTTTTATGACGAATTAGAAAAATATAAAAAATATGATGAACGTTTTCAACTTAAGAAAAATGAACTTGACGAGATAAATACTGACGAATTAATTAAAATTCAACTACGTAAAGAGGTTTCTCAAGAATGGTTAAACGTAATTGATGATTTGTCATCTAGCCCAGATTATCAACTATTCTTATCAGCAAAACAAGTACAAACCATAATAACAGACATATTACGTTCTCCTATTCCTATTCCACCAAGAAAAGTGAGTGAAATAACTAAAATGCTCGATGATATTGATTTAGAATTTGCTATGAAATTAGAAACAATGGTTTTATCAGAACCACATAGCGAATTAGGAAGTAGAAGAGTTAATGAACATGAAAACATGATGGTTAGAAACTTTTTGCAAAGTAATCAACAGTCAATGCGTACCAAGGATATTGAGTTATTATCTCAACAACGACCACAAAGAATAGGAGGAGGACAATCTATAAGCTCCCGTAAATTTGCCAAACGCCGCCCTCGCCGCAAATCCTCCGCCATCAAACACCGCCGCCGCCGCACATCCCGAAAACCAACATAAAACTATTTTCTCCTTTAGTATCATAAAAGCTCTTTGACCCTTCCTTCACCCCTCGTTCCCGATGCAATCTCTCCAGTTTACCAACCCTAATCCCCGCACTTCCCCCGCGGGTTTATCCGGTTCATTCAACGCCAATAACCAAGGCTACAGTGGCACTGGACGCGTGACTTTCGGTAATGAAAACCGCAATGTCTTCGTTCAAGGCCAAGTCGGTGGCGGATGGTCTGGCGGCCGTCCCAGTGTCGGCGGAATGGTCGGCGGAATGATTCGTTTTTAGGCATCATTCCATTCATTCCATTGTAATAAAAAAAACAATATAAAACCAGTTAAGACTCCACCGCCAAATCCATATAGCAACCCACGTGATGATACAGAACAAAATGACATGTTCAGTCCGGTTCGCCCGCTAAACCTGCCGTAACCCTACCAACGCCTCCTAACATACGACCTCCCCCAATATTTATCCACACGTCCCACGCATATATCGCCATTTGCCACCTGACGCGGAGTCGGGATACTCGTGTGCGTTATTTCCGTCACAAGCACTTTCGCGCCGTCAGTCCTTCCGTATATCGTCCAATACATATACGGTGGACCTTCCATTATTTTTCCGTTGAATTTATGTCTGCTCGGGTATGAAACCCGTAGTTGCTGTAATGCCTCTGAAAACCACCCATAATATTCACTCGTATCTTCTGGGAAGGGCGTGGATGGCGGTGTCGTAGGTGTCGTCATTTGTCGTTCGTTCGTTTGATAATAGTAATTACAATTATTATCAATCAATTTATTCATTCATTCATTCATTCATTCATTCAATCAACATCCAGCCCCGCGAACTGGTTATGGACTTTCACGTTTCCGGATGTCTTTGCGCCTTTTACCTGTTGACTCGCGAATACGTCGCCACCGGCACCGGCACCGGCACCGCCGTCACTCGACGTCGACGGAATCTCAACGGTTAAAGACGGAACCATCCTACCTCCTCGCGCAGGTCTAGCACTATGAAACCCGGTTCTAGATTCAACATTTTCCTTGATAGCGCTCCTCTCAATCGGTCTTCCTTGACGCGACGGAAATGAACGGTGTCTTTGTAGTGATTCAGTGATATCATCACCCGCACCCGCCCCCGCACCCGCACCCGCCGAAGGTGTCGCATTCAAACACGCCAATTGTTGGGCCGCAGCCAACTGATTAACGTAATTAATCACGGTGTGCTTCGTAACGAACGCACCCGCCTCCTTCATCGTCGCCAAATAGATGTCGTAGTGAAGTTTATACATGTGAGTCTTCAACTCGCGGTCGTATTCCTTCAACGGCTTTGCGGCCTTCTTGACATAATGCTCGATATACGCGTCATAAAGGCGCTGGGTATAATCGTGAAGACGGTCTCGAAACTGGCGGAACGCGCGAGAATGTTGCGGGTGATACTTCAAATACTCGTCAATTCCGTGGTCCTTACGCAACTGGAGATACTGTGCCATTAATTTCTGCTCCATCCCTTTGCGCTTCTTCACGCTCTCATATTTGGGATTACGCTTCTTATAGCAGAAGCCAGTATCCTTATCAACAAAGACGACACCAGGCAATGAAACGCTGCGAGTCTCTGCCGACGCATACATTCGGCAATAGTCTTCGACTGTGTGGGTAGTAAATGTCGCGGCGCCTTCGATGGCGACCTCTCCATTGCCGTCGCCGTCAGCCGCGATACACGACAACCCAACAGGCATATGAGAAACGCTACCGCCAAAGTTAGCAGAGAAAATATCGCGGTCAATGCGGATTACATTCACGCCCGAACCCGCACCCGCACCCGCACCTGCTTCCGCTTCATTTGCCGTCACATTATACACCGCGACCAAATATAATTTCGGGACAGTTATGACATTGACGATTTGATTCTTGGGGTGCTGGACGACAAGCGAGTAGCAGTATTGCTTGGGAACCGAATCCAGACCGCCTGGAAGCAAACTCAAGACCTCGCAGATACGGCGGCGCAGAACTTCTTGGACGCCCAACTTTTGGAAAGTCGCAGTCGGAGTCGCAGGAACGGCGACGTCTCCGATGTCCGCAATCGCGACTTCCGCTTGTGCCTCCACGATATGGTCGTAGGATACTTCACCCACGCAACTCTTTGTCGCAATATACCACTTCCCCGCGCCCTCGCCCGCTTCCGCTCGCCAAAACAGATTCACCATAACACCTTCCACCATCTCCTCCGCGATAAGATGTCCGCCAGCCGAATTTACAGGCAGCGAATTCATATCATCAGTTAGCTTCAGCGTCTTGACAGGAGCAACACAACAAATGCGCCCATTATTGTCAAATACTACGGAGCGAAACCGTCCCACTGTATTGTATTGTTCCTCGGTAAGTTTAGCACGGTCGTATTTCAATGTGTAAAAAACGCCCGATGGAGTTTTAGAAAGGTGAAGAAGGAATCCTCGTTCACCACACCAGGCGCGAAGGTCGTGAATACCGCCCGCACCCGCGTCCACTGCGCCCGTGCCAGCGAGTGCGACCTTCTCTACGAAGGCCGGTAAATCCATAAATTCGGTTTGTGAGATAGAAAACATTACAGTATATTATCACAGGAGTAATCTTTATATAGGTTTGGTATAAGAGGGATACTCGTATTATTATAACAACATATAACAACATATAACAACATATAACAACATATAACAACATATAACAACATATAACAACATATAACAACATATAACAACATATAACCAGATATAACAACATATAACCAGATATAACAACATAAAATAGTAGATACATATACTAGTATATACATATGGAACCGCCGAATACCGACCTAGAATACGGCGGTAGCGATGAGCCACCGCAGTTATCGCAACCAGAAGTCGCGTCGGCGTCTATTAAACTCGGAGATTTTATACAGATTATCGCACCTACTCAACAAGAAATTCACGACCATATCTTTTTAGTCGACTATATATCCCCCCGCAAAATCAAGCTGATAGACGTAGAATCTCTCGCCGTAACTGTTTTAAAACTGGACGCAGCCGGTAATCTCAACAATGAAAGTATAACATCCATTAACCTTATGAGTCGCCCGGATGAGAGGGGGTATGCGAGGCAAAATAATTTAGTCGTATCTACGTGGGTAGATATTCGGTTCGGCGGGGACATTCCGACCATCATTACCGGTATGATTACAGATTTGGAAGAGGATATGATTGAAATCCGCACGTATCCAGAGGATGAAATGATTTACATTAATTTCGCGTATATGGGTATTCCGGAGAATCTACCGATTGAAGAGATTAAGATTCGCGCTCCGCCATCGGCGTTTACGGCCTCGTCGTCTGCGGGGGTAGAGGAAGGGGTCGAGGGCGAGGCCGGATTTTTGACAATGGGGATGGATGCCGTGGAACCGTCGTCTTCGCCTCTCGAGGAACGTAGGCGCCAGCGTCAAATGGCGAGAGCTGCCGAGAACGCAGGGGAGGACGCAACAGTCCAGCCCATAGGTGAATCAGAGTATACGGTGCTCGCATCCAGCGTGCCAGCCCCCGCCCCCACTGCCGCTCTCCGAGAGAAATTGCGCAGTGTTCTCCTCGACGCAGACCAAATCCAGGTCGGCGAAGAATTAGACGTCCTCGTCCAGACCGTGGATATTCCCGATGAAAACCGCCGATTTAATTTAGAAAAGCAGTGCGACGACCTCTTGGATACCCTGATGACGAACGTCCCCGCACCAGAAAAATCCCGCAGTGTCCTCGCCAATATACAGCGTATGGTCCTCCGGTTCCGCGAGCTCCGGCACCATTTCTCGCGGTTTGACACCAATGGCAACCCGGCGATCCCGCCCGCCAAAAGCGCGCTTTATCGCCCCCTCGTAGAATCATTAATGAAGATGGACCACGCCCTTCGATGGATTATTCCCATCGTAAAATCAAAGAAGGTTATTTACGATATCCCGATCGACGAGAGAACCGCTGCCGAGATGGATATCGCCCCGCGGTTGATTCAGGAAGAGCGAGAGGCGGAAAATGAACTCCAGCGTCAGTGGTATGATGGTTCGATTACATACGCACAGTATATGACAAATCTCTCGGCGCGCCATTTCACGCCCAGCGCGGAGCCGCGTTATACCCACGATGTCATTAGCACGCGTCAAGTGAATGAGAACATTACCGCGGTAATCGACAATTTGGATGATTTGTATTCATCAGTTGTCAATGGTGATGAAGTTAAGCGCAGGCGCTTCGTTATTCAAAAATACAATATGGGTCTCGATAAAGTCCGACCCGCCGCCTCCTCCGCTGCTGCGGCCTCGTCTGCCGCCGTCCTGAAACGCACCACCGAGTTTGCGAATCTCACCCCAAATGACCGAATGAATATAACCGGTTTTATGACATTCCCCGAACCGGTTATTTATTATTCGCGCATCTCGCTCCCGAGTATAAATATCCTGGATAAATCCGACCTGAATACCAAGAACGTCCATTACTGGGATATGTTGCGACAAATGATGTCGCTGACGACACACGATATCACCGATCTAACCGCCCCCCTGGATTTGAACGCGCACGGGCTTCTTCACGAAATCAAGCAGTTTGTCCTGGAGCCCGAGGCCTCCGCCTCTGCCTCTGCCTCTGCCGTCTCCGCCGCCGCCGCCGCCCCGATGAACGAACGCGACAAATACCGGAAGTTCCTGGAAGTTATTATACCAAAAACCCGTAATATTTTCGAAATGATGCGGCAGTATATCCACGGACGCCTTACATTACAGGATGTCCTGTCGTTTATTGAACCGTTTCTCGTATACCAAGAAGACCTCAATGTGAAGCAATATGATGAAATCGTCGCGTTTTTATATGAGCGCGTCCTAGAATACAAGCGGAATTATGCGACGAATTTCCGTAAGTTCGGTCGTCTGCGCGCGTTTCATTACAATGTGCGTTATATGGGCGTATCGATGATATACAAGCTGATTGTTACTGGAAAAATGATGGATGCGGATGTATTTAAAGCGTATGGGTTTCAGGACACGCAAGTCCGTTCCGCTGGCGGCGGCGGCGCACCCGCTCCATTTGACGAACGTCAGCGCCAGCAAGCACGAGGCCAGGCATATGCTGCGGGGATGTCCGACCAAACCGAATACAATGACAACCTTCTCTCGTCGTCCGAACTTTTATCGCGAATGTTGGCCGTGGATTATGCGAAATTATATATGGACGCAGTCGCTATAACTACGACCGAGCTCATAACGCCCTTTGATTTTAATCTCGTGCTGGGCGAACAAAGTCAGCAGCTTCGTGATGCGGGGGTGATGAGAAAAGCCACACAGGGCGGCGGTGCGGGTGGCGGTGCGGGCGGCGGTGCGGGCGCGGCGGTGGGGGCGGGGGGTCCTGCTGCCAGTGAATCCGCAGGCCGGCGGTTCAATATGGTTCTTGCGAAGAACTACCAAAATGAAGAAGCAGTCCAGGAAGACAATGACGGCGAACGACCCGTATTCTTTGATAAGAAGTATGATACTACGGATTACTCCTTTATTGAATCCTACCGCGACCAACAAGAAGCAATGAGCGCAACCGATTTCTCAATGTTTCTGGTCGATGAGCTTATCAAGAAGAAGAAAATACCCTACGAAGAGGCGAAGAAAGAGTCCGACGCGATTATGATGGGGCCAGGAATGCGCCCCGTCAATGACGGGGACTACGCGGTCGTAGAAGTGGATGAATACGTAGAGCCGGTTATGGGTGTCGCACGCCAAGGGTTTCCAGGCAACGAAGACGACGACATCGGAACCACCGAAACCAAATTCCTCTATTTTAAACGCGATAATGGCAAGTGGGTGCGTGATACCAGTATCCCCGCCATCATTCCAAGCAGCGACCGGAACTATTTTTGTAATGTAGATCGGGACTGTATTTCCCTAGCGGTAGATGCGACGCGGAATATGATGGCGCAACTAGGCGACATTGGCGACATCGGCGGCGGCAGCGCAATGGCAAACATAGCTGGAAAGGACGGCGCCGAAGCAATCAAGAAGGCGTTCTTGGATAAAATGAAGGCAGAGTTTGATGTAAAGTATCAGGTGACGCGAGAGAATTTTATGGAGTTTGTGAATAAGAAATTTGAATACGACCTGAAAAATATCGCGCGTATCAGCGAGATACAGCATAAGGAATTCTACAAATACAATGACCGAAAATACAAGCTTGGATTCCAGGCCGCTGCGGGCGCCGACGCAAACGCCGACGCAGACGACGCAGACGACGCAGACGATGCGATTATTTCGCCGATGGAGCCCCTGAAAGACAAGATTGTCGCCCAGTCGGATTTCGTGAAACGCCAATACGACCTCATGCAGTTCATAACTAGTTTCACGCGCAAGGCGAACGAAATTATGGACGAAGACCCGCATTGGTTATACTGTATCAAATCGAATGCGAAATTGCTGCCGTCGTTTTATGAGACGATTGCCATCGCATTTATTCAGGGCGCATCAACGGCGGCGGGAGGTGGTGGTAACATGCTATCTGTTGTCATTGACACCATTTGTAAAGAACGCGGCACGATAAGCGACGACGGAGAGGCGTGGGTGGATAAATACAGTGGCGCGCTTATTAAGAAGATAGAACACGTCACAGAAGAGGGGTTTGACGACGCAGGGTTTCGTCTCGTGACGAGAGATATGATAGAAGCCGACCTGGGCGAAGGTGTGCTTAATGTCGCGAGACCAGCGGCGGCGGGCGGCGGCGGCGGCGGCAGTGCCGGTGGCGGTGGCCTCAACGGCATCAGCATCGTGGAAAAATACGACAGCCCTAATGCGCGTATTATCAACAATATTATCACCACAATGACGGGTTATATGGGAATCGAAATCCACGCTGAACGCGAGTTTATTATTCAGAACACGCTCACACTTCTGGAGACATCGGTCCCCACGGAGGATAAATACCGCGAGAAGTCCGAACGCCTCTTCCGAGAGAAAGGCAAGCATCTTCCGCCGTATAAAGATACATTTTTTCAGACGCTGCTTCTTCTTACACTGGCCTACCTTACGGTGGCAATTCAATGCGCGATTCCCGTCCCGAAGACGCGAAAGACACACGCGGGTTGCGTGAGGTCCTTTACGGGGTATCCTCTGGACGGCGATGGCGATGTCTCTGGAATGATGTATATCGCGTGTATTGCGTATAAAATAAAGACGAGTATTGAGCCGTGGAATACGCTGAAATCATTCAAGAAGGAGGGCGATATTCTCGCAAAATTAAAAACACTGATTGACACCTTGATTATTACTAAACCACTTATAAAGGAGCGCCTACAAACGAAGCGGGACTATCTGCGACAAGGTGGCGCGGCAAGCGGCGAAGCCATCCCAGAAGAACTATCGATTCTACGCTGGTCCAATTTTATGCCGCCGATGAAATCTCTCGACAATATGCCGACCCCGCAAAATGTCGCCGCGGATTTCACGAATCAACTCATCGCGGATATGAAACGCGGCTATCACGGACAGCACGATAAACTCGCCGTCATTGAAAGCAAGTGCCAGTATTTCAGTCTATCGATTCAACAAATGATACACCACGTAGTGAAGAACAGTAGCCCCTTACTGCTGAATATGGCAAATGAGCCCTTCCTGGAAAACGCGTGCTGTAATGAGCCGGTAGACCGCCGAAGCAAGCGCGTCGTCGATTATTTTATGGAACGCGAGCAAAATATCCACCATCATAACCGGATTATCGGATTTCTGACGAAAACGGCGAGAGATATGGCGGTTATTACGCGGGCGACGACCATCATCGACAACCGAAATACGCGGTTTCAGTATCCGAATATTCCTGCTGATTTCGACGAACAGACGATATACCGCGCGTTTATCCATTATTGTCGGATGAATCAGAAATACGCGGCAGCATCGGCGCAAGGAGACAGCCGTCAAGGAACCGCGAACCCAGTCGCCACCGCCATCGCGATGTATTTACATCCCGCGCTCCGAGAGATTTGCCCTCCCCGCCCCCAAGACTGGAACCCATCCGATATTATTGACGATAAAATCCGCAAATTGAAACGAGACTCTAATATATTTGACGATAACAGCCTTGCGCGATTACTGAAAGCCGTCAATGGATACAAGATGGTGGATGCGGGGTATAAAACCGCAGTGCGGCCACAGGAAAATGTGCCGTTTCAAAGGTTCCAGGACGCGGTTCTATCGTTGGAGCGCAAGCAACGCGAACGCGGCGATTCCATCATCCCCCGCGAACTGCTGCAACTCCTCCTCAACATCCTCCAATCCGCGTCCCCCAGAATGGTCCAAGAAGACACGCCAGAGATGCGCGACCTGAAGAACTATCTCCAAATGAAGAACCGAGAGATGCGCGCCAATGTCGTCGGCTTTATTCAACAGCACGGCAAGCAGACCAAGGGGAAGTTTCGAGAGATCGAGCGTATCGTAGATACAATCCTGGAATTCGAAATCAACAAGAGCAGCACCGTATTGATGTCTTCTACCGATGAAACCGCCGCAAAGAGCGTCCAATTTATGAAGAATACGATGACACGTCTTATTGACATCATCCCCAATATTATTAAAAATGGCGTGGATTTTGACGACACGAATATCCCGAAGCATTGGGGGTTCTCGCCGACGCATATGAAGGATATCAAAGGCATCATTTCGTCGCATTATACGTCTCTCAAAACGTTTTATAACGACCGGGTCATTCAAGAAGTCCTGCGCTATGCGGGAGAACAGGTTGCTGACCTGAAAATTATGATAGACAATACGCCATTTATGGCAGAGATTTTCTTTGATGAAGAGAAGGATGCGAATATTGCGGCTGCCGCGGCTGCGCTGGCAGTACATAGCCAGGGTGTCGGAGTAGGGCTCTCGCGTGAAGGCCCGCGGGAGGTCGACATCATCAAAGAACTGGGCGAGCGTGTTCCGCATTCTACGCGCAAGAATATCATCACAATGTATTCTTTATTTGACCGGAATATCGTCCGTAATTTATACCTCTTCTATTTTCTCTCGTTTATGGGTTCATTCGTCCAACTCGTGATGGAAACACCCGTCAGTATTTATCAGGCGGAACCTACGCGGGTGATACGCAAAGGGGCGAAAGTGAGGAAAGGTGCCTCTGCCGCCTCTGCCGCCGCTGCCTCTGCCTCTGCCGCCGCAGGCTCCGGCTCTGGCTTCGCCTCTGCTAGGCTCCGCGAAGACGAAGACGACGAACGCGACGAAGTTGCCCCACATTCGCGCCTATATTCCGCCGACGACGCTGCCGCAGGTAAAGGCCAGCTTCTCTCGGATATGGATACCCTCCTAGGCGACAAGAAGGCGGTCGGACAACGCGTGAGCGAACTTCTGGTCGTGTATATCCGTATGATTGAAAAGGACAAGGCTGCGATTAACTTCAACCTCGCGAATATTAAGGAGAAGCTTACACGGGTCAAAGATAAAGAGAAGGACGGGGTCGTCGCGCGAATCGGCGACATGTCTGCAGGAGAACGCCAACTGGAGAATATGATGAAGACGCACAAGATGGGAATCTGGAGTCGCGGAACATCGCAGACAGGTGTCGTCATTTACGACCAGGATTATTATGACGAAGAACGCGACGAAATGGAAAAAATCGCGCAGAAAGAGCGGCAACTGGGCCGCCTGGACTATGTCACGGACATGAACCGAGAGATTTATGTTATGGACGCGATGGATGCGGACCGGACCGCGGCCGAAATCGAAACACACGAACTGGATATGTCGGCGGGCATTCCGGAGGATGATGATGCGGGGGAAGATGATACCGCGTATATCCACCAGCACGACGATGAAGGCGAAGGCGAATGATACGACATTTCCCGGATATTTTAGTATTTGAATAATATAAAGACCTTCGGACGACGGACGACGGACGACGGACGATAGACGACGATGAATCAAAAAGGGGTTATTTATATTATTCTCTCGGCAATATTACTTTATCTTTATTATCGCAAGCGCGACCTCGCTATTTTCGCGGGGTTCGCAGTGGTTGTTGTAGGGACACTGATATTGGGGAAGGGGGGCAAGGAAGGGCTTGATATGGGAGGCGGTGGCGGTATTGATAAAGAATGTGCTAAGATGGGATTTAAACAACCTAAGATTGATAAGAATGATATAAATGGTAGTTTAGAGAAGGCGATGAAGAATATCGAAAAGGTGGCCGAGACGAAATGGCCGTTTGAAAAAGGCGACATTGAAGGAAAACGCACCGAAGATAAAACATTTGACGCGAATTGGAGAGTTATTAGCGATTCAACTTTTATGAAGGATTTGGTGAAAAAAATAGGAGAGGATTTGAACGCTAAGAAAGTAAATAAAGAATACGACGCAATAATGGCTCTTTGGGGTCCGACAGAGGAACTTTACAAGGCTTTTATTATACAAAAAAAAACAGATAAGGAAAAAACCGAAATTGTTGAAAAACACAAGGCGAACCTAGATAATATTATTACAAGTGGTCCAATTGTTATAGAACTCATCAATAATCTTAAAAAATCAGATGAAATAAAAGAGGCGGATGATGGTGTGAAGGATATATTGAAATATATAACTTGTATTGTCAAACAGTGGATTGCTATATTCAATGCTATTAAAAAAGCAATGGCGGACGCAGGCGGCGGAAAAAAGAAAAATAAAAAGAAAACTAAAAAGAAGCCTGTCGATGAAGACGAAGACGACGGTGAAGATGAAAAACCGAAAAAGAAAAAGAAAAAGAAGTCGGCCGACGAAGACGACGGCGAAGATGAAAAACCGAAAAAGAAAAAGAAAAAGAAGTCGGCTGACGAAGACGAATAATAAATAAGAATAAGAATAATATTGTAATATACTAGTAGAAAGTCTATTACAATACAGTAAACCGTAATGAACGCAATCAGAACCATCATCCGAAATAATTTAGCAGGCACTGCTATTTTGTTATATGTCATTGTTTTTATGCTGGTCCAATACGCAACCCCGTCGTTTCTTTATAATGACGACGGTAGTCTGCGCGAATTCGGCATCGGGTATTCTAGTAAGACGGTGCTGCCAATCTGGATCGTGGCAATTGTATTAGGAATACTGTCGTATCTAGCGGTTTATTACGTGTCAAGGCCGGCGACACGCCTCTTCCTCTAGTCTCGCGTCGCAGCTCCTTTCGCCTGCGGCTCCACTCGCTCACTCCGCTCGGTCATCGCTCGCGATATTTGAAGCAACACTCACGAAAATGTGTCAAAATATAGGCGGAGTCAGTGTAGCGGAGTCAGTGTAGCGGAGCCGAAATGGAACGACCGTAGCGAAGGGCGTGGAATGGCGGCGAAAGCAGCTGCGACGTTTACCCGGTCACCTCCAACACCTTATTCTTCTCTTCATCCGCCTTCTTCTTCGCCGCAGCCTGCGTCTCCTTTAGTACCTGTGCGCGTATCTTCTGCTGTTCGGGTGTGAAAGAACAACCCATATTCAGTAAGTAATTATAACTGATACTGACGACAAGCAGACCGCACAGTGCCAGCCAAACAAATTCGCCAACAATCGATTTCATCATTAGGCATTTCCGAATTTTCTCCAGGTCTTCTATCTTGGCCGAGGGGCGAATCAGGCGCGACTCTTTGAAACTGTCCCAGAAACGGTCTAGATTATCAAGCCCTAGTTCGTTGAGGATGATAGACTGGTCTGTATAAATTTGCTCTAAAGCACGACCGATATCGCGTTTGTTTTTTACGTCGTCTTTAGGTATATCCGCGGCGCCGTCGCCGCCGCCGCCGTCACCCCCCTTCTGTCCCGCTGGTGCTGGCGCTAAATCAAACTGTGGTGTCAAAATATTATTGAATACATCCTTTAAGTCTGTCACTGCAGATACGAACATATACCCGAAAGTATTGCTGAAAGGCGTCAACCAGCCTGGGAATACCACGAGTGCGGATTTTAGTGCGCCTAAAACAAGGAACCACGGTAACACAGTTGCCAAGAGCGCCGTCTTTTCCTGGTCGAAACCGCAGATATCCTTTGACATTGCGAGGTTGATGAAATATTCGCCGATGATGAGTACGAGGAAGAAGAGGAACGTTATCCCACCGCTTAAGACGCCATTTTTCGTGTATTTATAATAAGAATAAGCACCGAATAGGGCCAAGAAGAAGAATATCGCAACAGATGAACTTAATTCAGCCATTTACACTATCGGGTTACGTAATTACATAATACACGGATTATTATCTCGCGTTCCGTTCCTTCCCTTATTTTTTCCCATTATAATAAGCGATACGAAGCGATACAAAGCTGCGTTTGATGAACGATAATGCGCCAGCCCCCACACTCACCGAACCTGGTGTCCGATATTTCTTAAGCAAATCTCTCGACCAGTGTCGCAGAGTCAAGGATTGTTACCACACCCAAACATTTAACATTACGGTGGGTATCACATTCTTCCTATGTTTAGGAATATTCTTATATCTTCGATACAAAGGTAAGCCTACCATTGAAGAAGTAGATGCGAAGAAGCGTCAGCAGCAGGAATATATTCTCTCGAAACTCAAAATGGTAAACGCCACACATTATGCGCAAAGTAAGGGCATTCCGATGGATGCGCGCACACACCCCGCAGGGAATGGACTGGGTATGCTTACCAACCTGCCAGCGTGGAAAGGGCCTGATGATTGGTATTAAAAACAATTATCCAAGTATTATAATTACATATAGGTGCTTCATCGCGGGTCTACATCCATTACTATGTTTACTTCTTTAACGGGTTCAGTCGGACCTTATACCAAAAGAAGACTAATTACGTATAATTTACAACCGCAGGCACAGTTGCCATCAATAGTGCCGGTTCATACTAATTATAAAAAACAACCATTAGATTTTTGTGTCTCGTGCTTTATACATAGAAATAACGCGTGTTCCAATAATATAAGAAAAAACGGAAATAAAGTATGGTATGTATTACATAATTTAGTTGAATCTATACAAACACCCAAATTAACAAATGAAGAGTTTGAAATGATGTGTACGACAATATTGACGGTAATAAAATCATTACCGTGTAGTGAATGCGCGCGCCATTCGTTACTATGGTATAATACAGATGTCAAAAACAACGCAAAATTACATAATAGAATTGATTTTATATATGCGTTATGGAAACATCACGACGATGTGACGAAGCGAATATTGACTATAAATCCGGGTACTATAATACACCGATTAACATGGGTTGAGTATAAACAACAAGTTGAAATCAACAAAATCAACTGCGCCCATATTGCGAATATATAACATAATTATATATAACAATTGTTATAAATTAAATACTTAATTGTATCAATACATAACAATACATAACAATACATAACATGTACAGCCCCGACGTATATCAGGATTTACATGCGGCTATCCAAGAACGCGCGTCCTCGTCCTCGTCCTCGTCCGCGCAATACGGCGGCGGTGGCGGCGCAGCCGCGTCTCGTATAGCCCAGCAAAAGCACGCCCAGGATACCCGCGACAACCTGAAAAAAGCCACCCGCGTCCTCTTGGAAATGTCCCGTAAGCAGGAAGACGCCCTAAAAAAGCATCTACAGCGCGCGGCCGACCCCAACGAGTTCCGCGGAATGGTTTATCCCTATCAACTCATCCCAGAAGAAGAGCGTGTGAAAATCAACGACGCAACCCACGGGTACTACTCCTTCAAAGAAAAATACAACACTGCCCTGGAAAAGCGCCGCCAGCGCCTTATAAATGACCCCATCATCAACTGGAAATCCCTCTCCTCCCAGCAGAAGGCCAAGCGTCTCGCGATCATCAAGCCCGCGTGTATTGTTTGTAAGCAAGATGGCGGGTCCATATTCACGGAGACTGATGGCAAGCTGAAAGCCATTTGCGGAAATATCTCTCAACCCTGCGGTTTTCACATCGAAGTGAGTCGCGGTAAGTATATTAGTTTAGAAACTTTGATGAATGAATCTCTCGAAGAGGTCCGCTCAACCAAGGACGAAATCATCCGAATGAAATTGGACCTATTATTCAGGTTCATTAATGAGGACGAGCTCCTGAAGCAGTTTGACGCGGTCCAGCATAAACTACAAGAACAGCAGAAAATGTATGCGGAGTTTCGGAGCTACTATTTAAGCGTAACAGACAACGACGATATCCGCCAAGATACGGATACACTGACACGCGTTATTTCCGAGAAGGTCGCACAGATTAAGGAGTATATGAACGAATTCAAAGAATCCGAGTGGAAGAACCGAAGCATCATCGATGATATTCTTGTCCTTTATCAGCAGGATATTGAGCCAGCGTATATGAAGTTGCGAGAGACAAAGTATATATATTCCCAGGTAGAGACCACCGAAAACGCCAACGGCGCACTCGTCCAGATGTATAATGACCGCGATTTCAATCTGTCGCAGAAGAAATACAGCTACAACGAGCTTTATATGCCGGTAATAATGCCGAAATGGATTGCGGATAACCGGATAGTAAGTAAGCCAGTGGGGATGGTGGCGGTGGCGGCAGCGGCAGCAGCGGCGACAGCGTCGACAGCGGCGACAGGAGCTGGAGTGCGGTTGCGTCCGTGAGCGTGTTATTATCGCAGCAATATATAATACCGATAGCGATACCGATAGCGATAATGTTAAATATATTCAACCATATTTCCATTCCGATTTTCATCGTAAGCCTCTCCATAGGCCTATTTTATGTATATATATCGGTCCCAAAACCGAAGATTATTTATGTCTACCCGACTCCTGACAATATCCGCAATTTTCAATTTAAAGACCACGCGGACAACTGCTTCTCGTTTGACGCGAAGGAGGTGAATTGCGCGAAGGCGAAGGGGGCGGTGAAGAAGATTCCGGTCCAGTAGCGGAGCGGAGCGGAGCCGAACGGAGCCGAACGGAGCCGAACGGAGCCGAACGGAGCGGAGCCGAACGGAACGGATCCGAACGGAATTCTAATTTATATCGCTTATATATTAGAATACAATGGGTTTTCAGCGTCTGCTTCATACCGAGACAGGCCGCATTATTATGTCTATTGTGCTTGGTCTAGGTATCGCATCGCTGTTTCGCAAGGTATGTAAAGACCGGTCGTGTATTGCCTTTCGCGCACCACCTCTCAAAGATTTAGAGAAGGATACATATAAGTTGGACGATAAGTGTTATCAGTATAAGACAAAGGCTGTGAAATGCGAGGCGGGGAAGAAGGATGTGAGTTTGCATTAAAATTGAAGAATAATAGCTCATTATTGTAGTTTATATTATACAATAACGAACACGACAATGGAACTCGTAACCGAACCTGATGTATATTCACCAAATATAGATGACAAAGGCAATTATGTTGACAAAATACCATCGTTCAATACCACTGCGCTCGCAAATGGACTACGTTGCCCGTGTGGAACCCGAAAAGACAAGGTCTATATATCTTCGCCATTATTCGCAGCGCACTGTAAAAGCAAAACACACGAGAAATGGGTCCAAGACCTCAACGCAAACAAATCCAACTTCTTTACCGAAACCCAAAAACTCCGCGAAGTCGTTCACGCTCAGAAAATTATGATAGGAAAGTTGGAGTTGGACGTATCTAGTAAAAATATCACGATTGGATACCTCACTCAAGAACTCGCAAAGATAATGAATGGAGGAGGAGCGACATCGGCGAATGATATGTTATTATTATGTTGAAACAGATTCATTCGTCCAAAATACAACTCTACGTTCTCTGTATTATGTATATACATATCTATTCTAATTCTTAATTCTATTTAGTAATATTCCAATGAGCGACACAACAAGTATTGACGACCTCCCTTTAAGTAGCCAAACGCCGGGTTCAAGCCATCATCACACCCCCTACGGGGGAGGGGGCGGGGGCGGCGGCGCACCTCTCATCTACTCCCCCAATGTAGGCGGCGACCCGATGATGTCCCACGGACCGACACAAATCCCCGGAAACGTTATGAACGAAGTCATGCAAGGCGTCCAACGCGCCAGCGCCAACGGGATGACAATGATACCGACGAGAGATATTCCGATGAACCCTAACTCATACACACACGACGACCAGTCACGCCCCAATTATGTCCCGGAGAAGTCGGTCGATTTCGCCGACGGCCACGACTATATCAAAGAACACACCTCAATGGAAAGTATCGTCCGCGCGAATGCGCGCCAGTCGAACCAGATCGACACCATCGAGGCAATTTATTACGACCTTCAAATGCCGATTCTCATCGGTGTCCTCTATTTCATATTCCAGATGCCGGTATTTCGCGCACAACTGCTCCACTTCCTGCCGTCATTATTCGCGGAAGACGGGAATTTCAAAATGATTGGACTCACTGCCACGAGCGCGATGTTCGCAGGCACATTTTTCGTCATTATGAAGGTATTCAACAAATTGGGCGAGGGGTTGAGGTGATTTATTATGTTGGTGTAATGTAGTATATATAATGAGCTGGTGGCCATCATCGGTTGTCGCGGGGTGGATAAATAAGTTGAAACCTAAACCTACACCTACAACCAAAACGCCTGATGAATTGATTGATGAAGCTCGGAAAAAAGAAGCATTATTGATCTCACGCGCTCAAAATGGAATAACACAAAATGATTATTACCGGTCATATGCTGAAGTTCGTATGTTATATGAGAGCATATATACGACATTTAAGTATTCACTTGCTTTGAATAGACTTGCTATGTTAATCGCAGATTATGCGAAATTTACATCAACGTTTATTAACAAGGCTGAATCAACTGATAAAGACACAATGAAGAAAGACGTAATAACACGGTTTAATAACGCGACACAAATATTTGACCGGGCGATACACGAAATGGAGACAGAGACAGATAAAGAAACCGAACTGAAAAAAATAAATTACTATGAAACAAAAAGTAATAAGGCAATACATATCTTCAGAGGTTTAATTATTACAGAACCCGAAGAAATATTAGTTTCTCCAGATGTTACTGGTAGTATCAATATATTCAAAGAATTATGCGAAAGTGATTATGCGCCGGGTTGTCATTATCTGGGGGTTGTATTATATGAATGCTCAATGAAACTACATATAGACGACGTAAATAAAACAAAATGGTTAAAAGATGCGATAGTTAATTTGGAAAAGTCTAATTCTATTTCTGTCCGTACCAACACGGTTAACACAAATAATAGAGAAAAGATAAATAGATTAATTGAATTATGTAACCGAGAATTATCAAAATCGAGTAATTCCGTAACTAAACAGAGGTTTGAGGGCGCCGGGGGGAGTTCACAGTTAAAGCGCACAAGTAGAACTACCAAATCAAGAAAACATCGTAAAAGGGTATCAAGAAAACGACTTCATAAAAAAAGTAGAAGAGGTCGTTCTAGAAAATAATTCATTTCAGTCACTCATCTCTGCTCCGCACTCGGCTACGCTCCGCTCAGTCGCTCCGCTCAGTCGCTCCGCTCAGTCGCTCCGCGCCTTTTTCCGCGTCTTCGCCGCCCCCTTCGCCGCCCCCTTCGCTCCTTTATTCTCATACGGAATATACCGCAGAAACCACTCCTCAAATTCGCGCGAATCGCGCTTCCCCTTTAATTCCTCGTATTTCTCCGTCTTCTCAAATCGCATCGATTCCAACGTCGGCTGTTTTCCGTAGCAATTAATACTGAAACGCCGTAATAAACCGTTCTGTTTGAGGCGGTTATGTTGCTGGACGTCAAAAAGGAACTGGGACATACACATAATACGGTTGATGTCGTAGTATACGCGGTCGGCGTAGATGAACGCCAAGTAAAAACTCAACATTGTATCAATTGTCGCAATACGAATAGACTCGCCGCCGTCGTCGCCGTTTATCCGTATTGTATTATAACTATGACACGCGAGAGGTTTGTATAAGAACGCAATCACTTCATCTCCGATACGAATATCATAGTGCTCGGAAATGACCTCGCCGATACCCGCGTGCTTTGTAAATTTGACGTCGGTATACTTATGCGCGGTGAGTTCGCGGACTACTTCTTCGCATAACTCGCGGGGGTCTTCCGAGAGAACATCAAAATCGGGGATTTTATTGACGATACGGCGCTGGTGTTTTGGCATATACCGCGAATACAGGATGTTCGCATATCCACCGAAGAATACCGCGCGGTTCTTAATAAATACATTGCGGACGATATTATAGATGTCGGTTTCTTCGAGTTCTTTCTCTCGGTGAGATTTACTCACGGAGTATTCGGGGGTCGCCTCGGGGGTCGCGCTCCTGCTTCTGCTCGCGCTCGCAGGCGCGTCCACGTCCACGTCACTCGCTTTCATAGAATACAATACAAATGTGTCATCCGCGCCCAGTAATCTCTCATACGTCGCAATCAAACGATACTTATGTGTGATTTTATCTTCCTCCACTGTGTATTTGAAGTCGCCAATCGTCTCCTCGTGCGAAGGAACCGTGTGATACAAACGCTTCAAATACGTACCTAGATTATGATACTTCTGAATAATGCCGCCGATTGCTTTTCGTTTCAATGCTTTTACCGAGCGAGTCGCACTGCCGCTGCCGCCGCCCTTTTTCACAGACCGCGACCGCGACCGCGACCGAGACTGCGACCGAGCCTGAGACTGAGACTTAGACCGCGACTGGGACTGCGACCGAGACCGCGAAATACTAATTTCCCCCGTATTTGCCTTCGTCGCGTCTTCGAATCCGCGCTGGTATTCTATTTTATCACAGTTATACCCTTTCAAAGGGTAATGTGTGTTTAATAAGACCAACCGCTTCTGGACCTTCTCCCAACGAGAGACGTCGCCATCTGGACGCGACAGTTCTAAATACATTGCCATCCGAAGAAAGTCGGGTGGAGCGTAGCGTATCCCCTTTTTAATAATCGCATCCCGAGTGATTGCCTTGAATAGCGCGGGCTCCATTTGCGTAATGTCCGCAATACCCGTGAAGTTAACGAAGACCTTGTATGTCCCGTGATGGACGCCTGACTTGGCTTCTACATCTTCGTATCCAGCCTTGTAATAGATATCCGCGAGCTCCTTCGCGTCATCCAACGCATTATTTGAATAAAAATCATAATCGGGAAGCTCAATATCCTTGTTGTAAAACTGGGCGTCTTCGGGGAGGATATTATTGATGGCAGTCCCGCCATAACATACGAGCTTTTTATTCGCGATGAAATCCTCGACGATGGATATGATTTTCTTGACCTGAGGATCTTGGATGATTTTCGCGCCTTTTCGTTTTTCCATAACATCCACGGCATCGCGCAGGATTTCGAGCTCCTTTTCATCATAGGACTTACCGTCATCGTGGCGGTTCTTGTGCTTGCGCGACATCCACTATATATGTTATATAGTACTAATAACATATATGGATATATTTATGTCAGTCGATTACGGTCATCGGGGGTGGTCGCGGTTTTAGTTACGGATTTACTTTACAAGGTTATCTTGACACCACCCGCCGCCTCCGCCGGTCGCGATTCCATTGACGCCTTCGGATTGGGTGGTGCTGGCGGAGCAATCGTAATCGGAACATAACGCAATTCCGCCGGTTTCAACATGAACGCATACCCCACCGACGCAAACTTATCCTCATATGCCTTCAACTTCTCGTCACGCACCTCCTCCTGAAAACACATCGCCGCGATTTGGCACCCCCACGTAAACGGCCCATTGTGCCCGTCATTGATGGGTCGACCGCCTTTATCCGGCACTACTAAACACATATTCTTCTTATTCGCGTCTTTAAATGCCTGGGGGTCACCGACATTTTTCACACCGAAATATGTATATTTGGCGAGAAACAACGTATTGGAACTCATATTGATTAATTCAAAGAGTTTCGTTTTACGGTATAATGGGTTCGTTCCGTCCACAATCAAAATAATTTTCCCCTTAAAATCAGTGAGATTTTCATTGCCTAAATCCTTCGATTGATATTCGCGGCCGTATTTCGGTCCAAGCAAGTTTCTCGCGACAGTCTTGCTCTGCGCGATAATCTTCGCCAGGTTGTCATACATTGTGACATTCCGAGACATCATTCGCATATGGATAATGAAGGGGTCGCCTGGATTGGGGCATTTGGACCCAGAGAACGCATAACTTCCTAATACCTCAAATGCGTCGGACACTGGAATATGGTTATACGTTTCCTTATAATTAAATGAATTCACAGAAGAAGACGCGATAACCGGCTGATTATCTACCGAAAACACCTCAAAATCAATGAAACGACAGCCGCGCGCTAGGGCATAGAGACACGCGTCCATACTGACGGACGAGTTTTTGAATTTGTCAGGATTGAATGCGTTATACGCCGACTTGATGTAATAATCCCGCAACTTGAACTGGCTTTGACTGTCTTCTGGATTGATGGAGGTCAGATTTTTGTCGATGAATTCTTTCGTATTTTCGTCGGGATTCTCCTGATTTGTTAGACCTTCCTTTCCAGGCGTCGGTGGCGCAGGGGGTGCGACGGGGGGTGCGACGGGGGGTGCGACGGGGGGTGCGACGGGGGGTGCGACGGGGGCTATCTTTTTACGCTGATTGATCGTCATTTCATTTTCAGTTGTATCCACCGTAAAATTCTCGGTGGAGAGCACAGGGTCACCGATTGACCGGGTATTTGTAGGAATAAGCCGTTCAATTTGTGAAAGAAACGTATCGGTATCGGTTTCGGACGGTGGTGCGGGAGCAGATGCCTTATTCGCCGCCGCAGTCCCAAACCCTTCGCGGAGCCTCTTCTCATAACACCGCGTCTTGATAAGTTCCGACATTTTCCATAATGCGAACACCAGTATAATAATACCAATAAACACGAATTCTATTTGCGTTTCTTTCATTTCTATGTATTCAACTGCGTATATATATCGTATATATATCGTATATATCGTATATATCGTATAGATTTTTATATAAAGTTAATACAAGTAGAAGTATCAACTATATAAAATACTAAATGACGGGCGGCCTATTGAATCTGGTCGCGACTGGCAACCAAAATGTCATCCTCAATGGCAATCCCAAAAAATCCTTCTTCAAAAGTACCTATCTTAAATATACGAATTTCGGTCTTCAAAAGTTTAGACTTGATTTCGACGGCCAGAAGAAACTGCGAATGACCGAGGAATCCAAGTTCACGTTTTATGTTCCGAGATATGCGGAACTGCTAATGGATACCTATGTTTGTGTTACGCTCCCCTCTATATGGAGCCCGATTCATCCTCCCGCGAATGTGGGTGATATGTGGGCGCCCTACGAGTTTCGCTGGATCGAGAATCTGGGAACCCAAATGATTAAAGAAATCGTGATTTCCGTCGGCGGTATGACCCTACAGCGTTTCTCCGGCCATAACTTGGCAGCGATTGTGGAGCGCGACCTAGATAACACCAAGCGCGAGTTGTATAATGAAATGACAGGCCACGTCCCCGAATTATATAATCCAGGCTGTTCTGGTGCGCGGTTGAATCAGTATCCGAATGCCTATCGCACGGCCAACATCGCCGGCGCAGAACCCTCTATTCGCGGACGCAAGATATACATTCCTATTAATGCGTGGTTCACCCTCTCCTCCAAAATGGCGTTTCCTCTCGTGTGTCTCCAATATAACCAGCTACAAATTGATGTGACATTGCGCCCTGTGAGGGAATTATTCACCATTCGCGATGTAGGAGACTCTGTCAATTATTGGCCCGTCGTCCAACCCGACCTCGCGAACCCCCTCCACCAAATGTGGCGGTTTTTATACCCGCCTCCTAGTATTGATTTATCGCTGAACTCATATCCGAGTATTCGCACTGACTGGAATGCTGACGTCCACCTTATGGCGACCTACTGTTTTCTGTCGGACGATGAATCCAAAGTGTTCGCGGCGAACCAGCAGAAATATCTGATTAAGTCGTATTATGACTGGACGTTTAATGATGTAACGGGAAACAAGAAGGTCAAGATAGAGAATTCGATGGGGATGGTGTCGTCGTGGACGATGTTTTTCCAGCGGAGTGATGTCAATATGCGGAATGAGTGGAGCAATTATACGAACTGGCCGTATAATTATCTGCCGTATGATATCATCCCCGCGCCCATCGACGATGACTGGCGCCCGTCGTCGTTTAATGAAGACGTCACTACGGCAAGCGATATCCAGACGACAGCGTGGAAGGGTCGCTCCGATTTCGGGAACGACCACTACTACTATGACAAGAATGGGCCGAAGAACGGCATTGGTCCCGGTATCAACCCGGGCGATAAACGCCTGACCGGCCTTCACATTACGGGGGATTTTCAGTCGGAGAACGAGCGCGACATTTTACAGATGTTGGGAATCTCACTGAATGGGAAATACCGCGAGAATCTGCTTGATGCGGGGGTATATAATTACGTGGAGAAATATACGCGGACTCGCGGGAGTGCGAAACCGGGGTTATACTGTTACAATTTCTGCCTGAACTCGGACCCATATGACCTACAACCTAGCGGAGCTATCAATATGAGTAAGTTCAATCAGATAGAGCTGGAACTGACGACGATATACCCGCCGCTGGATACTGCTGCTGAAGTGAAGGTTATTTGTAATCCGAACACACGAGAGATTATCGGTATGAATAAGCCGAATGTCAATATTTATCTTTATTCATATGATTTTCATATTCTGGAGGAGCGGTATAATGTGTTGACATTTGTGTCGGGGAATTGTGGGCTGATGTATGCCCGCTAGGCGGGTGCGCGGGAGGCGATGCCCGCTAAAGCGGGTGCGCGGGAGGCGATGCCCGCTAAAGCGGGTGCGCCGGGAGGCGATGCCCGCTAAAGCGGGTGCGCTTGGTTGTTCGGTATTTAGCACAGTATTAGCACAGTATTAGCACAGTATTAGCACAGTATTAGCACAGTATTAGCACAGTATTCGCACAGTATTAGCACAGTATTAGCACAGTATTAGCACAGTATTCGCACAGTATTAGCACAGTATTAGCACAGGCACGGAGCGGAGTAGCGGATTCGCTTCGCGAAGGAGCTACGTAGCGACGTGAACCGTGAACCGCGGATCGAATAATCTATTGTATATATAACCTGAATACATACACAATGGCGGATGATGATAATGAAGAAACAAATGTAGACGAAGGCGACGAAGGCGACGAGGGCGACGAGGGCGAAGAGAGCACATTTAGCAAAGTTGGTGGGATGTTTGGCGGCGATGACAAGGACAAGGAGGAGGATGACGAGGACACAAAAAAAACGAAATCCGCCGCCACAAAAGCTGCCGCGAAAACAATGTTCGATATCGCCGCACTTAAAGAGTTCGGATTGAGTGTCCTCACGCTCTTCATTGAAACACTCATTATTTCCGTCATTTGTGTGAATATCCTCTTCTACTCCGCACCCGAAAGTATCCGAAACAATAGTCTCAACCTAGAAAAACTATTCCCTACCGACCGACATCAATGGCCGTATTGCTATACCAATGAATATACGTCGTGTGATGCTGACTGCGAAGACAAGTTCGGCGGAATTGCGGATGACCCCAAGCTATCTTCAACTAAAAAAATATACCTGAAAGCCGCTATTATTTTGGATACATACGTCTTTAAATGGTTCTGCCTGACAAAAGATGACACTGATATGATAAAAGATAGCGTAGATGAAGGTGTCACGAAAGTGAATCTTCTGAACTGGGATTTTATTAAGGCGAGGTTTAAGCAATGGATTAACAATTCTTTCATATTCTCATTCTCATCGGACCGCGCAATGCTGCTGTATATTTTTGAATACATAACCAAACTCTCTCACAGTATCCCGAAGGAATTATACGACGCCGTCTCGCCGCTGTTGATAATTTTTATGCCGATTATCTTTCTCTTATTCGCAGGATTTATGTTGATGGGTGGTCCATTTTTCACCACCGTTATCGGAATGATATTGAACCCTACTGACAATCGTAAGGAATTTATCGGCGGTTCATTATGGTCGTTATTTACGGGATTTGGTCTAGGGATATTCCCCATCATATCCTATGTCGTCCAACTCATTCAATTCATAGGAACTTTCTTTATTTACCCGCTACTTCACTGGGACCAGTATCGCGAACTGTATGCTCGTTATGTCCCGATTATCTTCTTCTTCTTCAATTTGACGCTGATGTTTTACGCGTTTGAGTATCTGGACCTCAATGTTGCGGCCATCGTGATTCTGATGTTGCTGATATTGTATCTTACGCACTACTGGCAGGGTATTATGAACTTTTTCGATAAAATAAAGAACTGGGGCGCATAGAAAGAACATAAACATTTCATTGTATAACGTAATATACCAATTTATACAATTTATATAGAATGGGTGGCAAAAAGGCATCAGGACATTCAAGCGCTCCGGCGGCAATCGCAGGCGCGCCAGAGAAATCATCCCCAGAATATTTCAAAAAATACCCTTTTGTCAGTGTGTGTACTCCTACATTTAACCGTCGCCCGTTTATCAATGCGATTATGTCGTGCTTCAATAATCAGGATTATCCACAAGACCGTATGGAGTGGATTATTATTGATGATGGCACCGATCCAGTGGAAGACCTGGTCGCATCGCATCCTCGTGTTAAGTATTTCAAGTATGATACGAAAATGACGCTGGGTATGAAACGTAACCTGCTTCACGAGAAGTCTCGTGGCGAGATTCTGGTGTATATGGACGATGACGACTACTATCCCCCCCAGCGCGTCTCTCACGCCGTCCATATGCTTATTACCCACCCAGACGCAATGTGCGCTGGTTCAAGCGAGATTTACATTTATTTCAAACACATCGGACAAATGAAGCGGTTTGGGCCATATGGGCCGAATCACGCGACGGCGGGGACATTTGCGTTCAAACGTAAATTGCTGAAACAGCACCGATACAATGATGAAGCGTGTCTGGCGGAAGAACGTGCGTTCCTGAAAGATTACACGGTCCCATTCGTCCAACTGGACCCAATGAAGGTCATTCTGGTATTCTCTCACGACCATAATACATTCGATAAGCGCAAATTGCTGATAAATGCGAACCCGGATATAGTGCGAGATTCGCCCAAGAAGGTTATGGATTTCATCAAGGATGCCACCCTTCGTCGGTTTTATATGACGGAACTGGAGAAACTTCTGGAAGATTATGCGCCAGGACGGCCGGAAATGAAACCGGACGTCATCGCGCAAACCCTCCAAATGGAGAAAGACCGCGCGAAGATGGCCGAGGAATCGGCTGCGGCTGGGGGTGGCGGTGGCGGCGGCGGACAAATCGTTTTACAGCAGCCAGGCCAAGAACCCGTGACATTGAATAACGCACAAGTCGTCCAGATTATGCGTAAACTACAGGTCGACCTTGATGAACGTAATAACGAAATCGCGCAAATAAGGGAGGAGAATCGCATTCTTAAAGAAAATTACGAGGGGCTGCTAAATGAACGCATTCGCGCGCCCGCGCCCGTCGCAGACACCGCGCCCGTCGCAGACACCGAGACCATATATGTATAATCCATTCCATTCCATTCCATTCCATTCCATTCCATTCCATTCCATTCCATTCCATTCCATTCCATTCCATAATATAGAAAATACCGCATTTCTATATTATTATTTACTCCATTATGCCTTTACAATTTCAACCGATTTGATAAGCATAACCAAAAAACTGTTCTTTGACTCGTGAATGACGAACTCACGTGTCTTATTATATTCCTCAAATTTAGTCTTGAGAACACTTTCAATCTCACCGACAGGCAAGTCGTCCTCTTTCGTTTTGTATTTAGCGTCATTGCTACTGCCGTCATCGTCGTGATCGTCGTCACGGTCGCGGTGACGACCCCCCTTGGATTTAGATTTCGATTTTTTATGCGTGGATGACGATGATACGACTGGTTTATCCGACTCAAGATATTCCCACTCACCAACAGCCTCAATCGTTTGATTGTTCGGGTTGAAGACGATAGAATCAGAATTGAAAACAAGCGCGGAGTCGGGCGCGTGGCTATATTCAGCAAGATCCATCTCGGTTATGAGGTCAAACTCGTCAAGGAATTGATTCTTGCGAAGATAGCTGCGAATATAGTTTGTAATTTCTGGTGTTATTTTCACAGTATAGGTCTTGTTGTCGCCATCGCTCTCGCTGCCACTATCGCTGCCACTATCGCTGCCACTGCCACTCTCACTGCCACTGCCACTGCCACTGCCACTCTCACTGCCGCTGCCACTCTCACTGCCACGGCGTGACTTCTTTTTATCGGTGGATGGTGTCGGCGTATTCGTAGAAATACATTCGACTTCAGTATCTAAAATTAAGCGGTATTTAGAATCAAAAGAGATAGATGCGCCCATTGAATAAATGAATAAATGAAATCGAATCGGAATGTTTCTAAATATTGTCAATATCTTTTTGGGTTTATTCAAACGCGTAATTCCGCAGTGACAATATCGCCGCCGCCGTCGGCACTTCGTTCCGCTTCATTTTCGCCATCCGACTCCATTTTTTCCATATATTTGTCTAAATACCGGTAGATGCGCTTCACATCCAATTTCGTTATTTCATACATTTCTAATATGCGCGGGATTTCATCCTCGGAATACTGTTTTTTCAGCGTCAAGAAAAACGCAAAGAGGTCCTTCTGGTCCATTGATAGTTGAATACACAAATTCTGTATAAATAATTGATTATTGTATTCGGTGCTGTATTTCGTAAGCACTTTCGTAAATCGCACTTCCGTGGGATGAAACCGCGGCTTTTTCGGAAACGACTTATGATAAAGATGATGGTTGTAAAATGTCTTAATAATCGATGACAGTTCGTTGAATAGCCAAATCTGATTCTGGAATGTAATCCGGTCAAAATAGTCGGCCTGGCAGATATTGTCGAGGACGAGTTTATAAAACGGCGCGGATACTGACACGGGCAATTTCTCGAGAACATCAATCACATTTTCGTGCCATAACAGACCAATCGTCGTGCGGTCAGTCTCGTTGATGAGGACGTTATGGTCGGATATCGGATAGGACGTATTCATCAATTTTTCGGTTATTTTCTTGATGTCTTCGTTATATGTTTTCGGCTGGAATATCGCGTGGAGGATATTATTCGCGAGTATCGTGTTTGACTTCTTACTCATCTCGGCGACGGCGCCAAGTTTACGTAGATTGCCCTGGACGAATGCGATGATATTTTTGCGCATCGTCGCGTCAATGTGCGGTATCGTCATATCAATAATCTGCGTCATTTGCGCGGGGGTCGGCGTCTTCAATTCATACACATAACACACTTTCATTAGTTCTTTGATTTTCTTGTCAATGTGGTAATTCCCGATACATATAATCGGGTTCATCGTTATTTCTTCCTGCTTCTGCTTCTTCGTTTTTTTGGGGCGAATGAGCTTGATGAGAGACGTTATCCCGCCCTTGTCGCCGTTATTCATTCCGTCGAGTTCGTCCATAACGACGACGATTTTCTGGACTTTGCGTTGGAAGATTGACATTATGTTTTTATCGGAGATGTTGTGCTGGGTGATGGAGTCAATGATGGATTTATTACGTATATCACCTGCGTCGTATTTCACCATGTCATAGTTGAGTTCTTTAAGTATGCGAACGACGAATTCGGTTTTTCCGGTGCCGGGTGCGCCATAGATGTAGATGCCGCGCTTGAATGTAAGGTCTGCTTTGTTTTTTTGGAAAGAGGCGAGGAAATCGCGGATGTTACTGTAGATGGTATCACGGCCGAGGAGGTTTGTGTAATTCACGGCAGCCGCACTGGCGGTGCCGCCGCCGACACCGCCGAGAGATTTTGATATAATTTCCATTACACGAAATACGTGATATAGACACTATTTACACACAACTTTTTCTTTTTATATATTATAACCGAGTATATTCAGAAAATGGACGCGATTCAACAGTTGGTTGCTCCTCTTGATAAGGATTATTGCTTGCTTTTTTACTGTCTCACTGTCGTTAATGTTATTTTCCTGGGATTGGCGGGTCTAGGGTTCATTATATCGCTCGTTCTCTTATTTAGGGGAAAAATCACGATAATGAGTGGCATTTATTCGTTCTTGATGATTCTGGTGCACGCGCTGATGTATTTCCAGAGCCGTCTGTTCTACTCCATGTGCGTCACTGGTAATATGAAGATGGGAACTTATGGAGTTGGCGCGCCGTCTGATTCTCTTCCCGCAGTGGCGAAGGCGGCATCAGGTGCGGCACCAGGCGCATACAGCATGTAATGCGCAGGCACACACACGCGATGATGACATAAATAATAATATTATCGTTTATGTCATTATACTTATTGTATTCATATAGCGCACTTTAATGACGCGGCACGCGACGCCTTACCGTCAACGATACCCTCCCACGGAGCATATGCGCCGTCTTCTCCTCCAGATATGAATTTATCTTTAATTTTATCAAAGTTACCGCAGTCAGTCGCGGCTGGTGTGATGTCACCTATCCCCAATCCATAAGTTTCAACACATGTATTGCCACTAATATCCATCCTATCCGGGCATTTCGCGATTTCGGGCGGCCATTTCTGCGAGCTCTTTGACTTCCAGAGTAATATCGCGACAGTTCCCACCGAGATAACAAATGCGATGACCGCCAAAATCAAGACCATTTTCTGGATGGAGAGACTGAAAAAATTGCTAAACATCCCTGTGCCGCCGCTACCGCTACCGTTGCCACTCGCACCAGATGACGAACTTCCAAACGCGGACGAACCTATATCTTTCGCTTTTGAAATAAAATCCATACGACTACGACTATATATTCTATATAATTTATATAAATACTCTATATAAATAACTGTATATAAAATACTATATATAAACTAGTATCCATAGAATGAACCGGTTTGAATATCGCACATTTCCCGAAGAGACATTTATCGGACAACCAAAAAACGGGCGTCTGGATATTGTAACTCCGCAAACACAAGACCAGTTTGCTCTTTATGACAAAAACCCCGTTCATCAGTGTGTAACTTACCGTGATGCGCTCAATGGGATTTGGGAGAACACGCCTCTCTCGAACGCATTCTTTAGCAAAGAAAATATGCAGATTATCCAGAACGGCATCCGCGCGGGCGTGTATCAGAGGTCGCGCGGGAAGTACATTGTTGGCGAACAGGACTGCGACACCTTGCGCATAATTATGCGGACGATTTATCTCCAAAATTCGGCCAATGCGCCGACGGATATCCGCGAGCAGATTATAGAGTTAAATGAATTAGTATTTGAATATTGTGTCCCCCGAGTCCACGGTGAGGCGGAGGGATATATTCAGTATAAGCGTGATGTGAGTAATATGTATACGCCGATGGCGCGGCCGAATTTCTCGGATTACAAGCATAAGACGCTGGAGTTGAAGCCGTGGTTTTAGTTTCTCTCTCAGACTCAACTCGGCTTTGCCTCGTTTCGCGCCTCGGCTTTGCCTCGTTTCGCGCCTCGGCTTTGCCTCGTTTCGCGCCTCGGCTTTGCCTCGTTTCGCGCCTCGGCTTCGCCTCGTTTCGCGCCTCGGCTTCGCATCGTTCGCGGTCTTTCTCTTATAGGAGAATAAATCACACATAATAACCGTGGAATGGTTTATATAATGTTTTCATTGGCAATGAAAATGTTTTATATTTTTTACATTCAGTTGTGTCATAACAATAATATTGACGGATTACATCAGTTGTTTTTTCAAAATCGCCGAGAGCTGCATATTTGTGGTCATTTAATAAATATACGTATTTGTCACCAACCGCATACGGAAATGAATCATAATTCCCACCTATTGGAGAATAAAATTTGCGAATAGTATCATCATTTATGGCCGAAAATGAGTGAATGCCTTTTCCTACAAAGATGTATTTACCCTTTCCGGTTTGAAAAAGAATGTTGTTGCCTCGTTCAACTCCGCGTTTAAACCTCCAATATGGATCGTTATTTCCATTGTCGCCCAGAAATATTTCGTCATATTGAACATCCGATAGTTTATCATTTAACTCGCCGCGATTTGTCGCTTCATTGAAACGATTGTTGTAAATCGTGGCACGTTTGCTACCGTAATCAAATACCACAAATGGGACCGCAGCATTATCATTGATTTCGTAGATGTTTTTAGGGCGTTCTAACTGCGCTCGCAACACATCGCTTTGAATACACTTCAAGAAATTTGAAACTGAAATTGAACCTTTTGCCTTTTTGTATGGACGCGCCTTCTGGGTGTCTTGTTTGACCTTATTTGTATTTCGTTTTCGGGTGCGTTTATACATAGTTATTTACATAAGATAAAGAAAAAGATTTTACTACAAATACATTTATTCGTATTATTCGTATTATTCGTATTATTCGTATTCTACCTACGCCTTCTTCTTCACGACCATCTTCTTCTTGCTCGCCGCCGCCGCGCCTCCGCCGCCGCTACCTCCCGCCGCGCTGCCCCCGCTCGCCTCCGCCGCCGCCGCCCACTTACGGTACTCTCCCTCCAGTTCATCCAAGTCACGCGTCCATAACGCCTGAATGGTTGTATCGACGAGTCCTTGATGTTGCGCGCGCTTGGAGTCGCGCTCGGATAGCAGGTTCCGGACATTCTCATCCGAGACACTATCCATCGGCATTTTCAAGAGGTATTTAAAGTCGGCGTCGCCTTCAATGTGTTCGTAGCCGTGCGCGACCATCTTCGCGAAAATCGCCTCCTTCGTCTGACGACGCAATTCCAACTTGTCGTCAAGCACTTCCTGGATATACCGGGCGCGGTTTGTGAGAACGCGCAGTTCATTTGCGAGTTGTGCTAGCATTGCCGTCTTTCGTTTGGCGTAAAGCGCCAGGCGTTCCACGTAATAATCATCGACGACATCGTAGATGGTCGCATATTTTCTGAGTTTCTCGCGCGCGTCGAAGAGGTTCATATTCGTGGTGCTTTGCGTCGTGAATAATCCGAGCAGTTTCTCCAGTTTGTTCGTTCCTGCGTCGGCATCGATGATGGCGGCTTGTAAGTCTTTCGGAGTATGCGGATACGATGGATGGAACGTCACCGTGATATCCACAACAGAGTCGGTTGACATATCCGTATACTCTTTAAGGATGGGGACGCCGCCACCGCCACTGGAGGCCTTGCCCTTATCCGACGCAGCAGACGCCGCGGGCGCGTCCATCAGCTTCTCCAGAAACTCCTTATAATCATCCGTCCATGTTCCAATGGGGAGTTCGGTGATGCGGACTTTACGGTCAGCGATGATTTCGTAGGTGCCTTTGATTAGGTATTTCGCGGAAGCGGAGGCTGCGATAGCAGCCGGAGCCGGAGCAGCTGGAGCACCGGAGGTAGCGGAAGCGGCAATATTCTTCACGGTTCCCTTAAACCCCTTGAAATACGGCTCGATGACAGGTCTGTCGGACACGCTGACTTCCTGAAGCATCGCGCGAACATACGCAATGATGTGTAGCGGGTTGTACTGAAGAACCTCTGTGCTGAATCCCGTCCCGATTCCCTTTGTTCCATTCACGAGAATCATCGGGATTGCGGGCGCGTAATAGATTGGCTCCACCATCTGCCCGTCGTCGTCGATGTAAGTCAAGACTGCGTCGTCTTCTTGGCGGTAGATGAGTCGTGTCAGCTTGTTGAGTTGGGTGAAGATGTATCTTTCGCTCGCGGAATCTTGGCCGGCGGCACATCTGGTGCCAAACTGACCGTTGGGTTCGAATAAGTTGATATTGTTGCTGCCGACGAAGTTCTGCGCCATCCCCACAATCGCCGCATTCAAACTAGCTTCACCGTGGTGATACGCCGAGTGCTCGCTAACATACCCGCTGAATTGCGCCACCTTTATTTCCGTTTTGAGACCACCCTTCTTGAATGCCGCATACAGTATTTTACGCAGCGAGATTTTAAGCCCATCCATCAGGTTCGGGATAGACCGCTCATTGTCGTAGATAGAGAAGTGAATGAGGCCGCGATCGATGAACTCTTCATACGGAATCGTCGGCTTGGATGTATCAAGGAACGCCTCGCGCGAATAATTCGACAGCCACTCTTTCCGGTCATCCGCACGCTTCTTATTGAACGCCATATCCAGACGGTCATCGGAGGATTGTCCGGTATGGACGAACTCTACCATCTTCTTATGCGCGAAATACTCCTTAAACTCCTTCCCGGTGCTCGTGCCTAAACCTTTATAATATTTAGTGGACCAACTCGCGGGGACGACGCCTCCTGGGAACTGCTTCTTCCACGCATCGAACTCGCCGTCATTGTAGAAGAGGACCTCCTGGGCCCCGCGCCGCGCTTTGAGGATGGGTGTATTCATAAACCCGATGAACCCGGGAATCTTTGTAAGCGACGGCCACTCTATCTGGAAGAGGTTGATTCCGAGACCCTGGATATGCGCCCCGTCCAAATCCTGGTCGGTCATAAAGAGGACCTTTCCGTATCGCAGCCGTGTGGCGACGTCTGCGGCAGTATACGTCTTCCCCGCTTCTAATCCAAGGATTTGCTTGATTTCCGCAATCTCGCGATTTTCCGCAATGCGTTTCGTCGTCTCGCCGTGGACGTTGAAGAGCTTCCCCTTCATCGGGTATACGCCGATGAAATTCCGGTCTTCTTTGCTTAAACCGCTGATGATACCGGCTTTGGCTGAATCACCCTCGCACAAGATAATGGTACACTGCGCGGATTTATCAGGCGACCCCGCATAATTCGCGTCCACGAGTTTAGGGATACCGCGGATGGTCCGGGTTTTCGCGCCATCCGTCTTCTTCGCGGCTTTCGTGTCTTTGACTTCGGTGAGAGCACACGCGGCGTCCATAACTCCCATCTTCGCGAGTTTTTCAATGAACTCGTCGCTGACTTTACACGACGACCCGAAATTGGCAACAGCTGTGCCGAGTTCGTCCTTCGTTTGGCTGGAAAATGACGGGTTATCGATATCACAGCGGAGGAACAGCATCAGCTGCTCTTTGATGGTGTTGGGCTTGACGTCGACTTTCTTCTTCTTCTTGATGAGTTCCGCGAGCTTGCGGACGATTTGGTTGGTTATATACTCCACGTGTTTGCCGCCCCTTGGCGTGTAGATGCCGTTGACGAATGAGACATGCGCGAACTCATCAGTGGGCGTGAGGCATACCACGTATTCCCAGCGTGGGTCGGGGCACTCATAGATGCGCTTCACTGCGGCACCGCCGCCGCCGCCGCCGCTGCCGTCAACCGCGCCCTTCGCGCCAATATACAAGTCAACATACTGCTGGAAATGACGCACGGGCACCACCGCGCCATTGTATTTGACTTTCACGGTCTTGTCTGTCACTGCTGCGATATCATATGTGCGCTTCAGGAACAGTGCGAGCATATCGGCGGTGAGATTATTGCTCGGGAGTCCAAATCGGGCGTAGTCGGGTCGGAATGAAACACGCGTATAAGGCTTGACCTTGGATTTGGTTACCACTGGCGGCACAATCTCGGATAGATTGGCGCGGAACTCTTGGCAGTATTTAAGACCGCGAATATGGTCCACCGTCTCTACCCGCCCCCACACCGACCAAATGAGGACGAGCTTGAAACCGAACCCGTTCTTCCCGCCGACGATTTTCTCCTTCTTGTTCTCGTCATAGTTGGTAGATGTGCGAAGATGGCCGAAAATCATTTCGGGAATCCAGAGCTTATGTTCGGGGTGCTGTGCGACGTCAATACCATTGCCGTCGTTTGTCATATGAATCGTGCCGTCGGCGGGGTCGATTTCGACTTCAAGGGTCGTGACGGGGAGTGCGTCGGGTTTGCCGTCCGCGACGGCCTGTGCCTGGCGGACGACGTGGTCGCGCATATTTACCATACCTTCGTCGAATAGCTTGTATAATCCAGGGATGTAGGTTATGTTGCGGCGGGTAAGCAGGGCGGGCGCGGGGGTGGCTGCGATGTCCCCCCCGTTTGTGGCTGGTGCTACTGCGGCTGCCGCCGCATCCATAACGTATTCCGTCGTCTCTGCGGGCTCAATCGTTCCGATATAGGTGTCTGGTTTCTTGAGAATGTGTTCGAGGTCGGTCATCTTTTGATATTTCTGGAGGTCTTCGGCGGCGGCGCCAGCGGCTTTAGTGGAAGATTTGGGCGGCATTTCGAAACGTTGTCGGTCGTTGGGTGCTGTATATAACGAATATAGGTTTAAATGACAATCAATTTTATTTTACGGAGAATATGTATCGTTAGCGACACACTCTACCGCTCTACCGCTCCGCTATGGCTGCCCCACGCTATCGCACCATCTACGGAATGGGTCTCACATGTAATGATATTTCTCGCATCAATGACGCACTCATCCAATATGACGCATCGGGAAATCCCGTCGTTATTAACAACCAAAACAACGATATCCGCGTTCCATATTATAAATGCCCGACACTCACGAATCCTACCGCGGGAATGGCGACATCCACGAATAATACCAATATAACAAAGAAGATGCGTTACGCGCAAGACATCCGCGTCGCCACCGAAACCAAGAATGTGAAAAAAGTATATGCGGTGAATAATCCGAATCGATTCGGACGGTGGTCGGGGGCTCCTGGCGGGTTTGGCGCGCCGGTGACGAACTCATTCTAATGCGAATGACCGGCATCGCCGCCGCCGCCGACGCGCGCAATATTTTCTAATGATAGATTATAACGAGAGATTTAGCAAAATGGTGAAACGTTGCGACCGCAGTGATGATGGTTATTACCACATGCACGGAAAGAAATACGAAATGTTGGAGGGGTCTCGCGCCCAGGTGTGGCACGGAACTGCCTACAAAACCCCTGGTGGCCTGTGCCGTTCGGAGTTGGTGTTTAACAAGCACGGTCGCATTGTCTCGGCAAAGAAGCACGCAACCGCGAAGAAGGAGAACCGTCTGCGTAAGTATGGATACACTGCTCGTAAGGGCAAGTTTGGCGCCATTAAGATTAACGCCAAGTCAGGCACTCGCCACCGTCTCGTCGCTACCCCCAAGAGGCGTTAGTCAGTCCCAGAACACGCACATGTGCCCGTATAAATAATAATAGTATTACATTATTATAATAGTATTTCATTATTATAATAGTCATTATATGACGAATAATATCATTGTCGGATATATTTTAGAATTTTTGAAACAGAACAAAATTTGGGTATTCATAACGATTATAACAACGTTAATATGCAACCCGATTGAGATGATTGTATTATCGGACCTATTTTCGCATTTTACAACCGCTGTCAATAATCTTCAATACACGAATTCGATTACGATTCTATTGAAGATAGCTGGATTAAGCGGGTTCGTAGATACCGTGTATATGATTAGCAATTATTACGACAAGATTTACTACCCAATGATGGAGAAATTCATACGGTTCGAGTTAATCGACGTCATCTTCAAAAATATCGAGGTTAACTATGAAAAAGAAGATATATCAAACCACATTATCAAGGCATTGAAGATACCGAATACGGTAACAACATTTACTGGTAGGTTTATTTACTGGGTGGTTACTTTCGTTCTTACAACTATCGTAATTATCGGGTATATTCTATATTTGGACCCATTGATTGGAGGAATGACGCTACTGGTTTTTGTATTGTTTTTCATTCTGTATTACTACATCTTATTGGATACGAAGAACACTTCCGAACAACGAGAAAATGAAGAGAAAAAATTAATGTCGAACATCGATGACGTATTGAGTAATTCTATCAGTATTATATGCACCAAGAAAACCAAGGATGAAAAGGAATTCTTGACGAATAAACACAGTATATATGACGACGCACACGAAACACAATTATGGAGCTCATCCAAAGGAGGGTATGCGATGTCAATCATTATCACACTGATACTGGTAATATACGTATATGTTATTCTTCGTTTGTATAAAAATCATAAAATTGACAGCAATACGACGATAAAAGTCATTATTATTATGTTGTTTTTCGTTCGGTATATCAAGACATCGTCACAAGGAAGTATTCGCGTCATTGCGGAGTATGGGAAGCTTGCCGAAAATGAAATGGATATTCGCAACCTTTTAGTGGATAAAACCGAAGCGACCGGGCATAAGACAAATATACCGATTACAGGTGATATCGAATTCAAAAATGTTTCGTTTGAATACGCGCCCGCGTCCGCTGCGACCGACATATCCGGCGAAGACCACCCGAAAACACTCGACAACGTGTCTTTCAAAATCAATCCTCTCGACCGCGTTGCGATTATCGGAACAAATGGTAGCGGAAAATCGACGATTATAAAACTGTTATCCGGGTTTTTCAAGCCGACCGAAGGGCAGATTCTCTTTAACGGGGAAGATAGTCGCAATATTAACCGCGAATACCTGCGAAGTAAATTATCGATTGTTTCGCAAAAGGTCGTGTTATTCAATCGGTCGGTGCTGGATAATATATGCTACGCCACAAATACGCCAAAAGAAGAAGTCATCAAAATCCTGGACCGCCTGAAAATAATGAATGTGTTTAAGAAACTGCCACAGGGACTTGATACGATGGCGGGAGCGAGAGGCGAGAAATTGAGTGGAGGCCAGCGCCAGATTATTTACTTATTGCGGAGCTACTTGAGTAACAAGCCGATTACGATTATGGATGAACCTACCGCCGCTGTTGATACGTTTCATAAGAAGTATGTCACGCAGATGATTGATGAAATGGCGAAAAAAACCACGATGATTATAGTTACACACGATTCTGACTTCGCGGCCACATTCCCGATGAAAATTTATATTGAAGGAGGGCGGATTATGAAGGTCGATGGCGGCGGGGGCGGCAGCAGAGGCGGGATGACGCCTTGGTTATAAACAACTACAATAATATATCTAAATAATAAGAACAACACGCGTTATTATTATTAGGGAATGTTGCTTATTGTTACGAGGGAGTTTCCCGACCCGGTCAATAATCTAAACAACGTAATAAAATCACTTGCAGCCCGTAATATACCGTATAAAATTACCCGGAAACAAGATGCGTCTATTACTACACGAAAGGATATTCGCGGGATTATTATACCTGGAACGAACCACTTTCGTATTCTACCGACTGAAGTTCAACCAGAATTGGATTTAGAACTCTATTATTTACACCATTTTCCGAAATTACCAGTGCTGGGGTTATGCCACGGATGCCAATTTTTAATGGTATATTATGGAGGCAAACTTCTAAAACATAGTAGCTTTTGGCCCGGCAGTAAGGAAGTTGAACTGGACCTGACGGTCGACAAGATATTCCATGGAGAAGATAAAATTCAGAATTTGGAATTCTATTTCCACGATTTACCTATCGCGCCAAGGACCGTCCGAGAGATTGCGTGGCTGACCCGATTCCGTGATGGTCGCCGCCACGCGTGTGCGTTTGAATTCGTGAAAGACCGCGTCTATGGATTTATGTTTCATCCCGAGGCGAAGAAAGAAACACACGCGATTCTATATAACTTTTATGACAATGTCGTGGCCTCTGCGTCGTCATCCGCGTCATCCGCGTCATCCGCGTGATGCGACGAGATAGAATCATCCGCGGCCCACCATTTTATCGTAATCATCCCATTGGAGTCCAAGTATTCGGCGTATTCCTCCACGAAATACTTCTCAAAATACCGCTTGCTAATAATGCGCCGCTTCGCTACCAAGTAGCACTTTCCACAATAATACTCGTATGCGTTGTATAACGGTTGGGGAAACGAGAGATTCAGGGTAACGCAATGGTCGCGGAAATGAAGTAGATATCCATCGATTTCGGCGTTCTTATTCCACAGACCGCACCCCACATTTAGAATATACTTATCGTCTTCAATAATGACATCGGGGTAAAAATGGCGGAGTATGCCGAGAATGGTAGTGTCGGACGCTGACGTAGAACCGAGTGTAGTGGACCCCCCCGCGGTGTAATCCTTGAATAGTGTTGAAAGTTCATCAATTTCCAACTCTATTTCTGTATCATTTACGACGCAATGCTCGCCCCAAAACTGGCGAAACTGACTGACGACGGGGAGATATCGGCTGGTGCGGTGGGGGAATGCGTCCGAGGCTGCCGGGGTCGGGGACGGGGACGGGGACGCGGCCGATGCGTAGTCCGCCAGCTTCGCCCGCAATGTCGCGGCAAAAAACATCGTCGGTAAACGAAACTCCGAGAGATACATCTTCCACAGATACAACATATTCGTCATTGAAATCTCGTGGTCGGCGGAAGCAGGCTCCGTCGCATATTCTACAAACTCGCTTATGATTTGCGGGTCGGTTCGGTCGCGCAAATAGAGCGCGTGGTTGGCAACCTCTGGTGTCTTACAATGAAGACGCAAGAAATCGTCCGCACTTCCGAACCGGTGTGAATAATGCGCGGCTACACAGAATAGGTCAATGACGGCGGATTTCAATTCGGGCATATGCGATAGACGGAGGCACGAGTTCCGAAATAATGCGCCTGATGTCGATGTTGTAAATGACGCACTTCCGCCGCCTCCGGCTACCGCTGATGCGTGAATATCCACCATCCGACAATCCTTATACTGATGGTCGTAATATTTGAACTTGAATGCGGTCGAAAACGCACCGGAACCCAGGCCGAAGAGTCCACCACACTCCGCGCCGAGGTCTTTGATGAATTCTTTGGCGACGGGGGGGACAAAGTAGACGAGAGCGGACGCGGAAGCGGAAGCCGACGCGGAAGCGGAAGCCGACGCGGGCGCGGACTTTTTTAAGAGAATATCGCCGAGGATGGTGAGGAAATACTTGGCGTGGTCGCGGGTGCGGAAGAGCGCGGGGTAAAGCTGACCGATGACATTCTGGATGGTGCGGGATTCGGGGATGGAGGAGAGAATATCGCGGGATTGGATGCTTTTGATGATTTTGTTTTTAATCTTATACCTAATGCTCGTGGTAATGCTCGCACCGTCAACCGCGCCCATATTCGCGCCACCATACGAGGCGACTGATGAGGATGCGGAGGTGCCTTTGGCGCCGGAGGCTTCCGAGACAGGTGCCGAGACAGTCACCGAGTCCGCGGAAGCACCGAAGGTG